ATCACCCCAAAAAAACTTAATCATTTTTAACCCCAACGTAAAATAAACATTGTTGCATCTTTTTCATTCTTAAACAAGAAATGAAACGTATCACGGCACCACCGAGGATTGTTGTAGTTTTTAGAATGTGTCCCAAACTTTTCACTACACCAATCCTCCATGGCCTGCTTGTCCTCAAACCAATCGCCCCCTTGGACATAAACTCGAACCTTGTGCCTAAATGGCGGTTCGAGTTTTTCAAGAGTTAAAGTCCTTGGTTTAGGGCTATACTTCCCACTCATCCAAGTCACGGGATACATGCTCTCTATATCGTAATTGATAATCACGGGCCTGTGCTCACGAACCGCGATGCCTCAGCATAAAGTCCAGGATCACCTTTAGTAAGGACTTCAAGGAGAAGTCTCTTTTCTTCGAGGTAAACCTTTGCAAACTCTGTATCGTGTTGCATGATGCTTCGGCTGTTACTGATAAGATCGGCGATCTTGATCGTCTGAACTTCGGCAGGTGCTTGGGCAGAATGAGAACGATCCATAGCTTTGCGGTGAGCACGATTGCCGTCTTCGGGCCGACTCACATCAGTAAGCCAATCAACCATAGTAGCAATGTCAATACCAAAAGCCATATGCACATCAGTGAAAGTACAACCAGTGTCCTCGATCACATCGTGAAGCCATGCAGCCGCAACCATGTCGGGTGTGCTACCAGGCACACTTGCAACGATAGCCGCAACTTCTGCAGGATGAACAATGTAGGGTTCGCCGGTGTATTTGCGCTTCTGTCCAACAGCCGCATGAGCAGCCATAGCAAACACTTGTGCCTTACGGACGATATCCATTCCACTAAGTTCCATTGTAAATCCTTCCATGACTAGCTCCTTTCTTACTAAGTGTATATTATAGCAAGATTTTACCAATGTGTCAATTGGGATCAGGCAGTTTTTCTACTATAGTAATTTCTAATACTTTATGCTTACGACCTACTTCCATAAAGTGTATAAATCCATTGCGGACTTTGAGTTCGGAATAGCCGTCGTGGTAGGGTACTGTAGCCACATCTTCGTAAGGCTTACCCTCAACGTCAATGGCTATAAACTTTAGTTTTACTTTTTCTGATTCAGGACGTTTAAATAGCTTTTTAACCCAACTCATGCACGTATTTACAAAAGAAACGCTATAAACCTGCTATCATAACAGCCAGTAAAATCCACCAGCCGCTGTATGGGCTTTGAATTATCCAAACAGAAAAGGCCAGCACAGCTAAGATTCGAACTGTTTTGTTCCAATCATTAGACATGGTGGCCTTTGATCTTTCCGGTCATTGCATCGTTAATCGCACGTTCCATTTCCACTACGATCATGCCTGTAGCATCCATGCCCATATCGCGAGCCCGGAAGTCTTCTAAGCCACTCACACCACCGTGTAAGTGTCCGTGGAAGTGTAAAGCACCTCGATGCATTTGATCCCATTCTGCAATTGGATAGTGGAACATACAGATCTTATGACCTGCATAGTTAATATCCAAATAGTTGTGAATTTCTTCAAAGCAACTACGGAAGCTAGGGTCATTTAACAACTTGCGATCATGGTTACCTTGTACCAAGATCTTACGTCCGTTGCAACGGCGCATGTATTCTGTAGCCTTTTGGGCTGGCAAGAATGCCACGTCACCTAAGATATAGACTAAGTCGTCGGCCTCTACGCAACTGTTCCATTCTTGGACCATTGCTTCGTTCATGTAATTCACGTCATTGCGAAATCGCGCACGTGACTGCGGACAGAACTTCATTATGTTCGTATGTCCGAAATGTAAATCTGATGTTATAAATGTTCTCATAATGTATTATTGTAACACCAGATGACATTTAAATCAACCGGCGAACCAAATTTCCTTAAAGCCTTCTTCTAGAGTTGGCGGTTCATAGCTGGCAATCATGCTAGCAATAACGTGGTCCGGAATGTCCTTACCTGGACGGCTGAACAACCGGCGCATTAATTCCTTGTGCTCAGGTGTCTTAAACACCACAGCAATATGGTCGTAGTCTGGCAACATGTTAAACTTGCGAGTACGACTCTTAAGATTAACAGATGTTTGATCCCAAATGATATTCTTGCCTGCTTCTCGAGCACGGATAACATCCTGTGCCATTAGATTAACAGCTTCGGGCATAAACTTTGTGAATACTTCGGAATATGTCTTGCCCTGTTCTTTGGCATAGGCTTCGACATGATTGTCAGTAGAAACAACTACACAGTCTTTTGCCCAGTCTTGATTTTGAATCCAAGTAGATTTGCCAGAACCTGGCACTCCGATCAATTGATAACATTTTGGCATTTTGTTCCTTCAATAAATATTCTTATGAATCTATCCTACATTGACAAAGTATCAATCAAAATTGTACTCATGACAATTGTAGCTCTATTAGGTATATTATACTTTTTTTATAGTGGAGGCACAATAGCAGAGTTTATCTTAGTGAGGGTAATTGCAATATTTTTCACATCTGCACATACAATTGGCTCTCATAGATGGCTGTGTCACTTCTCTTTTCAACCTAGTACATTTGGAAAATATTTTATGTTATCTGGTTTAGTTGTTACGGGGTATGGAAAACCTTTGCATCTGGCTATCGCTCATACAGCCCACCATAAAAATAGTGATACTGAACTAGATCCGCATAGCCCGAAATATAATAGTTTTTTGAGGTTATGGTTAGGAAGGTATAATTTACAAAATCAATATGAAATACCAAAAAGATTTATGAAAGAAAAAGAAGCAATATTTGTAACTCGATACTATTGGCACCTGTTTTGGGCATTCAATATTATTCTTTCTTTAATAGATTTTAAAACCGCATTAATTTTTACACCAATTAACTTTGTTTATAGTTGGACAATGAACACAGTTATTAATTATTATGGGCACAAAAAAGAAAATACATTTGCTCCTAAAAATTTAAACGCAGTATTGACTTTTTTAACATTAGGAGAAGGCCTTCACGCCAACCATCATAAAACTCCGTCCTCATATAATTTTTCTTTAAATGGGGAAATAGATTGGGGTAAAAGATTTATTGATACTTTTTTAATTAAACGTCAATAATATTGGAGCGGGATACGAGGATCGAACTCGTGACTAAACCTTGGCAAGGTCTCGTGTTACCATTAGCACCAATCCCGCAATTGATTATTCGAAGTCCTTAGACTTCCTAGATTTCTTTCTTAGCTTTTCTAAATATTCGCGCCCTACTTTGCCTTCTTCAATTTCTCGAAGTGCTGTAATGTTAGGACCGTTCTTAGAAGTGATCTTTGGCATGTCGCCTCGTTTAAGCTCTCTAGCTCGTTGTGCGGCAATTAGAACTAGATCAAATCTATTGCCAACTTGCTCAACTGCTAGTTCAGAAGTAATACGTGCCATGTTATATCCTTTGTTTATCAGGCTCACCTTTTTTACGTGCTACCATTACACCACAGTGGATGACCAAACCCACTGCTGGGATTCGAACCCAGTCCCTCTTTTTTACAGAAAGATTATAAGTTGATTGCTGAAATGAACCTATTTTTTTGGTCAATTAGTCTTTAGACTTACGTGCGCCTCGGGCTTCGCTTTCTAGAATAGCCACATAGCTTCTAACGAATGCGCCTCGGGCATGTGGATTTAAAATCGTAGAAGCTCTACGTTTAACGGATTTTGGCACTTTAACTGCCTTTGAATCGTAACCTCTGCAAGTCATATTTTTCCTTAACGTGTAAAAAATCTTATAAAACGAATCCAGTAATACTTAATTCCTCTAAACGGTAAAATGTCAAAGGACACTTGTATCAATGGCTCTTTAGGAATGCTGCCGTATGCACGGTCAAATGTTTCTTTAATTTTCATTAACACTCCTTAAAATGGTGGAGGTGACAGGACTTGAACCCGCTACCTCTTGAATGCAAATCAAGCGCTCTCCCAGGTGAGCTACACCCCCATTATTGGTTGCAGTGGGTGGAATCGAACCACCGACCTCCAGGTTATGAGCCTGGCCAGATACCGCTTCTAACACACTGCTTCAAATTCGTTACACACTACTTATCCTATTATACGCCATGTGTAAGGGCGAGTCTCTTGGTCCGTGTGACACGATTCGAACATGCGACCACCTGGTCCCAAACCAGGAGCTCTACCAGGCTGAGCTACACACGGAAAATTTGCAGGATGCTTTTTTACTTTGGACTGCTGTGCTACCATTACACCAGAACACGGAATCGAACCGTTCTCGCAGTTTGGATTAAAGTTAAAAAAAGGTTGCTGTAAGCATCCTATAACTGGTACCTGGTAGTGGGGTCGAACCACTGACCTTCGCCTTGTAAGGGCGTTGCTCTACCACTGAGCTAACCAGGCAAAAACATTGTAGTAAGTCAGGTGCTCAATTCCTAACATAGACGGGACACACCGGCGAAGCTTTCATGTTATACAATACTTACAACAGATGAGCAATACGTGTCTCTACAAACTTGGAGCGGGGTAAGAGAATCGAACTCTCCGCATCAGCTTGGAAGGCTGAGGTATTACCACTATACGAACCCCGCATTAAAACTATTTATAATTCTTTTGGTGTAGCGTTTGCGAATCGAACGCAAACAATCTCGGATTTCTCGCCAGGCAACGTTACCTCCTAGCACCAGTATCGTTCTCAGGATAATTACTCCCGTCACTTCAACTGCCAGAAATCGTGTAAGCCATATACACGCCACATATTTGGAGGCCAGGGTAGGAGTTAAACCTACCTGTACCGGGTTTGCAATCCAGCGCATAATCGCTCTGCCACCTGGCCATAAAAACTATTATGAAACACACTACACACAGAACTGGGCACTTTTTCAAATGCGTCGGCTACATATGATCTCAATGCAGTATGCTTTATAATAGTGTCTAGCCACTCTCACCACAAGAGCCCTAAACCGGGTGGTTACCCCGTCCACTGCGATTTATCCTTTGGCAGGGTCGCATAGCCGCCCCCCTAAGATATTCTCAAGTCGCCCATATAGCGGGCCTTGCTGTAGATCTTACGCACAGTGTCTTTTATGGTACAGACAATTGACCCCCATTTACTAACGAGTATGGGATCCCGGGTTATATGGTACCCCCGCCAGGATTCGAACCTGGGACATGCGCTAATCTGGCGCCATAGCCGAGGTATAAGCTCGGAGTTTTACCACTAAACTACAGGGGCATAAAATAACAGGATTCGCTTTTTTTCGATATGCTTGAAAAATTGAAGTTGCTGAAAGAATCCTAAAACTGGCGGAGTATGTAGGAATCGAACCTACTCGCCCATTTCTGAACGACAGTTTAGCAAACTGCTGCCTTAACCGGTCGGCCAATACTCCATACTAACTTGGCTCCCCAGGGTGGGGTCGAACCACCGACAAACGGATTAACAGTCCGCTACTCTACCGCTGAGCTACTAGGGAATAAACTTTGGCCCGGCGTAGAGGAATCGAACCTCTATTTATAGCTTAGAAGGCTACTGTTCTATCCATTGAACTAACGCCAGATAATTTTTTGGTGCTCGAGGCCGGACTCGAACCGGCACGCCGAAGCGGGAGATTTTAAGTCTCCTGTGGCTACCTATTACACCACTCGAGCAAATTTGCCATAGTTGAATCCTCTACACTATATGCCTAGCCTCAACAGCTTTACGATCGATTACTGTTTATTGATTAGGTTACATAACGTATGATCAAACCTCTGAGCTTGCAGAGGACTCAACTATGGTGCCCCAGGTCGGACTCGAACCGACACGGATCTCTCCACTGGCTTCTAAGACCAGCGTGGCTACCATTACACCACCGGGGCAAACTAAGAAAGAAATTTTTAAAGAACGTTGCTGTTTAACAGCGTATGTGTCTATTGTACAGTCTATTTAACTGTTTGTCAATAGTCTAAAATAAATTTGTTGAATGCCTTCCACCACATACATTGGAAGCATTATCCGCAAATTATGCCGGCTGCGGTTATGATAACTTGGCTGTATCGAGGATTCTTCCCTCGGATTAGGAGGGCATATCTCAACAGTTGCTTATCCTAGGGTACGTTAGTAATAGAGTTACTTGTTTGCTACTAGAGTAATTATCTCCAACTCACTAGGATTTCGAGGCCCTAGCTTTCACACATCTAACACACTCAACAAAACTTGGAAGAGCTACGGGGAGTCGAACCCCGCTTCTCAGGATGAAAACCTGATGTCCTAACCGATAGACGATAGCTCCATAACTTGGTAGTGATGGTCGGACTCGAACCGACGATAAACTCCGTATGAAGGAGGTACATTAGCCGCTATGCTACATCACCATATAGAAACACACTCATCAAACTCCCTAGGCGGTTACTCTAGGTCCTGACGCTTTTCGAACCCGAGACCAGTCGGGCAGGAATGTGTTTTTATATGGTCGGAGCACGGGGATTCGAACCCCGAACTGGCGGATTAAAAGTCCGCTGTGATACCATTTCACCATACTCCGTATATGGTCCCTACCGTCGGATTCGAACCGACACCTCATTGATTAAGAGTCAAGTGCGCTACCATTGACGCTAGATAGGGTTAGTTGCGTATAAATTGATTTTACGTGCCAACCCTAGACCATACACGGAGTCTAGAGCGACACTAACGTTTTGCACGTTTCATGCCATTCTCCTGTTTAAAAATTAAATTATACAACCTTTTGAGGTAGTTGTCAACCATAACTGGCGCCCCGTAGGGGTTTCGATCCCCTTGCCTCGACAGTGACAGTGTCGCGCTCTCCCAATTGAGCTAACGGAGCAAAATTTCTGAGTCGCATTTAATTACACGGCATATACGCCCGTCCGTGATGTTACGGTTGTGTCCTTACCTGCAGGACGCGAACACAACTATCTTACATTCTGGTGGATGAGGTTGGACTTGAACCAACAATGCCAGAGGCGGAAGATTTACAGTCTCCTGGGGTTACCAATTTTCCTACACATCCATATATGGTACTCCGAACGGGTTTCGATCCCGCTTCTCCAACTTGAAAGGCTGGCGTCCTAGCCACTAGACGACCGGAGTAAATTCTTTGGTGCTGGATGAAGGATTCGAACCATCGACCTATCGCTTACAAGGCGATTGCACTACCACTGTGCTAATCCAGCATTACCATATCAAAACACACTTGCAGGAATTGAACCTGCCCACCCCGCATCAATACGAAGCTGTGATCCGCCACATCAGCCGACGTCATTTAGCCTTTGTGTGTTTTGATATGGTACCCTAGCGTGGGAACGATCCACGGACACCCGCCTTATCAAGACGGTGCTCTACCACTGAGCTACTAGGGCACAATATTTGTAATTAACTTTTTAAAGAACAGTTGTTAATTTCTTAACATGTATCTATTGTAGCAAGATTTTACCACTTTGTCAATAGTTTTTTCAACTATTTTTTGTTGTATTTTTACAACATATTTGGTACCCCGTCAAGGATTCGAACCTCAGAATGCCGGAATCAAAATCCGGTGCCTTAGACCAACTTGGCGAACAGGGTATAAATGGTGGGCAAGTGTGGAATCGAACCACCTACTCTCTCTTGTAAAGAGCCTAGAATTTTTGAGAGCGTGAAACCATTTCACGTCATGCCTATAAATTTGGTAGTTCCTACTGGGTTCGAACCAGTGACCTTCACAATGTCAATGTGATATTCTACCGCTGAAATAAGGAACTATATTGGCGGTGACCCAGGGATTTGAACCCCGACTCCGTCCTTATGAATGGAATGAAGTAGTTGCTGTATTGTATCCTTGCCAGGATCGCTTTCTACGTGTGCTACCATTACACTAAGTCACCGTTATGCTGGTACCCTCTGACGGATTCGAACCGACACTGAACTCCTTTTGAGAGAGCCGCCTGCTACCAATTGGGCTAAGAGGGCATTGTTTGGAGGAAGGCTAGAGAATCGAACTCTAACCGCTTTCACGATCAATCTGTTTTCGAGACAGTTCTAGTCCCAGACTAGATAACCTTCCATTGGCAGTGGGTGAGAGATTCGAACTCTCGTGCCGCTTTCGCAACCATCACCTTTCCAAGATGCGCCAATAGGCCTCTCTGGCAACCCACTATAACTGGTACCCTTGATTGGACTCGAACCAACAAAACCTGCGACCTCAACGCAGTGCCTATACCAATTCGGCTACAAGGGCATTAAATATATTATGTACTACACATATCTACAACATGCATGGCGATCTCGTCAAAAGCATCCTAAGGGCATTTATATAGACATTAGAGTTTAAAAAACAGGATGCTGTGGTGTCGCCGGGAATCGAACCCCTATTTCAACCACGGTGCCCAACTGCACGGCCTGCCAGATGTTAGCGGCAATAAGTTGTTTGCTGTAGTCATCCTAAAACTTTTGGTACGGACACTGGGATTCGAACCCAGACTTGACAATGTTTAAGACTGTTGCCTGCTACCAATTGGGCTATGTCCGCATTAAATGTTGGTACCCTCGGTCGGATTCGAACCGACACTGTATGACTTCTAAGGCCACTGCCTGCTACCAATTGGGCTACGAGGGCATAAATTGCTTGGTGCGGGGTAGGAGATTCGAACTCCTTCCTTCTGGGTGGAAGCCAGAGATGCTAAACCGTTGAACACTAACCACGCATTGTATTGGTTGCGGAGGAAGTATTCGAAACTTCTAATCCGGCTTATGAGGCCTTCATCTACCCTGACTCTCCGCGATAACTTGGCAGTGACGGAGGGATTCGAACCCTCGAGCCCGGTTTTTGCCGAACTGTCTTCTTAGCAGGAAGGTGATTTAAGCCTCTCATCCACGTCACTATAATCTGGTCTGGGTGGCAGGATTCGAACCTGCGACCTCCGACTTCCAAGGCCGGCCGTCTGACCTGACTGACATTACACCCAGATTAACTTGGTGCGGGGTACAGGGTTCGAACCTGCGACCTTCTGGTTGGCAACCAGATGCTCTACCAAACTGAGCTAACCACGCATGAATAGGTTTTTGAGAGCCTAACTATCCTCCTGAGAGGACTCACTAGATTGTCTCGAATAGGCAAGTTTAACATACCGGCTTCAGTCAGACTATAGTGTCACCACAGTTAACCCCACTGTGGCTAGACTGGCAGGGACTCAAACCCATCGTCTATCTCAAAACTTGGAATACCGGGTGAGATTCGAACTCACGGTTTTGCGGATTTGCAATCCACTGCATTGGGCCTCTCTGCCACCGGTACATAAAAAACAGGATACGGTCTTTAAGACGAATGCTCTACCTAATGAGCTAATCACGCATGAAGCGTAATGTTGGAATCGAACCAACTACCTATCGTTTGATAGAATTTGCTGTAAGTATCCTTGAACTGGCACACCCCCAGGGACTCGAACCCCGACGAACAGTTTTGGAGACTGTCATGCTGCCATTACATTAGGGATGTATAATTTGGCCGAAGCGGTGAGATTCGAACTCACGGACCTGTTTCCAAGCCGACGGTGTTCAAGACCGTTGCAATAAACCGCTCTACCACGCTTCGATTAAATTGGTGCCACAAGCTGGACTCGAACCAGCAACACAAGAATTTTCAGTCCTCTGCTCTACCATTGGAGCTATTGTGGCATTAAACTTCTTTGGGGTGACCAACGGGATTTGAACCCGTACTGACAAGGTCACAACATGTAGTGCTACCGATTACACTATGGCCACACCAAAGAAGTCTATTTGGCACCCGCGGAAGGATTCGAACCTCCGACTCCTACGTTCGTAGCGTAGTACTCTAATCCACTGAGTTACGCGGGCATTAAAAATTGGCACCCCTACTTGGAATCGAACCAAGGACGACGAGTTCAAAGCCCGTTGTGTTACCATTACACCATAGAGGAACAAAATAAACAGGTTGCTTTTTTACGGTTTAGATTAAAAGTCTAATGTAATATGTTTGCTGAACGCAACCTAAAACTGGCACCATAGACGGGAATCGAACCCGCCGCTGCTTCATAGACAGTGAAGTATCACCCCCAGGTGGTCTCTATGGTATAAAACTGGAGCTCCGTGACGGACTCGAACCGCCATCGCCGGACTACAAAACCGGAATTCTAGCCTTTGAAATAACAGAGCATAAATTGGTATCGCGTACGGGAATCGAACCCGTCTCTTTGGCTTGAAGGGCCAAGGACCTACCCAGAAGTCCAACGCGATATAAATTGGTGGAAGCCGAGGGAATCGAACCCTTCTAGACAGGAATCTTGCAAGGATACCCCGTAGCCCACTACTGCCCCCAATTAAAAAACACACTATTGAGAATTCAACTCAAGTCCGCCTAGCGGTACGACGCTGTTAGTATGTTTGTTAATTGGCTCCGTATCTGGGTAACGATCCCAGCTAATCATTGATTAACAGTCAAGTCCGTGCACCATGCTCGAATTCTACGGAATATAAATCTTGTAGGCTACGCTTTTCCAATTCGCCCCTACTTGAGTTGCTCTGCTCTGTCACTGTGTTTTATTCTCTGCCTAGTTACAGTTCTAGTCAGCGGTTCGAGGTGTTTTTATTTGTAACACCTTACCTTCTCGGGTCACCGCCCCCGGCCTTGACGCTGAGGCTTGCGACACAGATTCGTTCTGTGCTGACGGGATTAAACAGGATAGCTTTTGTCGCTAGACAACCAAAAAGTTTAGCTTTGAAATTTGCTGTAACTATCCTAAAACTGGTTCCTCCAACAAGAATCGAACTTGTAATGACCGGTTATCAGCCGATTGTTATACCATTTAACTATAGAGGAATAATTTGGTGGAACCCCAAGGAATCGAACCTCTTGCCACCACCCACCTTATTATGGCTACGATTTTACAGACCGCAAGCGGGAAAGGGCTCCAAAATTTGTAACACACTCCCCGCTATGCGTTCCGGTCTTGCGTCAGAAGCAAGTGGTAGGGAATGTGTGTATTAAAAAGCACTACTCATCTGCTCGCGCAATTTGACTGTTCGGCAGTGCTCTTTAATACGCTACCTTTTATACTCTGCTGTTATCGCCAGCATTTCATCCGGTAGGCCGCCCGTTCGCTCCATGTTTTACGTGCAGAGCGTGGTCCTCGTTACCACATATTCACACGTTTGCGTTAATCTGCGAGCAAAGCTCGAGTGTCACGCTGTCTTACAGAAAGACTATAAAATCTAGCTCTCTCCATCTTTTCCTTAACAAGTTTAGAAAACTCATCTTGGGACAGAGTATGCTGTTTCATAAATTCTTCCTGCTTTACTTTGTCTTTTAAATCAGTTTCTTTCATTTTTCCTTTCGGCAAACAAAAACCCCAGGGTGTTTAGTCCTGGGGTCCTTTTGAATAAGTTTCGGATACTTGTTATGCGTATCCGGCTCCTTCTCGGGACCCCTGGGTAATCTCTGGTGTGCGATCACTTTTATTTGACAGAGCATTCGCAGACCAATAGGTGGGCATAAAGCCGCCTTGTTGGGCCACACAATGTAATCTACCAAATATGTTCGCAGTTTTCATTTGCTTTGATCTACCTTAAAAATTCTTTACATTGACAGCACCATTGCTGCCTATGTGTTAATTGTACAGTTATTTAGTTCTGTTGTCAAGTACTATTTGCAATTTTGAGCAAAAAGTTTTTAACAACTGTTCTAACTAACTATGCCTCTATTGTATATTGTTTATTTAGTCTCGTCAAGATCTTTCTGTTGTTTTTTGGCAACTTTTTGAAGAATCACTAACGAATCTACTTGTAACACTTTAGTATAACCCAGGCTTACTAATCTTTCAACTTCGATTTCGACTCCAGGCCATCTTAGGTTATGCGCCAAATGTAGCCAAGGTCGGCAGTCGTGTAGTGCAATTATACCATCGTCCTTTAAAAATTGCAACCAATAATTTAAATTTAGAGGAAGTCCTTGAACCGTGTGATCGCCGTCGTCAAACAACAGATCAATTGGATCACCTTGCCATTTAAATGATCCGGGCAATCTAGGCAAAGACCTCCGTAGTTCTATATTTTGGTAAGAATTAGTTACTTTACTCACCGACTCTAGTGTTCGTTCTACTCCTGCTCCTAATGCTTTTTCAACTAGGCTTGTTCCAAAAAATGGATCTGAATCTTGTCCGTTATATAAATCGTATGTGAAAATTTTAATTGCAGGATTTGCTTCCGCCATAATAGATGCGCTACCACCTAAGTAAGTTCCTACTTCGACTACAACAGAGGCCGGTGCTAGATCTTTTGCGAGTTTCCTTAGAAGAGACTTTTCGGCAATAGACATTAAACTAAATTCGTGATTTGGACTCATGAATCTATTTATTGGACAAGGTTGCAGTATTAATTAAATACAGCTATAATTTTAAGACCTATGAAAAATACAAACTATATTACACACTCAACATTCGGTGATATTGTTTATAGTCTTTGCGTTATGCGTATGATTGGTCCAGGCGACCTATATGTAAGACTAAACTATCATGATGAATTTGCACAAAAGGTATTAGGGTGGCCTAACGCAGGTCCTGCTAGTGGCAGACTAACACAAAAAGATTTTGAAATCGTTGCTCCTTTACTTGAAGCACAGGATTTTATTGGTAAGGTTGCAGTATGGGCAGGAGAAGAAGACAGTTACCCACAACTGTTAGATCACTGGAAGATGCACTTACCTAGAGGTTGGCAAGGAAACCAAACTGAATGTTATGCGCTAACAATGGGGTGGGACATACACAATCCCGAGATCAAAAAGAAGCTGTTACATGATGCTTGGCTAACACCTGTTGATCCTATTCGAATACCCGGAAAGACTGTAGTAGTGAATAGAACTACACGCCACTTACACGGAGCAGAAGCAGGCGAGGGATGGATTGAACAAGGATTCATTGAAAAGGGCATCGGAGATTGCGGAGTCTTTGTAGGTACAGCAGAAGAACATGCTGCCTGGGAAGAAAACTTCAAAACAAAAATACACTATCACAAAACAGAAGATCTACTAGAAGTTGCAAGACTTATACAAGGTTGCGAGATGTTTATTGGCAATCAAAGCTCTGCCCTAAGTATTGCAGTAGGTCTGGGCAAAACATACTGGTGTGAAGTTCGTGCAGATTACGAACGCACACGCACACCGCACGGTGGCTATGGAGACACATGGTTTCCTAGAGCAAACGGATTCTATTTTTAAGGACATATATGTACGCTGTTGTTAGCTTAAACGACGAAAAGTATCAGCCTTTAGCTGATTTAACTTGGACACAAAACAAACAAATCTACTGCAAACGACACGGGTACGCAGGTATTAACAAGACTTCCGGATTTAGAGGCGGCATTCCAATTGGGTTTGAAAAGATTGTATTCTTACAAGATCTGCTTAATGAACGCAAGGACATCGAGTGGGTTTGGTGGACTGGATCAGATGCTATGATCACCAATCACACTATTAAAATTGAAGACAAGATCATTCCAGAATACGATCTAATTATTGCCACAGACTGCAATGAAATCAACAATGATAGTTTCTTACTTAAAAACAGCGAATGGTCTAGAAACTATCTTGCACACATTATGGAAGTAATGCCGCAGTACAAAAATCATTATTTCTACGAACAGCAGGCTATGATTGACAGCATTCCTGCTAACAAAGACAAAATTAAGATTGTTCCACAACGTTATCTAAATGCTTACAAGAACGATCTATATCCACATCAAAGCAAATACGATTTACTAGGCAACGACGGAACTTGGCAAAAAGGTGATTGGTTAATCCACTGGCCTGGAACTAGTTTAGACCTACGCCTACAACTTGCTAGACATTTCCTAAACGAAGTTGTACAATAACATATGAAAGAAATCTTAGACCAAATCCGCGTTCTCATCGAAGAACGCCAAAAAAACAAAACATGGACTGCCGGCAAGGACTTTGTCAATTATGCAGGACCTCACTTTACAGCAGACGAGTATGTAGCAGCCGCAGAAAGCCTTTTAGGCGGTTGGCTTGTTATGGGTGACAAAAGCCTTAAGTTTGAACGTGAGTTTCCTAAACAATTTGGCAAACTAAACGGCATACTTACTAACAGTGGAAGCTCTAGCAATCTGCTAATGATGGCTAGCTTGACCAGCAAGCGAGGACACAACTTGCCCAAAGGTACTAAAGTATTAATGCCTATCGCAGGATTCCCTACCACACTCAATCCTACACTACAGATGGGTTTTGAACCTGTGTTTGTAGATATCGAGTTAAGTACCTTAAACTTAGACTTAGATCAAGTCGAAAAGGCACTCTCAGAAAACCCAGACATTCGTGTAATCACTTTTGCACACGTACTAGGTAATCCGCCCGACATGGACAGACTGATGGAATTAGTTAAGAAACATGATCTTATCTTGCTTGAAGACTGTTGTGATGCACTAGGCAGTACCTATGACGGTAAGCCGTTAGGCTCGTTCGGTGAAATGGCGTCGTGCAGTTTCTATCCTGCACACCATATGACTATGGGGGAAGGCGGATATGTTGCCTGTAATACATACGAGCAAGAAGTTATCCTACGTTCGTTCCGTGAATGGGGCCGTGGATGCTACTGTGTAGGGCCAGAAGCTAACAAACTAAAGTGCGGTAGCTGTGGCAAGCGTTTCCAAGAATGGATTCCTACAATGCCCGGCGAAATCTTTGACCACAAATACGTCTATGACGAAATTGGTTACAACTTAAAGCCTATCGAAATACAAGGCGCAATGGGATTAGTCCAGCTTGAGAAGCTAGATGAGATCCACAGACTACGTAAAAGGAATTATGCATTACTATTTGAGATCTACAGCAAGTATGAGGATTACTTCTATCTACCTCGTCCGCAAGCGAAAGCAGATCCTAGTTGGTTTGCCTTCCCGCTAACCATTAGAGAGAATGCTCCATTCAAGAGAGCAGACATTGTCGATTACCTAGAAGAAAATCTAATTCAAACTCGTCCATACTTTGCAGGCAACATTATGTTGCAACCTGCTTACAGTCACATTATGGACCCTCAAAAGGCTAAAGACAACTTTCCAGTTGCTACGCTGACTATGACTAATACCTACTTCCATGGTACTAGTCCTGTTATTACTCCTGAACAGATTGCCTACATTGGAAAAACTGTTGATGGGTTTATGAGTCTATTTGTATGAAAATATTTGTTACAGGCAGCACAGGGTTCATAGGACAGAACCTTGTGCAATTTTACAAAGGTCATGAAATCTTTGAATTTAAAAGATACATGGATCTTGGTGCAAAGTTATATTATTTTAAGCCAGACCTTATTATAAATTGTGCTGCCGAAATATATGACAAAGACAGCATGTGGCATGTTAATGTTGAAATGACTAGAGAGTGTCTAGAATACTGTAAAGAATATCCTAACACTAAAATGATTCATCTCGGATCAAGTTCAGAGTACGGTTATGATTATAGTCGTGCTACTATGGAAACGGATGCTATCAATCCAGTAGATATGTATGCAGGAACTAAAGGTATTGCTACAACACTGTGTCAGACATACGGTCATGTATATAAGACTGATGTTGTAACACTTAGACCCTATAGCCCTTATGGACCAGGCGAGCGTCCTCATAGATTGTTTCCTAACCTATGGCGTAGTTTTAAATTAAATCGTCCAATGGACCTTGTATTAGGTGTTCATGATTTCTGTTATATAGATGACTTTGTCGATGCTGTGGATATTATTGTAAAGAGTGATCGCAGGCACCCGGGTGAAGTAATCAATGTCAGTTCAGGAATTCAAACATCTAACGTAGAAGTATTAGAAGCATTTAGGAAAGTTACAGGTCTAACAGGCAATGTTAATATAGTCAATAAGTTTGTAACACCTACTGTATGGCGCTGTGACAACACAAAGATTAAACTTCGTTACGGTTGGAGTCCTAAAACTTCCATCGAACAAGGTATTAAATTATTTTTAGAAAGAGCAAATTATGAATGATGTTGAACGCAGAGTCGTTGATATCAGTTACAAAGAAAAAATAGGACACCTTAGTTCTAATCTTAATGCTGTTAATATCATCGAAGAAATTTATAAAACAAAAAAGTCCGGTGATCCTTTTATCCTAAGTTCAGGTCATGCTGCTCTTGCACTATATGTTGTGCTAGAAAAATACGAGGGTCAAGATGCTGAAAAACTTTTTTACAAGCACGGAGTACATCCTCACCGAGATCTAGGTTCAGGCATTCATTGCAGTACAGGCAGTCTCGGAATGGGTCTTACAGTAGCCACAGGCTATGCACTAGCAGATAGAACAAGAGATGTTTATTGTTTAATCAGCGACGGTGAAGCAGGAGAAGGATCAATTTGGGAAGCACTACGATTTGCTTATGAAGCAAAACTAGATAACCTAAAAGTATATGCTAACGTAAATGGTATGATTGCCTATGATATGATTGATAGAGAATATATCAATACTAGACTAAAAGCATTCCTGCCCAACATTAGAATTAGAAATACAGAACCTCCTAAGTGGCCTTTTGCCGAAGGTATCTTAACTCACTACTATGTATTAAAGCCAGAGGACTACGAATCACTATGAGAAATTTATTTGGAGAACTGTTAGCCGACAGTATCAAGAACGATGAACGCATTTGGCTACTTACAGGTGATCTAGGTTTTGGTGTCCTCAACAAAGCTCGTGAAGTTGCCCCCAATCGTGCATACAACGTAGGAGCCGCAGAACAGTTAATGTTGGGTGCTGCCGTAGGTCTTACACATAATCACAAGATTCCTATTTGCTACAGCATTACACCATTTGTTATCTTTAGACCTTACGAGTATCTTCGTAACTATCTTAACCACGAATTTGCTCCAGTTAAACTTGTTGGTGCCGGAAGAGATAAAGACTACGGACACTTAGGATTTAGTCATTGGGCTATTGATGATGAAGATGCCCTTCGAGCATTTCCACATATCAAAATCTTCAAACCAAAAGACGAAGCAGAGTTAAGTAGTATGTGGCAGGACTATTTGTATAACGATCAGCCTTGCTATTTGAATATTTTAAGGAAAGCATGAAGAAGATTGTTTATGTTACAGGCTGCTTAGGCTTTATCGGTTACCACGTAACTAAAGCCTGCTTGGATAAAGGTTGGTATGTTCGTGGAGTTGATAAGGGTACCTATGCCGCTAATTGGAACTTATTGCCCGAACTAGAAAGTTACGATAACTTTACGTTTGAAGAAACAGATATTAACGACTTAGATAGGATCTACGATTGTGATTATTTTATTAACACAGCCGCAGAAACTCATGTTGATAACAGTCTAGAAGAAAGCGATAGTTTTGTTCATAGCAACATCAACGGCGTACATCATATTCTTAAATTAATCAATCAAAAGAAATATCGCAAGCCTGTATTCCTGCACTTCAGCACAGACGAAGTATATGGAGACATCGAAGTAGGCAGTCACACAGAAAAAGATAAACTGTGTCCAAGCAATCCTTATAGTGCAACTAAAGCGGCTGCTGACATGCTGGTAATGGCCTGGGGTCGCAGTCACAAACTGCCATACATTATTGTACGCCCTACTAACAACTACGGTATTGGGCAGTACGTTGAAAAGCTAATTCCCAAGACCTGCAAGTTTTTAACAGTAGGTAAGAAGATTGATCTTCATAATAATGGAACTCCTGTACGTACTTGGTTACATGCTAGTGATACTGCTCGTGCCGTTATTACTATTATCGAAGCAGGAGTTGTAAATGAGATCTACAACATCAGTGGTCCATATCAAACTGAGAATATTAATGTTGTTCAACAGATCTTAAAGTTGCACGGACACAAAGGTGATCCTTTTGAGCACATTACTCACATGGAACGTCAAGGACAGGATGTTCGTTACAGCATAGATGACAGTAAGTTAAGAGCACTAGGTTGGAAACCAAAAGCAGTGTTTGAAGATGAACTGAAAAAGATCGTCAAATACTACAAGAACAATTTTATTTGGTAAGTCCTTGATCGTAGTTAATGTTATCAAACTCAATAACACTAGCACGGGGACTCCTTAACCAAAAATCGACTGCATCAACAACTTGACTGTAGGGTATAGAATCGTACTTTAACCAGTTTTCTAAAAAGCCCATTTTCAATAATAACATTGGATATGGGCTGTTCTTTTTTAAGCGTCTATGTTCTATCTCTAATGCTTTCTTTGCTACTGCATAATCCATATACTCTTTTTTAGGATAGTCAGCAGCCATAGAACCGCAGGATACGATAGGCAATTTGTTTCCAAGTTTTGACAATAGTCTTACTTGTGCCATGCCAGCGTAAGCATTGTTTATAAACAGGTCAGATGATTCTACAATCTCTACTACCTGATCAATATTTTCAGGTAAAGTGTAACCGTTTGAACGGGCAAGACCTATGACAGTATCCCCACGTTCTACAAAGTAATTAAAAAAGGCGAGCCCGAGCCCGCCTGTGTGTCCTGTTATAACGACTCGCATTAGTTATTTAAAACTTTTGCAACTGAGTTCATAACAGAAGCGATCCTACCGATATCGCGAAGTTGTTCTACTGTGTAGCCTTCTTGCTTGAGTGTGTCGTAATGTGCCTTAACACAGAAATGACACTTACCGACAATACTAGCTGCTAGGCTGTATGCTTCAAAGCGAGCCTTAGTAGTTCCGCCGTGACTGGCAATTGCATTCATACGTAACTGTGCCGGCAAGCCTTTCAACTGCTCGTCATCTGCCATTTCAACAAATGGATACCATGTGTTGTTCTGTGCCATAATGCTTGCGGCTGTAAGAGCAGCATCTGCTTCCTTGCGGTCTGCAATCTGAGCATGTACCCATGTCCAGAACTTACTATTGCCTGTAGCAAACGCGGCTGCAACTGCAACAGCTTCTGCTTCTTCTACTGGCAATGTGCTACGCTTGATTACTGCATCTAAATTTAGTTTAGTATCCTTGGCGTAGTCTGGAATTGTTTCTTTAAGTGCATCTACCCATGTTGTCATTTTAATATTTCCCCGATGATAAAACGATTTGACAAATATGTTCTAATCGTTCAATGTGTTCAAAAGCCCGCCATGGGCTAGTATCTATAGCCACTACTCCATGTCCCTTAATGCCTACAATGTCATAACTGATGTTGCCATAGTCGTCAAGTTTTAAATTCTTGTGACACTGGTCGGCAAGTTCTTGACTAATAGGAGGTACATCTCCTACATTAGGTGCTACCTTAGTATAGCGACTGAGTTCAGGGAAGCTGTCGGCAAGACTGCTCAACTCAATGCCGCGATGCATAGCCGCAACACAATAAGTAGGATGTAGATGAACTACTACTCTAACATCATCACGATGCTGCCCCATATTTCGTTGTAATCCAAAATGTAACGGAATTTCTCCACTGGGTTTTAAGTTAGCACTGATGTCAGTGTAGAACTCTTCTTGCCACAACATGCCATGAATACTGATCTTTTTAAATTGATCAGGTTGCATAGTTTGCTTACGGACGCCACTGGGTGTGATATAAAAGTGATCACGATCGTGATGACGAATTGAAACATTGCCATCACGACTGGTAATCCAGTTGCGTCTATATGCTTCAACTAATGTGTCGCATATAGTTTCTAACATTATAGAGTCTCGCCGCCAACTGTGCGGTTGCAAGCACAGAGTTCGCCAGTCTGAAGCGCATCAAGAACACGAAGTGTTTCTTCCGGTGAGCGACCAACGTTCAAGTTATTGACAGTAACGTGCTGGATAATGTTGTCTGGATCAACAATAAATGTTGCACGAAGTGCGGCACCTGCTGGAGCATAGAATACACCTAGCTGCTCAATCAAGCTCAACTCGCCACGCTGTGTATCAGCAAATTGTGTGTGAGTAATCTTAGCAAGATCAGGGTGTGCTTTTTGCCATGCTAGTTTGCAGAACTCATTGTCTGTGCTACCTGTTAGCAATACTGCATCGCGATCTTTAAAATCACCTGCTAATTTGTCATAGGCAACAATTTCTGTTGGGCATACGAATGTGAAGTCTTTAGGGTAATAGACAACGACTTTCCACTTGCCTTCGAAAGACTTTTCAGTAATGTCAAAGAACTGATCGCTACCTGGGTTAATTCCAACTACGCTAAATGCTTCTAATTTATCGCCAACTGTTTTCATTTGTGTTTCTCCTTGTGTGTAAATGAAATAGGAATTTCTAATTCCATAGTTAATTGTACATTTATTTACGCTATAAATCAAGGTTTTTTCATTGATTTTTCCTATGACTGAAATAGCTATGCTCAAAGATAAACTCCCAATATAAATACAGTTACACTACAATTGGAGCGAACATGAACGAAATTTTCAAGTTAATTGGAGATTTAGGTTTCCCAATAGCCGTTGCCTTCGCTGGCGGCTATTTCGTATATCTAACCATTAAATTACTTTTGCAAGGCGTGCTTGGCAGTATCAAAGGCATGGCTGGTATTATTGTTGCACTCGATAATCGAGTCAAAACAATGAACCACGATGTTGTACGTATTGATACTATTGTAAGTAATGCCCTTGGCCTACGTCCCGACGTTGATCGTATTGCTCGTGCAGACGGTAAGAACGATGCAAGGAGAGACTAATGCTACACTTTGATTATTCTTGGGATTTATACCCTGATAGAATCATACTAGACGAAGAACTTAACATAGACAAGTTAGGTTGGCAAGGCGGCGACTATTTTAAATTAGTCAATATTAACGGTAAGGCACAGTTAATCAAAATAGATCCTTTGGTAAAATTTTTAAAGGAAGGAAAACAAAATGGGTAAGTGGGAAAAATTCTACGAAGCACAACCACAACATATTAAAGATTGGATGAATCAACCGAGAGCTATCTGGTATGACAGTGATATGTGGCGTGCAGGATTAATAGGAGCCGCATTTGGATTCCTCATCGGCCTATGCTTCTAAGGAGAACAAAATGAATGAGATTGTTGATTTAGTTAATAAGTACGGATTCCCTATTGTGATGGCTGTAGGTATGGGCTACATCATTAAGTATGTGTGGGAGTGGAGTACGAAAGAAGTTAAGCCAGTTATTAGCGAAGCTAACACTGTGTTGATTGCTCTAATTGATCGTATTCGTATGTTAGATAATGACCTTATTAGACTTAACCAAAAGGTGAATACGGTATTACACCTACGTGGTAAGATCATTGAAAGCGATCGTGTATTAGAACAGGTCAAAGTTGAACGAGAAGCTGCAAAGCAATTTGATAAAGCAGTACGAATGGATGATCCAAAGTCGAAGAAGAAAGACGATAAAAGCGAGGATGACAAAGCAGCAGCTTCAGGTGAAGGATAATTTGAGGTTTTGCTAGATTGTGAAGCCATACGACACCCTCTACGGAGGGTGATCTTATGATGTTTGCTGAGTTGCTCGGCGCACACTTGACAGTAGGTATTTGATTTTCACTCTTCTGGGCTCTGTACCTTACCCCACCTACTACGACTTTTAAAGGAACTGCGGTGTCACTGTTCCTATGAGAGTATAGAAAATCTTTTCAACTATTATGACAATCCAAACGTTTCTCGCCAGCGGGCAGACGTTTAAGCATCCTCTCGGGTAGTGGATTGAAAATGCCCTCGCAATGAGGCAGGGTCAGTGGGTCGCACGTCAGAACCTTGACCAACAGAAAGTTACTGGCGCTGTCACGCCTTTAGTTGCGAATGATGGAAGTGTGTAAGTGTAGTTACATTATACAGGTTATCCAAAATGATCGCGACCGAAATGGCAATATATTTTGGATAGTTTAATCGACTTAAATACTATATGTTAGAAATTTTATTATACACACTCGTCGTCACACAGATTACTATTGCATCTGTCACATTGTATCTGCACCGTGGTCAAGCACACAGGGCAGTAACATTCCATCCTGTAGTAGATCATTTCTTTAGATTATGGCTATGGCTTACAACAGGCATGAATACCAAGGAGTGGGTTGCTATCCACCGTAAGCATCACCAAGGTAGCGACACTCCTGAAGATCCGCATAGTCCTAAAGTATATGGACTATGGAGAGTACTATTCGGTGGAGCCTTTCTATATGTTAAGGCATCTAAGAATAGAGAGATGATTGAGAAGTTAGGAGTAGGTACTCCTGACGATTGGGTAGAACGCAAAATATATACAGCGCATCCTTGGTTAGGTATCCTAACAATGCTGATCGTAGATCTTGTTCTTTTCGGGGCTGTGGGTATAGTTGTATGGGGCGTTCAAATGATATGGATCCCGTTCTGGGCTGCAGGAGTAATTAACGGCCTAGCACATTCTGTAGGATATAGAAATCATGAAGTACCTGATACTAGCCGTAATTTGTTGCCTATTGCTATTTGGATTGGCGGTGAAGAACTCCATAACAACCACCATGGAAAAGGTTCAGCAGCGAAATTTAGTCATAGATGGTTTGAGTTTGACATTGGGTGGTTCTACATCAAAACCTTAAGCGCTATTGGGCTTGCAAAGGTTAGACCATCGAGCGCCGTTTAAACTAACGGCGTTCATCCACTTATCAACTTCGCTATCACCTGCTAACATATAAGGCAGGTAGTACCAATATAGGAATAATACTACGGGCCAACTAGCAGGATCACTTGCTAGTCGCTCTGTAAATTCCGTCCCAATCTTTTGGTAGATCATGAGTTCTCATCTCCTCGATACGTTCTAACCACAGTTCGTAATAATGATCCATCTGACCATCAAACTCGCCCATTAGTTCTCGACACTGCTCTGCTGCCTTGTCCCACTGTTGTTTTCTATAGTAGGCTAACATTAGATCGTGTAGCTCTTTTGCCATGACATATTCTGCCATAGCTCCGGCATCTGTGTGTAACAGAGGTGTGTAGATGTTTAAGCCGATTGCCTTGCCTTTAACAGCAATACAATCTAACTCTAGACAGAAAAAGTCGTCTTTGACTTCATCATATGTTGAAGGACCGATGATTACTAATACACCGTAACCTTTTGTCTGCCCTTCTAAACGGCTGGCAACTGATACAGGGTCACCTAATACATCGTAACCCATTTTGCCCTGTGCGCCAATGTTACCTACTAGGATCTTACCTGTATTAACACCTGCACCCATACCTACTGGAGGTTTGCCAATGGCTTCTAATTGCTTGTTGAATTCTTCAACAGCCTTAATCATTTCAATTGTAGTTTTAACAGCGCGGTAAGCATGACGATCGTCATCTAATGGAGCGCCGTGAATATGTAAGGATGCATCGCCGATAAACTTGATTAGGCATCCGTCGTTAGCAAATACAGGCTGAGCAATAGCAGTCATGTATTCGTTCATGATCTTAGTAAAGCCTTCTACATCTGCTCCATACTTCTCACCTAGTCCTGTAAAGTTACGCATGTCTGTCATAACTGCGGTCAGTATCTTTTCCTCACCGCCCAGCTTGATAAGATCTGGATTCTTTTGTAAGCGCTCAACTATAACTGGACTTACATAACTTCCAAACTGTTTCTTGATCTGTTGCTTCTGTAAGAACTCACTTACAAACTTGACGCCATAGGCATGCAGAGCGACCAATACTGTGCCAGCGGTAAAGACAGTAGTGTCGAATAAGAATAAAAAGTTATTGAAAGCGTAGCGACTAGCAAGATAGCCCCCAACAGCAATAACAATTGTCGTTGCCAATCCAACATATACATACCTCGTTAAAAATAGTAAAATCAATCCTGCTACTAGAATAGCAATAATTTCTACACCGTCAGCGTAGTCTGGACGTTGTATAACAACATTATTGATCATAGTTCCGACAACTGCTGCCTGTACTTCGTGTGGCCAAACTGCTCCTAGTGAAGTTGGTAAAGGGTTGCCAATACCTGCGGCTGTCGGTCCTATGATAACAATAGCCTTTTCTAAATCTTTTGGTAACTTGCTTAAACTAAAGCTACGACTCTGCTGACTCCAGTCAATCCATACGCGACCTAGACTGTCTGTAGTAACAGGACCGTAAGCAGGAATACGCATTTTCTCTACACCGTTCTCATTCAACTTTACTTGGAAGGTCGAATCGCCGGCCGCTACGCGGAGTGTTTCCATAGCTAGACTAGGGTATAACTTACCATCAACTGTGACAATCAAAGGTAATCGACGATTTACACCATCTACTTCGGGCAATGTGCCAGTTATGCCAACCCCTACTGCTGAATTTTCTAGTGCAGGTACGTTTGCAATAAGTCCCGGGTATTGAACAATTTGATCTAAGAACTCTGGGCCTAGTACAGCCGATCCTGGAACACGTGGTGTATTCTTAGTTTGTTGTGCAGGAGCACTGCCTAGAACTACTGGGAACTCTTTTAGAGTTTGACCCAGCTGACTGTCACCACCTGTACGGTCTGCTTCTGGCATGAGTACGTTAAGTACAACAAGGCCTGCGTTCCTCTGATATAGATCTCGTATAATTTCACTGTATCGTGCTCTAGGTAGTGGCCACTGTCCGTATTTGTCCAATGCTGCCTCATCAATATTTACAGTTACAATATTGTTGTAAGTTGGCTCTTTGGCAGTAATTAATGTGTCAAAATAACGTAGTCTTACGCTTTCGACAAAAGTGGGATCTGCTACACGTATGCCCAGTACTAACGCTAAGGTCAGTAGAGCAGTCCAGGGGCTGGTTAGAACTTTTTTAAACATCAACTATTTATTGACGTATAACGGTGTTACATCCTGCCGGATTAGTGCAACTTTGTATAAGAGTAAAGCTCTTTCCGCCTGATTGTTCTACATCAACAGTAGCGGCTCCGCCTGCATTTGTAACGTCTATTCTTGCGTTATTTCCGCCTGAACCGTATTGATTTACCAGTACATTATGCCCGTTACCTGTCATTCTTACATCTAAATAGTGCTGTCCAGCGCCGGACTGTGTAGTAGTTAAAGTGTTGTTATCACCATTTACAGTGCTGAATAATAGTCTATTGTTATTGTTGCTCTGCGTGTGATTGACGATATTGTTATTACCACTAATTGTTGTTTCTGTGTAGTTGGTTCCGATAGTGTTAGTCTGGCTAGATGTTAGGCTGTTGTTATATCCATTTACATCTGCTTTGATATAGTTCGATCCTACTTGTGTGATACCAATAGTATTTGTGCCAGCACCGTCGAGAGTTAGCTCTGTACGATTTTTACTGCCAGATAAGTTGATATTAACTGTGTTATTATCTCCACCTATTTGTGTAACATGTACAGCATTGTTATATGTTTGTGCTGTATTGGCCCAAGTTGAGATTCTAGAATTTTGAGCAGTCCTATCGTTGTTGTTAGTAAATGATGTGCCGCTTTGTAGTGTTTGATTGCTAGGAGAGCCCGACTGTGTAATAGTTCCGCCTTGAATAGTAGGAGCTGCTGCCGCCTGTACTGGATCAACTGGAGTAGTAGTTCCGCCTGTCGCTGAACTTGTTGTTGAATTATTAGCATCGTAGTAATATGTAATTTCACTGATCTGCATACTGTCGCAGTCTAATCCACAGCCTGTTCCTGCTTTTGTACTAGGAAAGAAAATATAGTAATAAACGTAAGCAGAAGAATTAGTAACGTTAATCATACTGCTAGTTGTTAAACGACTATCAGTTAATGATAGGTTACCTTCTTGTATTAGTACCCAATTTACACCATCGTTACTACCATATAACTTATAGCTTGTGGGATCTCGCCCACTAAAATCGTTAGCGGTAGTAATAGTAAAACCATTGACTACTCGACCTGTGTTTAGTTTAACAGTAACACCTGCATTTAATTTGTCAAAGTTTAAGTACTTAGTGTTTGGATTATTGTCGAACGCATTGGCAGCACCTTCACCTGCCGGACTGTTATTACTCGTTGGCCATATGTTAGTAATTTTAACTGTGGAGTTATCAAAATATATAGGTGTAGGTTGAGGAGTTGGAGTTCCAGCAGTAGCGCCTGTACCAGCATTAGTTACGGTCATTGTGTTGTTATATCCGCCAGCCTGGCCGCTAGTTGTTCCACCTGTCGCACTTGGACCTCCACCGTTGGCGTTAGCAACTAAGCCAACTGTGCTAGAACCTGGCACACCATCACTATTAACAATACAGGCATTTGATCCTCCCCAAGCACCTTGGCAAGCACCAAATCCTGGACTACTTGTCCAACCTTGTGCTGTTATGCCGTTGTAAGGTCCAAACTCTGGGTTGTATGTTAAGTTGCCTCCCCCGTTTAGTGTAAAGGTAGGAGCACGATACCAAGGACCATAATCCCCTGCCCAATAACTTCCATCAATGCCGTACATGCTAACTTTAGCATAAGCAACCTGTGATGCTTGTGCTGAAGTTAATGTTGAACTAACAGTAAGTGTTGTCCAGGGCACACTTGTATCAATACACGGATTACCGCAAATAGCATTTGGGTTTGGTAAGTTAGCACTATGGGCAGTTGCTACTTGAGTTATTAATCCTCCACTGCTGTTGTAGAATTCTATCTTAACGTTGGCTGTATCACTTTGGCCGGCACGGCCGCCACCGTTGTGTGCCAGGACACTAAAGGTAAATGTACCTCCAGCCTGCATAGCAGAATTAAAAACTACATGCTGACTAATTGTTGTAGTAACATACGCAGTGGCAATAGCATTATAACCTGTCTGAGCTTGCGAACTAAAACAGAGTGCTAGTAGAAAAAGTTGTAGTAAATATTTTATCATCTCTGTACAATAGTAATAATTGTATTACCGCCCGAATTAACTCTGTTCTTAAATTCAATACTACCCTGAATCTGTGTTATTACACTGTTTTGTGTAAGAGGAGTTGTGACACATTGTAAGTCACTACCGTTATCTCTACAAAGACCTACTTGACCTTCGTCTTTGGTTACAACTATTCCGCTGGATCTACGCCAGTCGGGCAATACACTATCTACATCATCTTTTAGATAATCTTCATCTAATCCATTTCCAATAATGTCAAACAAACTGTCTAAGAAATGATTGTCTAAAAAGTTACGAGTTAGTCTATCTTGAAAGAATTGTGCGTTCTGTTGATCTAGTTTGTTTTCTAATCCTTGCTCTCTTAAGAAATCGACATCTAATACATTAACTGTCGAAGCTGAATCTTTTTTGCTTGCTTGTTTTAATTCTAGGGGTGGGCTAAGAATTAAAAGATTGCTCATAGCATCTTCACTTAGATTTAAAATTATTGGTCTAGTAGGTTGAGCACTTCTGCTATTAACCTTAGTTGCTTGGAAAGGTTGATTAAGAATAACTTGCCCAACGTCAGTTTCAACAATAATAGTGCCAGTAATACAGTTAGCTTCTATATCACGTTTAGATCTAGTAGGACGGTCGTTGGGACAACTAGGTAATAGTACAACTGTGCTAGCACCTACTTCATCTACTGTGGCTGTAAAATCTGTACCACGAACACTGATAGTAGCAGTAGGAGTATTAACAGCTACGTTTTGCGGCGAGTTTTTAGCAATTTGGCCGCTGGCGTACCTAACAGTGCCCAGTGCCACCTTAACGCCCAACTTACCAGCCTTACTTTTAGGATCATATACAAAGTCATCAATTACTAGTCTTGAGTTTTCATTAACCTGTACTCGAGTCTGATCCTCGAAGGTTATTCCAACTTTGCCCGCCGCTGTCTTTACTGAATCGTTCATCTCGACTCCTGTGCCCTTGTTGGCCGTTAGCGTCGAGTTCTTGCGCTGTATGCTGGGAGGTGTGTTCAGCAACTCGGTCACTGTTCCTATATTGGCATGACTGCTCAATGAGAAACTCGTCAATAAGCCTAATAAGATTAAGCGACATAGTGTCATTTCACACCTTAATTACCAGTGATAATAGTGTATGTATTTCCGCTACCTGCTATAGCAAGATTAACAGTAGTATCAATAGTACCACTTTGTGTGATAGTTGTGCTATTGCTAGAACCGGTAATGTTCAATGTAGCATTATGTCCATTGACTCCGCCTCCACTTTGAGTGATGCTGGTTACGTTAGTTGCTCCATTAGAAGTTAAATTAACTGTGCCTTTTGCACCAGTTAAGTTAAGAGTAGTAGAGTTTCCACCACCACCTGTTTGGTTAAGAATAACACTAATTTGATCAGCATTAAGAGTTGCTACAACACTGTTGTTAGCGCCACCTGCTGTATCGACTACAAAACTACTGTTAGAACCTAACATGTTTAAGTTAGCGATAGCACCATCGCCTGTTTGTTCAATATTAACAGTGTTGCTATTAGCTGTACCAGTTTCGGCATTGTTCATGTTGATTGTACCTACAGCATTGTTACCTGTAACTTTATAGATTACACTAGTATCAACACCGCCGCTGGCTGTGGCTGTAACAACACCTAAGTTTAAAATGTTGCCGCTACCTATTTGTTCTACAGTTAATGTAACGTTATCACCTTTAATTTTAGACGGTGTGGTGTTACCTGTACCGGAACCTTGTATTCCTCGAATACGGTTTGATGCACCATCTTGTGTCATTGTAATAACACCATTGTCGCCTGCTTGATCGACGTAGATGGTATTGTCTGCCGCAAAAGATGACGCAGCAAACAATATCGCTATAACTGCCATAACTTTATTCAGCTTCTTCATATATACTACCAGTTCTTTTGGAACTGTCTCCTTGTTGGGGGAATTATGTATCATTCCCCGTTTTATTTGGTCCTAATTTCTTTGCTTCCTTCAGCATTTTTTCCGTTGCCGGACTGTTCCGTTGGGGGAGTTGCTTCTGCGGCTCCTTTACTCTCGGTCGTCTTTTGAACCAGCTCATTTTTATCTCCTTTGTAGTTCCAAAGCCCTTTACGAGCTCCATCTTTAATTAGCTCAACTACTCCGGCTTCGATTGCGGCCTTGACAGCATAAGTGCCCGGCTCGTTAATCGTTAAACCTGCTTCACCCTCAAACGCTTTAGTTCCCATATCAAAAAACTTCAATGCTGTTACCGCATCAGCACTACTGATGATTGTTTTTTGTACGGTTACTGATGTAAGAACTTTACCAGTATTCACGCTAACTGCTCGCAAACTGATAGTAACTACATCCTGACTCCACTGTGTCTGTTTGCCTATTCCAAAAACTCTGGCTCCGATGCCACCGCTTTTAATAGAGCTATCATACCCAATAATACCGCCTTCTATAATAATCCCTGCAAACTGCATGGGCATTAAAGGTTTTGCGTTGTTGCCTTCATATGCTTCGCGCATCTGACGGATAATTAATCTTTCTTTAGTTAAGTTGTCAATACCTACACGCTCAACAACATCAAACCAACGACCGCCACCTACATCTTGTAGGGCTTTAATCAAGAAGCTTTCCGCCCCTTGTGTTACTGCTGTACTTAAACTAGCAATGTTAGCCTGAGGGCGACGTTGTCCTGTTAGATCTCTAAAACTATAAACTGCTACACTTACTGGCCTTTCTGCTGCCGGTAATGGAACGGTATCAAATTCTTTCTGCATTACGCTAGAAGGAATTGTTGGCATCTCTTCAAGAAGCCCATCTTGCTGTGTTATTGCACAGCCTGTTAATAAACTTGTGATTGCTAGAGTTAATAGTGTCTTTTTCATATTATACTCCAGGAATTACGAAACTACTTAACGGAACATCAATTTGTGTATTAATGCCCGGGCCGATAACAGTTAATCTAATCATTTCATTAAGATCAGCATCGACTACTTTTTGCCAACTAATTCTGTTACCTTGGAAATCTATTTCACCCCTACATTGATCAACAGGAGTAGAAGTAGTACAACCATTGTTGGCAAACATAGCAGTAGCTACGTTTTGGCTGATCTGTGCGTAGATACGCGACTCTAAGTTACTGATAAACTTAGCTAAGTTAGTGTTCTTTTTGTCTGCTATTTCTTTATCGATAGCAGCTTGAATTTTGTCTTGTAAAGCCTTTCTGCGTGTAGCTTCTTGGTTCTCAATAGTTAAGACGTGACTGCTATAGCCTGCGCCGTTAAACGCAGGGCTTTTAAACGTAAAATCGTTAATTGGTGCAGCCGTTGCTGTTAGTGTTGCAGACAAGGCCAGACCGAGAAATATTAATCGCATCCTAAATCCCCAGTGTAGTGTAATTGTATTTACAATTACCTGAGAATTGATTTTGTATGCAGTTAAAGTTTAATCTAGATTAAACAGTTGGAGAAATACCTGTTTGTGGTGCAGGTGTAGTTCCCATAGGACCTTTAGGAGGAACAGGCGCACCTATTTTAGGTTTTGACACATCTAATGCAGGCTTCATAGGTTGTGCCTTTGCAGGCTTTGGTAAAGGATTCCACGGACGACCTGTGCTAGGATACGAAGAAATACGTGCTCCTGCTATACCAAAGTTTCCTCTATCTGCAGAGAATCTAACTATTAACACAGGATCATATCCGTTTGCAGGAATATCTCCATTGTGCCAGGTATGTGCTCCAGTTAGAACAAAAGAACCTCTAGTACCTTTTTTAAGTGTAGGGTGTCCCTGCAACACTAAATCTACATTACTACGACCAGGAGCACCGCCAAAGTCTTTTCCAAAAACAGTGAGAGCTTTTAATTTAGGATTCTTGATAGGAACCCCATATGTTGGACCTCTCGGAAATTGATCTCCGAATGCTGCCTTAATGCCTTTGACAAATGCCGATACTTCTGGATCTGAGGCAAGATGATCAACTCCGCCCCAATGACCGAATCCTTTAGGTGTTGTGCCATCTTTTAAACTTATCCAAGCTACCGGGGTGCCTTGATCATCTACTATTTCTACGTCTGCTTTAACGTTTCCTGGAACCTTAACAGCACCAGCGGCATTAACTACGCGAGTACCTATAGCTACTTTAATAAACGGTTGCCCGTTAAGATGCTCTTTAATAGTAGTATCGAGAGCAAGAATTTGCCCTTCTTCTTTTTCTAATCTTCCGCCTTGAGCTTCTGCGGGTTTTACCAAAACTGTAGCACCGTCGAAATGAATTACTTTACCATCAGCGGAGACAGTAGATCCCGGTAAAGTTCTAGCAATATTTTGAACGCTGTCGAAACGATTTGCCGAAGGAACAACTACTTTAACTGTTGTACCTGTTTTCTTTTCAACATCAAACCCCATGGGTTTAATATAGGAAATTAGTTCATCTGCTGATGTTTTTTCTGAAATAATTTCGATAGTTTCGTATAAAAAGTCACGTGCTCGCATAATAAGTTATTTACCTATTTCTGGGAACAGCACTTCATCAACGAAATCACGGATAACAGGTTCAGGAACACCCATGGCAATCATGCTACGATAAACATGTGGGTTTTTCTTTTGATTAATGCAGTAGAAATTTTGACGATCTTTAGAATTGGCAGTGCCCTTGCGATTGACGTTGCTAATATAGTATTCTAGGGTTTTTAAACCTAGGCTAACAAATTGATCAATTTCACTAGATTCTGTAAGATTGCCGGCAGCTACCATACTAGGGCTAAAGATGTTACTAGCCCACTCAGGCAGCTCACGCTTTTTGTTCCACGTGATATCTTTAACTTCGTTAGCAAACCAATCATGCATTGTGTGTTGATTACTAACTAGGCTGAAGTCGTGGAATGCACCTGTGATCTTGTTTTTACCGCAGACAGTATCGAACCCCCAAATAGGCGTATCGTCATCAGCATGTGGAAATACTGTAGCGTGTAGAATATAAATTCCGTGGCTTTCAGTTTTATCTACAATCTCAATGTGTGCTCTACGATAAGTTTCTGCATAATAGACATGATTTTCCCATGTGTATTTTGCATCGTGTTCTGGATTTCTGTGTAGTGTGCCAGTACGTGCAAATATCTTTTGTATTTCATCTGCACATGCTCGCATCTTTTCCCATACATGACTCATTGCGTTTCTCCTATCTTAGGAAAAAGACACTGCTGTATGAATACCTGCACATCTTCAGGATTAAGCCCTAACGCTGTCATAACCTTGGGAGTGTGCGGATTTAGTCTTTGATTGTCGCAGTAATAGTCTTGTGCGGACTGTGTATCTACTGCTGTATTGTTTGATAGGCCTACATTATCTAGGTAGTATCTAAGATCGTTAATAGCTGTTAGATACAGTTGATTTATTTCTTCAGGATCTTGTACGTTGCCTGCAGAAATCATACTAGGTGTAAAGATACGTTCCGCCCAGTCTGGTAAGCGTCTAACTTTATTCCATTCTAGTTTTTGTGCAGAATCTGCAAACCAGTCGAGCATGAAGTGTTCGGGATCACCTGCAGGACTAAAGTCATGGAATGCACCTGTAATTTTATTTTTTCCTGCTACTACATCAAAACCGAATATAGGTGCAGGATTGTGAGTATGGGGGAACACACAACAATGCATCATCCAGAGACCGCGAGTTTCCCTAGCATCAACGACGTCGATGTGTGCTCTCCTATAAAGACTACTGGTCCAAACTTTGTTGTACCAATTGAATCTGTCTAGTCCAGGCTCTTGTATTTCTTGCCCGGTGCTGTTGAACAGCCTCTCAAATTCTTGCTGAATATCAATCAGCGTTGGCCAAACTAAGTTCGTCATTGTAGCTGTTCATAATTTTAATTGCCCAGTCAAAGGCCACGTTTGCTTCTTCTGCCATGCTGTCGTCTAGCATAGCACGAATTTTTTCTTTAAGGCCTTCGACATCATTAAAATCTAAGTTACGATGAGGAGCATTAATTACTTTTCTAATCATTTGACCGCCGAACAAGTCTCCCATGTGCCATGTGTAAAGATGTGCGGTAATCTTTGCTGGTTGTCCTACAAGGTCTAGGATATAACGACTGTAGGCAATAGTCTCAGGACGAAGTCTAGGATAGACCCCGTTATTCATCTCTTTAGCATCAAGGTACAGTTTTAATGCTCGTTCGATTTCTAACATGTCTGTTGTAAGTCCGGCATCTCTTGCAACAGTTTCGATACTGGCATAGAAGTTAGACTTTTGATAGGTATAGTCTGCCCAAACTTCAATTGGCATGTTTCTTTTAAACACTGCCTTCATGAATTTAGTTTCTTCTGCGGCTGTATGACTGTCTTTGGTTAGCTCTTTTAAACTCATTTATTCCTCGTAGCGTTTTAGCACAATGCAAGCGGAACGCCCGCTAAATGCAAAGTTATTCTTTATAGCGTACTTAGCATTGATAGCAGATGCTTCTGTAGGAATTGACATACCCGAATCGATAGGAGTTTTTAGATTGATAGTAGGCGGCGTTGTTTGTGTTTTTAAAGCCATTAGCGTATAGATAGTTTCAATAATGCCGCTAGCCGCTAATGTGTGTCCTATCTGCGCTTTATTCGCTACCATAGTTTTTTCAGGAAACAATTCTCGCATAGCATAGAATTCTATATCATCTCCTGCCTGAGTCCCTGTTGCATGAGCGTTAATATATCCGATGTCGGATGTTGTAATTCCTGCAGACTTTAATGCTCTAGCAACTGAGGTTTTGGCAGCAATTCCATCTTTATCAGGACTGGTGTCGTGATGTCCTGCGCTAGCAACTCCTGATCCTACGATTAACCCATATATTTTTGCACCCCTAGCTTTTGCTTTTTCTAAAGGCTCAATAACTAAACAGCCTGCGCCCTCTCCTGCATTAAATCCTGCTCGATTTTGGTCAAAGGGTGTTGCAGGTTCGTTGCTCAGTGCTCCGAGATTTTGAAAATAATAACATTGATATGCTTCAATCGGCATATCTGCGCCACCGACTACAACTGCATCAATATCTGGCTCTGTTTCTAAAGTTCTTAACGCATAATCTATACTTAGAAGTCCGGTAGAACAGGCAGCGTTAATACCAGTAGATAATCCATTAAACTCAAACATTCGAGAAATAGTACCGCTAAGGTAATCTAATGTTGATTGAATTACCTGTCTAGGTAATATTCTTTCTCGGCCGTCTTCTAATGCTCGTGTAAGGTACCCTCTACTTACTGTATTTCCGCCTGTAGTGCTATAAACAACTGAAACATTTTTACTTTCGATGCCGCTATCTTTAACAGCATCTTCTACAGATCGTATTCCTAATTTAATGCAAGGATCCCAATGCTGGGCGATTCCACCATAGGCCATTTCTTCATAGATAGGAATAGGTGCCGGAGCACCTATTTTTACTGTAAGACTTTTATGTGTTTTCGGAAACTTTTTAGGATTGTCTTCTGGCCAGGAAATTTCTTTAATAGCAGTTTGTCCTGCTAGTAAATTTGTCCAATTTTCTGCTAGTGTTTCGCCTAAGCCATTTATAATACCAATACCTGTTACTGCGTATTGTTTCATTCTTCCTCTACTCTGATAACCAAAGGATATCCGTTTTGTCGGGCTAACATAGTTCCTTCGACGCCTTTTTGTTCGGCAATTTCGTGCGGATAAATTCCTGCAATGCCTGCACCTTCATTATGAACCTGCATAGTGACTGTTTTTGCACTGGCTTCATTATGTTTAAAAACGTGCATTAGTAGAGCAATGACAAAATCCATAGGAGTGTGGTCGTCATTCTGTAGGACAACTTTATAAAGTCCGGGGCTTAAGATATCAAAATCATTTTCAGTTTCGACGATATCTTTAGTTTTAGTTTCTGCCATCTTAAACTCTTTTCTGTGTATGGTGTAAATTGGGGGATTGCTCCCCCAATGCTTTTACTTGATGGCAATCATGCGAGGCTTGAGTGCTTCAGGTACTTCACGTGTTAGTTTAACACGAAGAATACCGTTTGTCAATTCTGCATCGCCCACGATGATATAATCAGCAAGTGTAAAGCTACGCTCAAAATCTCGAGCAGCTAGACCACGATGTAGATACTTGCTAGCATCTTCATCTTTTAGACGCTGTCCTCGGATAGTGAGTTGGTTTTGATCAACTTCAATAGTGATATCCTCGCGATCAAACCCTGCAACAGCGATTTCAACTTCAAAAGTGTTGTCGTCGTGTTTTAGGACATTGTATGGTGGATAGTTGTGTTGAGCGGAGTTTGCAAAGCGTCTTTCAGCATCTGTGAAAATACGATCAAATCCGATAAGAGCTCTGTTTAGAGCAGAAGTGTCAAAACGAGTAATTGCGTTCATAGTTTTTCTCCTTAATAAGCAAGAACGTTTGGGCATTGTGCCCGATTTGTAAGACCCATTATGGCGTCCTACAAATTTATTTATGCCGGCAAATTTGAAATTTCTTCCAAACTTGGAGCATAATTTCCTCGGTGCTGTACAGAAATACTAGCAGCCTTGTTAGCAAATAGTATAGCATCTTCTATGCTTTTTGTCTGTAGATACTGGTAGGCTAAAGATGCCAGAAACGTATCCCCGCATCCACATACATCCATAACTTCTACTGCCCTTGTTGAAAACAGTGTTTCGGTATGAACTGTTTTTAGCATAGCTCCTCGATCGCCTAGTGTAACAATCAAGTTCCTTGGAATGCTGTATCTATTTTTGTATTCAGTTTCGTTGATTTTTATATAAGCATTATCGGCACTGAATCTCGATAAGTCTCGTTTCTTTGTGTCAATAAACACAGGACAGTTGGCAGACCTAATAACATGCTCAATATGCTCATAGGTTAGAAAACCTTTATCGTAATCAGAAATAACTACAGCATCGAACGGTCCTGCAGGGATCTTTCCACTCCAGGGTGTTAGACTGTGTTCGTTATCGACTCGCAATAAGTGTTGCCCCGACTTTTTATCAATGAAGCGAGTTTTAGTTATAGTTTCGTAGTTAGTTATAAAATCAGGATCGATGCCTAAAGCAGTAAAGTTTCTGAATACATTCTCGGACATGCCGGGCAAGGACATTGTTTCAACTACCTTAATAACAGGTACAGGTGCTTCCGGGCTAAGTCTATCAACTGTGCCTATTTTATATTCGTCAATACAACTATCACCTATCAGCAATACGTTGAATGATGTTTGTTGTTGAATAGTCCCCGACTCGTTCATAATAAATTACTTCTTTAGAATATTGATGGGCAGTACCCTCTCCGCCCTTCCAGTCACTGCCTTTGACATAGACCTCCGGTTTCCAACCTTTCATGATTTCAATCAGTTCTTCTTTACTGTCAAAGAACATAACTGCATCTACAGCTTTTAGATTTAATAAATGAAATTTTCGATCTTCTTGATTGTTAATAGGCCGATCAGTGCCCTTGAGCTCTTTTACACGACGGTCAGTATCTATAGCTACCAACAGCCGATCACCTTGACTACGTGCAAAGTTTAATAGTTCTATATGGCCCCTGTGTAGTATGTCAAAGGTACCATTAACCATTACACGTTTCATTTTTGACTGTCGCCCGGAGCAACACGATAATTGTCTGCGATTGAGTCCGGCGTGCTAACTTCAATGATAGTACCCTCTTCAATGCAGATCAGTTGATGCGGCTCGAGCGGCTCATTACGCCATGTACTACCTTCTTCAAGAATTTCTACTCGGCGACTAGCATCATGAGTTATAATGTAATGAACTTCAAACTTACCGTTGAGTACATACCAAGTCTCATCTTTCTGTGCGTGGAAGTGCATGGAGAACTTTGCACCTTTGTTGAACTTTAGCAGTTTGCCGCAGTATTTGTCGTTGGTGGCCCAGATAAGTTCGTGCCCCCAACCTTTTTCTACGAATCCTTCGAGTCTCATTAATATTCCTTGAGTTTTTGTTTTATGTCTTTGTGTTTGACAATTAAGATATTATGTCTCACACCATTATATATGACAGGAAGGTCGGGCATGACGGTAATTCTGGGTCCTTCTATTAAACTGACTAACGTATCGTTACCTACACTGCCAATAAAGGGTATCTTGTTCCAATAGCCGAATACACGATCTCCAATAAAGTATTTAGGCTTGTAGGCAATCTTGTCAAAATATTCAGCATAGTTAGCCATCTAACGGATCTCCAAAAATATGATTCATCATACGCTTTTCTACCTGCTCTTTATCACATTTAGTAGTAGCACAATCGAAACAGATTTGTTCGCCGTTAGGCCCATAAGGACGGCATTCTGCAATTATACCACACATTTCGCAAGCCTGAGGAGGTTCCTCCATAATAACACCGCGACCGCTCATTTTGGCACTCCAATAAAATTTCTTAGATCTCGAAACGCTTCTTCACGTCCCGCCTTATATGCTTGATTTAGAGCATCGACAATTTGCCAAGGCTTTAGATCTTCTTTGCGGATAACATAAGTTCTGAAGTCTGCACTAAGACCGTGATCAAGCAGAATATCGCAAGGCTCGTAGCCGTTATCCGTTTCTCTAATACAGTAAAGGCGTGTCATTTTTTACTCGAGTTTGTTAATAGATACATGCTAACTTCGGGACCATCTACTTTAACAAGGTCTTGCGGATACTTATTCTGTTCCCACTTACTACCGATCTTAGCAACTTTGATCATTTTAGGGTTAAACTTTTTAATAACGCCAATGCCCAAGCTATTGCTCTGCGGATATACTACGCAGTCTCCAAGTTCGAGTATCCTACCTAGTTTGTCTTTATGTTGAGGTATTTCTTTAGCCATTAGTGGTAGCCTTCCTCTTCAGTATAAACCATCCAACGACCTTCTTCTTCATTCCAATGACGATTGTCGTAGAATGTAAAGCCAATGTGATATCCTAGTAATCCCAATTCAATATTAAATCCTGCGTGATCCTGACGAGTTGTTATTTCAATTTCAATACGGAACAGCTCAGGGCCTTTCATTATTTGAAGTTCCCAGAATTTATTCTTAAATGGAGTATCTCCCATCCAAACTTTAATGTTCTTAAAGCGGTCCCACCAAAAAGGATTACGGATGTTGATATTAAAGTAGATCATTCTTCGTCATCTCGTAGTTGGTCACGGTAGAAAGACAACTGATCAATCATATTTTGAATCCCTAGTCGATTCATAGTAACTTCACTATAGCCCATAGTGAAGGATACTCGATTGTTATCAGTTAAACCTAACCGGTAATAGGTCCTGCCTGCCTTTTCGGGTTCAGGTTCTGGGGGCTCTACTTCCGGCATTTTGGGATAAGATTTAGGTTCCGGGAACTTAACTACATTAGTTTTTTCCATATCGTCTCCATTCTTTTTAATAAATCTAAAAAAATCAAACATTAAAGGCTCCATGTTAAAATAACGTGCTACCGGAGGGCACCAAAGAGGAATACTGAGTACCAATACGAAACACAGCGTTGCAAGTTCAGGTCGGGCTATCTTAGTTGTGATAAAGATAATGCCTACGATGAAATAGACAAAACTCGTCCAAAACAAATAGTAGCCACTTGTGCGTCCAAAGAGTTTCATTTTGACCTCACACAGCGATAAGCATCAGTTTTCAATCCCAGCTGACGGGCGGCATCCTCACACATTTCTCGACCATTTTTACCCACATCAACGGAATTATAAAACTCGCCCAATGGTCGCCAATCGTATTTGATAACATCGGCAGACTTGGCAGAAGCCCCTGCGCCAACTACTGTCCAGATCATTAGGATATAAATCATTCTTCGATGTACTCCTCTTCTTCACCAACATTCTCAGACTCCCACTCTGCCTTTTCCTTATCCAACACAGTAACGGTAGCGTCGGCAAGCAAACGTAGAGCACCGCCACTGGAACTTTGACTTCCTTCGTGTCCGCCCGGAATCCAAGTCTTACGTGCGGCGTGCATGAACCCATCGATGAATACAGCCTTGAGGTGATCGACAAGAACTTTTTCCAAATTGTTGATAGATTCAACTGTGCCTACTTCGAGTCCTCGGCGGATAACACTCTTCATATCTACAATGCGGCTGTAACGATAACTGTCCCCACGCAACCATTTGGCTACCTTGTTAGGATGTCCATATGGAAACAAACCTTCAAAGCCATCGTAGAGCATGTAGCTGGCTAGTGTGTCGTTTTCGTCTTCTTTTGCTTTAGCAATCTTTTCCATTGCCTCGTTCAGCAAAGGCCGAATGTCTGCTACAATATCAGCAAACTTATATTTGATATAGTTGTTGCCGTAGCCGCAGGTGCCTTTGCCTTCTCCGACATAGTCTTGGATACGACGATTCTCAAGGATATGATCTACAATGTCCTTACGGAACATAGTGAAGTAAATCTGTGTAGGTTCTGCACTAAGGCGTCCTTGGATCTGCAAACGATCTTCATGCACAGCTTCAAAAAACTTTTCCGGAGTGAATCCTTCTTTCTTGACAGCAATGTCGTGGTACTGATTTTCACCTACTTCCATTTCTACAAGATCTTTTTTAATACCGCCCATGATCAAGTTAAGAGCAATACCATGACTGTCTTCGCCACCGCCGTAGTCATCGTAGGTGCTTTCAAATGGCAGAAGCAAGGGAGTAAATAGGCTAGTGCTATAGCAATGATCGTATGACTTGTTCTTTTCCAAAACAAACACATACACAGGAGTGCCCGCAGTAATGTGCAAATTGCTCAGGCCACAGGTTTTATTCCAACATCCCATGATTACATCTTTCCAAAACTGCCAGGCTTGCCAGCATTAGGGTTTTCACAACGAACACCTTTGCCAAACTCGTCGAGAATTTGACGAGCCTGTCCTTCTTGCCCAACAATGAACTTGTATCCTTCGATACAACGGCTTTCAGTCATACCATTAATACCCCAGCTGATGGTATTGTTATTACTGGTATTGCCGGTAATAACTGGTATTGCAATCAATACAATGCAACAGGCAAAAATTGCCAGCACCATAATTTCAATTAGAGACATTCCACGTTGTTTCATTTTGAAGCCTTTTCATTACGAACCGCAGTCCAGACTAGAGGAGCAAACAGTACAATCATAAACACAATCCAGGGCAAGACGGCACTTTTAAAAAGTTCGAAATCCAGGATATAAAACATGTAGCAGGTAAATGCCACTAACGAATAAGCAAGATAACCAAAAACAGCCATTTCGGTCTTTCAGCATTAGTTGAACATGTATATATTATAGCATAAAAGAAAAGGGCCGTCAAGGCCCTTGTTCTTGTTTTTATTGCTTACTTAGGCAACATCAACGATGTCATGTTGCTAGGAACAACGATAGTCTGAACCTTACCATTCTTAATACCTTCGGAGATATTCAGAGCAGCCTGAGCATTCATGAATGCAATTGAGCTAGAACTGTTGTTAGCCAGAGCAGCCATTCGACGTGCTTCTGCTTCGGCAGTTTTAACTTCGATTTCCTTTTGCTTCAACTCGTTCTTGCTACGAACCAAATCGTTAGCACTTTGAACAACACTATCAGCTGGAGTTACGTTACGAATCATAACCTGTGTAATAGTAATAGCACCATCTAGTTTTTCCTCAGCAAGGTTACGAGTGATTTCGTCCTTGATGAAGTTTTCCATGGCATCTCGGTTATCTGCCATGTCCAATGCTTCGTGCTTACGTGCGGCCTTGTAGATAGCGTTACGTGCATTTTGGACAATGTAGTTGTACATCAAGTAGGTATCACCTTTGTGATCAGCGTGGAAACTGCGGTTCTTAGTTGAGTACAGTTCTGCGGCCTGATTCTTATTGAGGTTATAAACAACCACAGCATCAAGATCCTTCATAGTGCTGTTGTCTTTGGCAACAGGAGTCATATTCTCCAAAACCACATTGACATCCTTGTAGGGGAAAGTCAAGACATCACCGATCAAGACTTGATTGAACGAGCCTGGCTCAAGTTCGCCCGGTTTGACCTGTTTGTCAAAACCAACTCGGACACCAACCTCACCAGTTTCAATACGAGTACAACCAGTAGCAAAAACGGCCATACCCAAAACAGCAGCCACCAAACCAAAACGCTTCATTTTCAACATTTCATTTCCTTAAATTAAAAGAGGATTACCAAACCAAACATCAGTATCATCGCAACTGATGCACTAATTATAGCATAGACCGCGGCCTTTGTCAAGTCCAGGGCCTGCTTTCCTGTCATCTTTTGGACTCCAAGAATGCCTGCCCAGACCAGAGCCGCTAATACCAAGAATAGTAAAATGACTCTGATCATGGATTAGTCCTTAGTTGGAAACGGCCACTGTGCGGCAGGATTTTGACCTGCTGGCTTAGCCTTGGGCACATAGCGCCAACGTTCTGCTTGACCGTGATCAGCATCTAGGACTCCAAGATCGTAGCCGTTGTCATAGTTCTGATAATCCTTACCACTATAGGTGTTATGGTAGTCCAAACGGCGGAAACCATCGCTGTAACCCTTCTTAAAGGCACTGTCGCCTTCGCGCGGAGCATCCGCATAAACAGTTTGGGTACCGTTGGCATTGGCCTGTACAGGAGCAGTAAAAGCATCTTCTGCCTTGACGCCCATTTCACCGATAACTTCGTAGCGGCAAGCACGACCTTTGGCGCCGTTGTAGTCCGACGGAATCGAAACAACGTCACGTGGATTGATCTTGACAATAACGATACGGCTGTCACTGCCACCGAAGTGGTCCAGGTAACTCATACCACAGAAGTGAAGACCAGTGGAGCAGGTTTGATCCTTGTTGTCATCAACTTGGTTACGTTCCATTTCCACAATCTTACCAGGACTATTGTCCATAGTACCTGAATGGATATCCAGGAAGTTACGACGGACTTTCTTGTAAGCAAGGAAGTGACCATCTGGAGTTAGCGGCAGGTTGTTCTTTTCCAAGAAGCCGTAGAGTTCATCGACTGAACGCTTGCTTGGGTTCAACATGAGGTTTTCCATGAACAGAACCATGGGCTCAATGCTAAAGCCTTCTTCCAGCATGGCAATCATACGAGTTGCCAGTACGCCAGCAAACGGAGCACCTTTCCAGAACAGTTTCTCGCCCTGGATGCTAACGTTACCACGACCGTAGTTGAGTACGATTTTAACTGGATCGATGATCTGCTTGACAGCATCCCAATCTCCGGCCTTGATAGCTTCAACTACCTTGGTATAGGTAATGTGGGTTTTCGCAATAGTATGCGGCTTGCCATCAATAACAACAGTTACGTTTTGGCCTTGGATAATAAACGGATAACTCATTTTAAACGCCTTTCTTAGCATCAATCAAATTAACATATTCTGCGATTTCGCTCGCATCTACGCGGTAGGTACTCAACTTCAACAGCAATGGATAACGCATATTCACCTCACGAAGTTCATTGTTGTACTTAGTTTGGAGACTAGTGGGATCCAAAGTTTTGTTAGGAGCAAAGTTCCTAAACAGTCTTTCAATATTGTAGCGCGAACCATCGAACTTGTCAATACCGTTGAATACCGAAACAAACTTCAAATAAGGACTCGCCTTGTTTTCAATGAACATCGAAACATCACGGTTGTTGAACTGAAGAATGTCAGCATGATCCAAATTGCTACGAACCAAGCTCATCAGCATTTTAGTCATATCACGCTTAACCAATTGCTCGGCAATGTGTTCTTCAAAGTTCTTCCAGTTTGGCTTTTTCTTGATATCTTCAATGTCTTTTTTACGAACACCGTAGATTTCGCCGTTGAACAGACCTTTGAGACTCTTAACATCTTCGTAGAGTTCTTTGCCACCGGTGTAGCCTTTGGTACTCTGCATGTAGAAGCCACTCAGCGGAACATAGTAGTAGGTAATGGGCTGACCAGTAATAACATCCTTGTCGGGAAACTTGCTAGTATCACCGGCATCACGCCACACCATGTCCTCGTCACTACGACGATAGCCACTACCGCCACGACGTTCCAGTTTAAGAATCGTTACATCGCGACCCAACTTTTCACGTTCGGGCTTGTTTAATGTGCTAGCGGCAATACGACGATCATTAGGAGGTTCGCAGATTGCGGCAAAGAAACTCTTAAGGTCCATTTCCTTGCTCTTGTCTGCCTTCTCCAGAATCCAGATACGGCGGCTGTAGTGCTTAGTACCTTCTTCACGGAAGTGATAGTTAGCACGACCCTGAGCACCGGTCTTGATGTCGTTGATAACAAACACACTACCGGCATCAACATTAATATGCCATTCGGGCCAAGTAATGTAATGGCCTTTATCATCACGAGCATTGCCGTCTGCATAGGCAGTGTAGGTCTTGCCGTTCTTAAGAGTCTTAGAACTAGCACTTTGCTCAGAACACTTGATAAGGATGTTATAGTCCTTGGCAAGATCACTGACCTTCAGTTCGAAAGTCTTAGGACGAGCACCATAGCCATGTTTGTCATCAAAAGTAGGCAAGGGGTTAGCTTTGACATACTCTTGCACAGCGGTACGCCACAGTTGAACATCACGCTTCTTATAAACGTAGAGAGCACGATCCCACAGGTTAGGCAGAGCATTGGCTTCACGAGCCAAAACTACACTCAGCGCCTTGCTGACAGCTTCGAGTTTGTTCTTGATTGCTTCGATAGTCTGAGGAATGTAACTCAAACCTTCACGACTAGCTTGGAAGTCTAACTCGCCAATACCGAAGTGCATTTCCAAACCACAGTTCAACATAACTGCCAAGTCACCGAGCGTCTTGTCACTGCGAGGGATGTCAATAGGGTAAGCAATATTACCCATGATGGCAATACTTTGATGCTGACTCTTGATAGCATGAACACCAGGAATGATGTCGCGGCTTTCGTATTCAGTGTTAGTAAATTGGAAGTTATCAGCACCACTAACAACCGGACGCAGAGCAAAGTGCTTATAGACATGGCGAGCTTCTTGCTTGAACTTGTCAAAGTCGTAGCGATCATTGACTGCAAACTTAACTTCAACCCCAGCAGGATCTGTAGTGTCTTCAGTCATCATCAGTGCAATACTAGGCACACCAGCTTCGTTAATGAAAGCAGTGTAGATACCCTTCTTGCCATCTTTGATAGCAGTAACGGTAAAGTTGTCGGTGTAAGAGAACGGCGACTTGGAACCCAAGCCCAGCGCACCGATGAACTCGTTAGACGCAGTCTTAGTAGATTCGAAGTAAGTGGTGTAAATGTTAGTAACCTGTTCGTGGCTCAGACCAGTACCGTAGTCACGGATCGAGAAGAACGGTTCAAGTTGGTTAGGCAGGTGAACATCAAACGGAGTATCCTTTTTACCTGCGGCGGCATGACTATCTACAGCATTACAGCTCAATTCACGCACAATGGCACGAATCTTGTTAGCGTAAAGACCGCTGGAAAGAATGTTAAATGCTTTGGCCGAATTGCGAATACGGAACTCGCCAATTTCGCCAACATTGGAAACAATAGCTTCATTTGCAGGAGCATTGTTGAGAATCATTTGAAAGCCTTTCTGTGTTTGTCTGTATGTATATATTATAGCAAGGTTTTACCTAAATGTCAAGCGGTTGTGCCCTGAGTAATCAACCAAAGTAGCACTTGATTCTTATCCAAAACAGCAATATCTTTTGAGAATTTGGTTACTGGGCGAGCAGTATGCCCACCGTTCCAAATCATCATTTTAACATTGCCCCTACCACCATCGCGGGCTTTACCCAATGCTTTGACTTGGTATATGTTGCTGTAGAATACCACAAAGTCATCCACTTTGATCTCACGATTGATAATGTCTGTGATCATTCTTCAACTCCGAATTCTACAGCCTTTGTAGCTTCAATCATAGCATCTGCTGGCGCCGCCCAAAAGTTAGGCTGTCGGTTTTTTTCAGTCTCTCGGAAAGTATCGAAAATACGATCTTGGACACGAGTGCAAAACTCTTTAGGCCAAGAATCCATAATGGCAAGGAACTTTTTAAGACTGGCTTCCTTTTGTTCTTTAGAAAGTCCATGCTTGTTGTGAGTTTCTCGAGCAAGTTTGGCAAGGTAGAGGATAACCGCATCTACCTGCTCGTCAGTAAAATCTGAAAGATTGACAGGATTAGATTCGGGCTGTTTCAGTGTATCAATTACATTGTCCATTTCTGGCTCCTTTGTGTCTGTATGTGTTAATTATACACTGGTTTTACCAGGAAGTCAAGTATCGTCAAAAAGATTTATAACATTTTTTGTTTTTTTGGGCTTTTTAGCTTTTGGTTTAGCGTCCGGATTTCGAATAGCTTCCAAAACGCCCTGTTCGTACTTGTCGTCCGGTGTAGTTTGGACACCTTCCGGAAGTTGTGTGCTCAATTGCTTGTTGGCTGGAGTAACAGTAGATTCTACAGTTTGGTTAATTCGAGTAGTGGCAATGTCAAAGTATTCTTTGGTCATTTCTACGCCAATGAAGTTTCTTCCGGTAAGTTTGGCACTCACGCCGCAACTGCCCGAACCCATGGTAAAATCTAGTACAGTATCGCCCGGATTGCTATAGGTCATGATAAGCCAATTTAAGACGTTAGTCGGCTTCTGTGTTGGATGCACGGTCTGTTGAGCACTGAAATTGCGGCTAGCATGAAGAATACTTTTTGGATAACGAGTTCCGTGATTCTCCCCGCCTAGATAGACTTTGCCGTTGTTACCAAAACCGTATCCGTGACTGTTCTTGCCTGTGCCATAACCTTTTTCTTTGTCCTTGGCTTCTCGCTTGTAGGCTTCACCTTCTTCCATAATAGGATTGTATGTGCCGCCACTTTCTTTGCTAAAGACCATAATGTTCTCATGGACTTTCTGAGGACGATATTTGGCTAGACCGGGACTACCGCACTTATTCTTGTTCCAAATAAGCTCGTGTCGGAACCAATCAATTTTACTAGCAATAACAAGGCTAGTAAATGGCTGACTGCCGAAGATAATTATGTTGGCTTTTGGCTTGCAGATTCTATCTAGCTCTGCCCACATCTTAGTAAAGTCTAGTGTCTTATCCCACTCAATAGTAGTTGTACCGTATGGAGGATCAACACAGACCATATCTACACTTTTGTCTGCAATTTTTGCAAACGCTTCAAAACAAGATTCATTAAACAGTGTTATATTCATTGTGTTATTTACTTTTTGTTTTTGTGCTCTTTTCGATCTCAGGCTCGGCTTTGAAGTTAGCCTTTCGATAAGCAATGGCCGTTTTCCACTGCTCGGCTTTGAGTGCCCAGCATCGGAACGCACCGTCTGTGATAACATTATAAAAAACTTCTTCAAAGGTTTTCTCGCCGGGCGCACAATCGTGTTCTTTATTCCAAACGATTTGCAAGTTATTGGTAGGATTTTTAAACCAATGAGTGATTTGTTTTACACCGCGTACCATAACATGACTAAAGTCTTTTTTATCTAAACTAAGAAACCAGTAATCGCGAGTAGTTTCTTTTTTATGTTTAATAATCAACTCTGCAAATTTTGTATCGCTGATCTTATTAGTAATTTTAAGTTTTTCGTACTGGTCGAGAGTTAGATCAGTAAGAGCCCACAATATCCCTAACTTACTAAAGGCATTGTCCGAACTACCGATAGAAGTTTTGATATTTACAGCATGAGCAGAACCATCGTAGTCGATAACTTCCATATCCATAAAACTACGAAGCACACCTTCTTTAATACGGTCTTTAAATTTAGGCTGATTTTTCAACCATGCAATAATCTTATCTTCATCATTTTTACTATTAACTCTCCCCTCGCTGTTCTCATTAACAGCCTTTAGGTTTGACTTTTTAAGTGCTTCGACAATTTCGTTTAAGATTTGAGGGGCTTTTGGGTTGCTCATATTATTCCTGATGGTCTGCTGAGTCGATTTGTTCTTGCCAGAATTGGCGAGCTTCGGCTTCGTTGTCAAACGATTCTAAAACATTCATTCCGCCGAGTGGATGTGGGAACCAAACTAGCCATTCTTCACGGTCTTCGTCATATGTACAGTGTAGTTCAACCATATCAGCTTCCTTTCAATATGTAACATTATAAACGAAAAAACCGACTCTGTCAAGAGCCGGTTTTATCATTTTAACCTGAATTACAGATTAAAAAGCGTCCCAATGATAGCCACGTTCGCGAACCTTAGTAAGTGACAAACGCTCACCGTCTTCGTTCATGAACACGAACTTGCCAGTTTGGCTATCGACCTGCTTAAGGTCTTGCCCATTAAATCGGGCACATTCCCAATCGAAGTCTCGGGAAACGGAGCCATCAACAGCTTCTGGGCCAGGAGTACCATCTTCGTCCCAGACCTTGTAGTCAATGCTGACATTCTGAACCAGTGGGTTGCCTTGCCATTCAGTATCAGCATCCTTTTCAGGAACATCGACACCATCAATCTGCAGGGAAACCTTGTAGCGAGTTTCGCCACCGAACTCTGGACGAGTGTTCAGCATCTTCATGACCTGATTCGGAGTTTCACCGTAACGGTTCATTTCTTCAACCATTGCTTTCAGCATGTCAAAGTTGAACTGATCAAACAGTGTAGCAATACGGCAGACACTGGGAATGTGATCCTTGTTCTTCAAGTTGTCGTCGCAGTACTCGATGATAAAGTCCTGCTCCAAACCCTTGTACTCCATCATGTAGTAGATACGACCGGGACGGTTACGCATGTGTTCATTGACACGCCACTTGTCGTTACAGGTCAGAACGAACAGCTTTTTGCTGGGATATACGCCATCCAGCAGAGTCAGCATCTTTTCCTGATCTTCACGATCATAGACCTTTTCAAACTCGTCAAAGAGGATAATAGTCGGTTGTTCAATCATCTGCATGAAGCCGTTGAAGTCCTCACCGCACCATGGCTGGTTGATGACGATTGTAGGCACTCCGGCTTTGGCACCTTCAAGGCTCAGCATTTTGGCTAGCAGGGTCTTACCAGAACCTTTTTCACCAGTCAGCATAATGCCAGTGGAGGCCGTACGGTCATTGAAGGTGTTAAGAATACGATCAGCTTGGCGCTTAGTATCGCCGTAGATCTTACCCTTTATTTCAAAGCCGTCAATTTGTTCAAGATAAAAGCAACCGGCCATTTTGTCAAACTTAACAGTGTAATGTCCAACTGGAAGAGCCTCGTGAAGGTCCATTGCTTCCTTAGTCGAAACATTAAAACGAGTACCGGATTTCAGAAAGTAAGTCATTGTGTCTTTCAGTGTGTTGTTGCTATAGACAAATTATACATTAAAAACAAGGGGTTGTCTAGACCCCTTGTAGTTTATTTGCGAGCGTTAGCTCGAACTTCTTCGAAGGTAATCTCTTTTACAAGACGACCATCGCGATAGACTTCAACCATTGCCGATGTCCATCCACCGATGCCTTTGTCAGTCCAACCAGTAGGTGCAGTAACACCACTAGCAAACTCGCCGCCGCTGGTCCAGAGTTGAACACGACCTGCTTTGGACTTCTTGCCCGAATCGGTAACTGGGTCTTTTTGCACATCGATCCACTCGCCGTTGATCTCTGCGGAACTGCACTTCATTGCGAATTTTTGGGTGTCTCGATCGACTTGCTGTAGAAGGGCGCCGCCCATGCCGAAAGCAATGTTGTCTGCACTCCAACCATTAGCCATAAAGGCCCCCAATATACTGCGGATAGTGAGTTCATTAACCCCATCACCTTGGATAAGTCGGACATTGTTAAGGACTTTAAATCCTTTTGCGTTTGTTGTGTAACCAAATTTTTCTCCTAAGATTTCAACCAATCGACGATTAACTTCAACAGGATCACCGGAGTCAGGACGAATAACAACGGTAGCGCCACTATCAATAACAAGCTGGCGGAGATCTTCCCCCCAAAGTTTTGATGCCGCATTGTAAATATCGTAACTGTCACTAACCACGGCAACAATGCTGCCTGCTCTACCAAACTGACGAACCATGTTTTCATATGCTTTTACCTCGTTGTCTCGTCCCCAACTAGTAATTGTACTGTGCTCTGCGGCAGGGATAGAGAAACCCGCAACCCCAGCATTGTAAAATTCGCGAGCATACAAAACACCAGAAATAGTATCACTGCCCATGAAGTTAATAAGGTGTGATGCACCTCCGATTGCCGCTGATTCAAGGCTAGAAACACCACGAGCACCGAAATCGTGCAACTTAAAATCAATGAGGCTAGGGTCACCTGTTTTCTCCAAGTAGTCAAGGATCACTTCGCGGATCTTGTGCGACTGTGTTGCCACAGTAGTTGGATACCAAATGGCACGAAGCAGAGCAGTTTCGAGCCAGGTAGTTAGCCAGAAGCATTCTGGGTCTGTGTTTTCAATTGTAGCAAGGACGTTTTTAACAGGTACAACGGTTCCCTCGGGGACAGCTCGAATGACAACTGGGAGGTATCCATTGTGCTTGTCAAGGATGTACTGCCATCCTGCTCGGTTGAAGGGCTCACCGTGTGCGGTAAGGATTTCGTCAGCCACGTCAATGTCTGACTGTGTGATTGGCCCCAGTAGGTATTCCTTGATAAAAGCCTGTAGTCCGAAGAATACTGTTCTATCGTAACGCCCACCCCGGCTTTCAATATACGAATAAACACCAGTAGTTCCTGCCGGGTATTGTTTGAACATGCTAACTTTGTAGCTGTCTGTGTTCAGAATGATGTTGCTTGCTAATTTCATGATAAACTCCTTATCAGTTAAATCACCCTTGCGTCTATCGCTTGGGCTTAGTTATAGTATAACAGAACCCCATTGTCCTGTCAACCGAATTCGACTAAAGTAACTGTACCACCTTTAGCCGAAATTTCTTTGGCAAAGTTTTCAATCATTGCCAAAATTCTTTTCTTGTCGCCGCCAGCCAAACCCATACCAATGTAGGGCAGACCGTAGCGTTGTGCGCCATATTGATGCGCCAATTTACGCAGAATCAATTCAAACGATGCATACTCAAACACATCTTCGCCCTGACTACTGGTACTGTATTGTGTATAAGCATTGATAATTCCAAATCGGACTGGAGCACTGCCAGCCTCGTCATTCCAAGCAAAAGTCCAATTGCCTAGTTTGTTGATACTACCTTTGACAGTTTTGCTATCAACTGCCTCTGCCATTGGATAGCGCCGAGCAATCTGCGGAGCAAGACCTGCACCCATTGCATTGAAACAATTACAGCCTTGGATGATGATATCAAAATCACCACGGTCTGCCATGTCCAACAAATTACCTTTAACTTTGTTCAGCATTTTGATACCTGTATTCACGTTTGAGCCAATATTTGTATTTGGCAAAATATTCTTTTGCGGTATAACTCAGTGGTTGTCCATAAGATTGTAACTCATCTTTGTGTTCATACCATTGTTCTTGACACCAGCTTCTGAAGGTCATATTGACTCCTATACTTTTTCATGCGTTGATAAATTTGCGGATGCACAGTTAGCAGGTCTTTTGTATAACAGCGAACATAATGCTCCCTATGTTGCTCCCCGATGCCCGAGCCATCTACGTTGTAGAAGTCTGCACGACTACAGTGTCTTGCTCGAGCCATTACGTCTAGCCAGTCAATTCGATCAATGCGACCAATTTGACAGTAGGCGTTACTGACTCCAATGTAACCTTTTTTAGCTAGCTCAAGTGCAAACACTTCGGCAACGAGCTCGTCGGGATCAGTAGGACCGTAGGTCACATCTTCTTCAGTAATCTTTGTTTTGAACAGAAGCATTTTCTAATCCTTTGACAAACAAACTGCCTACCATTGCCAACAGGAACAAACAGGCAAGACCTACAGCATAAACTATCAAAAATTCAATCATATTAGGCACCTAAGAAGTGTTGCAGGATTTCGTAATGGTCTTCAAAACACTCTTCGCTCTTTACTTCGGCAATAGGAACCCAACGTGCTTTCTCAGCATCGTCTAGACCTTTTACACGAGGCAGTTCCCCATCAGGCAACTGGATATAAAATGCGTGAGTAATAGTACGACCACGAGCGCTACGATCAACAGCATCAAAAACCTTAGAACGCTGGATATTTCCTCGGAGGACTGGCGCCGGGACTTTGATACCGGTTTCTTCGCGGAGTTCGCGGATTGCGGCATCTTCGACTGATTTGTCGGTGTTGGCATTTACGAAACCTCCAGGAAGTGCCCACAGACCTTTACCGGGTTCTGAACGGCGTTTAATCATAAGTACGTGCCCGCTTTGAATCACTACTGCATCGGCAGTAGAGAAGATTGGAGGATAAGGTAATGATGCATACTGTTTCTTGTAATTGGCAACAAATTCACGCTCCTTGATGATTTGTTCATATTCAGATGTGGCACGGAACTGTTCCAAGAATTCAAAAGTAGTTTCGGGAACAACACCTTTAATGAACTTCATATTAACATCGGACTTGAAGTACAGGTCGCGAATATTAACAGCGCTCAACGGTTCAATTTCTTCCACGTTAATGTACTCCCATTGAGGGAACATGTCGAGGTAGAACGAACTGTCATCTTTCTTATGACCGATGATAGCATCTTTAGTTCCAAGGCAACGGTACTTGCTGTGGATACCTTGAACACGAACTGCCCATGCTTGGTCATTGTAGATAGTGTCAATGTTGGGTTCAACATACACACGCATACTGAGCCCAGCAGTAGCCGCACGAATCATTCGACTGCGTTCATCGAACGTAAATGGGTTTTTATAAGTACGCGGTTGATTAGCACTACCGACAACTACAACCAACTGATCAGTTAGTGCGGTGCATCGCTTGATGATCTCAAGGTGTGCTGAGTGTAAGGGCTGGAAACGCCCGATGAGCATAATGGTGCCATATGGCTTAGACATAGAAAAATCCTTTCTATAATTGTTAGCGCGGAGTCTATCTCTTTGCTGTATGTATTTATTATACAGGAAACATGCCCACCTGTAAAGTGGGCATTTGTCCAATTATTTGTACTTTATTTTTAAAAATAGTTCATTTGGATTGGGATATAGCTCAATTTCATAGTATCCCTGTGGTATATATGCACTAAACGGCTTGTGCCGAACATTGAGCCGCTTAATATCATTAATGAACTCAGTTATTCTGGGTGGCGGAATTTTAAATGTCGTCATCGTCGTCCTCCCAATCCATAGCATCTTCATCAATAAAGGGAACATCCTTATATTTTGGATCATCATAGTATTTGTAATAGCCCTCGTTAGGCATCAATACTCTGAAACTTAGACAACTACTCATTGCCAATGCCAGCATGGAAAACTGTGGCTTCTCCAAAATATCAGTCATATAGAATGTGCTGGTACAGGCACCGCCTACACCCTTAATGGGACCGTGTTTAATCTTCAGCTGTTTGAGCGTTTCTTTAAACTTCCAATGATCTGCACCTTCTTTGACAATGATGCGAGTAATACCCAGCTTCTGATTCCTCAGACGGATTTTATCTACAAAGGTAAGTTTAGTTAGTGTTGCACAGTTATCATCGTCAATTTGGAGCAGAGCGTCCTTGACTTTGATACTGCCTTTAGTGTGTGGATTGTCACTGGTTTCTTTAGTGCTCCACGGAATTTGACATTCTACGTGATTAACGTAAAAAGATTCTCCATGTGTTTTTAAGACCCACATTGGAATGGTCTGATCTTCTAGGTGTTTTTTGTTGAAATGGAACACCACGTCCTTACATGCGTACTCAATCTATGCCATTTTGTTTTCTCCTTTAAAAATCGAATATAGAGCGTTTCTCTTTTTTAACAAATTCTGCCGCCGCTCTGGCGCCTTCTAACCTTACAGCAGGATCCGGACTCATAAGCATTTCATTGATTAATGCTATCTTAGCCATACTTTCCATAGTTTTATCGCGACTGACAGATTCGGTATTAACAGTAGCACACCCTGTCAAAAACAATAAAAGGAAAAGTATTCGCATACAGTAATTATATTAAACTTCTTCGTCAGTGTCAAGCTCTTGAGCTTGATTTTGAGGCTGACGTTTTGCAGCCATTTGGCCTTTAGCGATGTTACAACCAGAATTAAAGCTCTTATTTTTAGAGTTGCAGTTTTTGTTGGCGTTTTTCATAGCCCACTGATATCCAGCCGAATGACCGCTACAGTCTTTAGTGCAGGGTTCGCCTTGGAAAGTTGCTTCAAGTAGTTCTGAAATTCGCATGAAATATTTAGTCGAAAAAAAAATAGGACCGGTCGGTCCTATTACTGGCTACTTATCCTATTATACGCTGCCAGCGAAGCGAGTTATTTTTCGATCAAATTATCTTTAAATATCTGCCAAGCACGATCCCATGACCAGCGATGACTACCTTCCCAAACACGCTGTCTATTTAACATTAATGCATCTTTGACTGCTTGTTTTAGATCATCATTTAGGCAACCAGTAACACCTTCATCTACAACATCTTCAGGTCCTTGACAAGGATAGGCTGCTACTGGTGTGCCGCAGGCCATGGCCTCAATCATAACAATGCCAAATGTTTCCCAACGACTAGGAAATACAAATACTTCTGCATTGGCATAGTACATGGCTAGTTCTAGGCCTGTCTTAAATCCTGTGAATGTTACATCTGGGTACTTGGCTTTATATTCTTCTAGCATAGGGCCATCACCGACCATGATCTTTTGATAGCCGGGATAATCTAAATTAAGAAAGTCTTCTAAGTTCTTTTCTTTACTAACACGACTAACACATAGTAGATATTTGCCGGGCAAGTTCTCTCTTAAACTAGGGCTAAAGATATTACGATCAACACCTCGAGTCCATGGAATAACTTCCCCTCCAAACCCCTGTTGTTTTAATTCTGTTACCATTGATTCAGTAGTAGTCAATACTTTTCCAGCATGTTTATGGAACCATCTGACTAAAGGCCAAGTAATGGCTTCAGGTATTCCAAATAAAGCACGGAGTCCTTCAGGAAACTTAGTGTGATAAGCAGTATTGTACCTAACATTATGTTTTGAAAGATATTTTCTAGCAGACAGACCAACAGGACCCTCTGTGGCGATATGGATATGATCCGGATTGATCTCCTCAATCTTCTTGCCCATCTGCCTCGGAAGGGCAATCTTGACTTCGTTGTAGCGAGGACAATCAAAGTAGCGGAAGTCCCTGGGAGTAATGTAAATAACCCTATAACCATCCAGAACCGCATGAGCCTCAATATTTTTATAGGTCGTGACGACACCATTAATCTGCTCCGATAAATTATCAGTAATGATCAAGATTGTTTTTGACATGTTGCTGTTATCTTAAATGAATTAAATTTTAGTTGATACTGCATCGTCTTTAGAGTCGATTCGCAAGACTGTTGATCCGGAAACATCAGACTTATTCTTCCTGGTTGATCGCTTGGATTTGATACGCTCACTGCTATCAATAACATTATCCACATTGTCGTACTCCTTGGTCCATGTTACTAGTTCCCAGCGACCGTCCCAGTGTTCTACAAGTGCTGTGCATGACTCTACCCAGTCGCCGTCGTTCATGTAGATCACACCGTCTATCTCTTTAATTTCTGCATGATGTATGTGTCCGCAGATAACACCATCAAACCCACGCTTCTTGCAGTAGCCTGCTAGATTCTGTTCGAACTTAAACATAAAATCTACAGCCTTTTTAACTTTGTGTTTTAGGTATTTGCTAAGACTCCAGTAACCAAATCCAAATTTGTGACGAATCCAGTTAAACTTGCCATTTAGCATTAGTACAAAATCGTATGCCTTATCGCCTAGAAAACTCAGCCAGGGTGCTAGTCTAGTAATACCGTCAAAAAGATCACCATGAACTACAAGATAATGCTTACCGTCAGCACCTATATGTTCTATTTGATTATGTATTTCTACATGACCAAAACTGAAACCATAAGGTATCATTGGTCTTAGGAATTCGTCGTGATTGCCTGCTATATAAACAACTCTAGTACCACGTTTAGCATGACCTAAAATTCGTCGAACTACATTAGTGTGACTTTGTTTCCATCGCCATTTATTTTGTTGTATTCTCCAGGCATCAATAATATCTCCGATGAGATATAAGGTATCGCAGGTATTGTGTTTGAGAAAGTTGTTTAACTTTTCCGCTTGACTATCTTTAGTGCCTAAATGCACGTCACTAATAAAAATAGAGCGATAAGTCTTGGCTGTCATGCCAGTATTTATCGCTCTATCTGTTACAGAATGATTACAATGTAATCAAATCTGAACTACGGTCCAACGGTGTGTAAAATGCTTACCTTCGGCCTTGCGTTTCAGTATCTTCGCAAACTCTTTTTTACGGAGTTTGGCGATGGTTTCTGTATCATGGTCGAAGCAAGCCTTAAACAACTTGGAAACTAGTTTCTTTTGTTTCATAGTCTTGCCCCTCCTTGAAAAATATTTATGCAAAAATTTCTAATGCTGTTCCGCATTGGCTACAGAACTTAGCACTGTGCTTGTTCTGATGACCGCAGGTTACACATTTAGGCTTTGCTTTAACAGTGACAGGCTCAGTTACAGGCTTGTTATGTCCGAGGTCGCCGACAATGCGTAGAACAATATTGTGCTTGGTAGGATCAAGTGCGCCTACTGTAGTAGTCTGGAAACTCTGTGTGCTCTTGCTACCTGCTACAGTGATACCGGTTTCATTAGCACACCAATCCATTGTGGCCATACCATCGTGTAGTTCAGTTGCATTTGGAATAGCCTTGTCGATTGCGGCACTAGCAGATGCCTGCATGGCGGCACCGTTGGCACTGAAATCAACACCACGCATTGCTCCACCGACATTAGTAGAGTATGTAGCGCCGCTGGCCTGAATCCAGCTATTTCCACTAGTTGTAGAATACTTATCAACAACACCTGGATACTCACTATTCAGTCCGCGAACGCCCGGTGGGTAGTGTGGGAATGTATTACTACCAAAGATCTGGTTAATGTTGATAACAGGACGCGGTAGTTCAAACTGATACTCAATACGGATCAGCCCGTCCTCTTCTTTAATACCACGTGGACCGTTTTCGACTGCGGCAGTGCGTTCAATAAACTTGAACTTGTTGCCTTCGGATAAGTCGCCGTTCTTAATCCAACGCTCAAGATCGACTGATCGACCCGGGTCTATGACCAATCCGCCAGGAACGGCATTCTCGCCATCGATAAAAACATTAACGATAGCTCGAACTGTATTTAGGTTTTTTAGTAAAATGCTATATTCGCTGGCAAATGGAATATAGACTGTGTCTTTAAATTCGCGGAGAATTTTGCCTTTTGATTTAATAGAGGCTACTAGTTTTTGATTGTACATCATTTTTCTTCCTTTTTACTGCACACAGACTAAGTGCATATTAGTTAAAGTCTGTTGGTTTGTAGGACCTTCCTACAAATTTATTTAGTGTCGTTATCTAACCCGAACACAAATTTGATTCTGTTTGCGGCTACCTGTCCATCGTAGCGAGTGTTTTCACAAATATCAATACACTCTTCAACGATCAGTTTAGCAAACTCTTCATAGTCAAAATTGCTATAGGGTTTATAGCATTTGATCATTATTTCTTTAATTTTTTCGTTCATTCTTTCGTCCTCAACATTTCAAACAACTCTTTACCGAGTTTGTTTTTAAACTCTTCTTCAGTCATATCCACAAGGACTTCCTTAGCCAGTTCCATAGGCAAGGCTAATGTTATTATCATTTCTGGAGCAAAGGTATTTGGATTTGCTTTTATGTGTCTGCTGATTAATCTCATTTTGTAATCCTAAATCCCACGCACCACAAATCGATGCGGGCAAACCAATTGCCATCGTTTTTACCAAATCCAATGCGTAGCATACGATTGTCTTTGTCTAAATCAAGTTTAACTAGTTGCATTAACTTTTTTATCCATAGTGGGTGCAATTTTTTCTGCTTCTGCTTCAGAAACAAATCGTGGAGGGTCATTCGCCCAATGAGGCATCCATTGCCATCCCCATGTCTTCCAATATTTTGCTATTAGATTGTTAGCGATTAGAACTGCTCCTAAAATTACTAAACCACCAAGTGCTGTTAAAACTGAACCGGCCAAAAATACTGCCGCTTGATCCATGTCCATATTATCTCCTTGTTAATTGGTGCGCTAGGCGGGAATCGAACCCGCGATTCAGAGTTTTAGAGGCTCCTGCTATGCCACTTAGCTACTAACGCAATGAATTTATTATACACTATCATGCGAATATGTCAAGACATCAAATAGCTCAGCATACTCAACTTGAGGCTCCATGTGAAAGCCTGTACCCCACACTACCCACACCCTCCTCTTATATACCTTTCTACCCCAAATCTTTTTCCCCCCAACAGTCTTAACTGGTAACCAAGCAAATACTTCACGCCACGGATAGCAACCAGCACCGTCTGTAATAACAGTATATTCCATGTACTTCTTTCCAGGACTAGGATTGAATTTTTCTGCGCCTCTATAACTCATTCTTGCCTTATGTAGTTCTATATTGAACCCTATGCTCCGGCCCCATACTATCTTCATTTGACCAATGATTCGACGATACGATATTGACGAATTGCTTCTTCTACATTTTGCCAAGCAATATCCAATGCTGGATTAGGTGTTTCTTTCATTTTGTGCAACTGAACACTGGGAGGATCTTGGTCTGTCCAATCATCGGGCGTAGCATCTGTCCAATAATAGACAATAGCATAACTACTGCTAAGGGATTGATAAGTGCGCCACTCGTTTATTTTCTTGTCGTAATAGACATAGCCGTGGTCGCTATCACCATCTGCCTTGCCGCCCATTCCCCAACCGCGATAACATAGATAGTATCCCGAATTATCAGGTTGCCGTTGTTCTGTACGATGCCAAATGCTTGTTCTCATAATTCGGGTATTTTTACAATGTGATCTGGAATTGAGTGAAAGATTTGAAGTATCTTTAAATCATCACCGTACTTTAATTTTAGCATAGATTCTTGTTTATCGCAAGTTGTTGTAATTCGTATAAAAGGACTTCCTGCACCCACATGCCATTGAGATCCGTCGGTTGCGGTAATGACCTGTGGTTCCGGTACTACGACTTCTACATGACATTCTAGACCAATAATGAATGTAGCATCGATCACTGTAGCGTCAGGTCTGTGTAAGGCCCAAATTTTTCTTTTAATCATACCCATCTCAATATACACATCGCAGCAACCTTTTCATCATAGAACCAAACATCCAGTTCTCGTTTGTCAATGGCTATCCGCATACTATAATGTCCTGGTTGCCAATCAGTTGCTTCATCTAGCCAATCTCTTATAGTTTTGATTTCTTCAACCGCAAGATCAATTTCCCAAACATTACTAGTACGGAGAGGAATGACTACACGGTGTTCGAGATTATTCATGACCACTTTAGGCTAAACAACACAGCATCTTTTTCTTTGGAAAACATCCAAATGCTTCCTCTACCTCTATATATGCCCGACAAGTTTGTTCTACACCATTCTTTAATATGATGTGCCTGTAGCTCATTCATCCTATCAGACCATTTCATTTTGACTTCAGTCCAGCCAATAGTCTTTAACATGTCGCACATAATTTCCCAGTCTATTTCTTCCTGGATCATCTTAGCCATATCTTCGACCATAGTTTCTTCAGTGTTTTTCATATTACATCCACCTTAGCGCAAACATGACAGCATCTTTCTCACGTTTGAATACAAACTTATTGTGGTTGTTGTTCCAATACCTTCCCTTGAAACGTTCCCAGCACCAACGTTCAGCTTCAGTAATCTTGTCACGAGCAACGGTATATTGATAGGGCCAGTGTTTCTTGCTATAAGGTTTATTAAACCAATCGTAATAGTATTCTTTGAATAGACTTTTACCAGTTCCCATCATAGGTTGTACTCCTACAATCTGACTAGCTATTGTCTGCGGCATTATATTCCTTATGATGGGAATCATTACTTTCGGATCAGAAGTTGTGTTTATAGCCATTTTAAATAGTAAATTACTGCATCTCGTTCAGGAACATAGAATTCGATATCGCTCAGACCAATCTGCCACAAAGGCCAATCTGTATGATCTTGCCACACACTACAATTCTTTTGTATCCAATCACAGCGTTCCCACCATGTTATTCTGTCGGTGATGCGGACAAGTGCCCACTCCACTTGATCAAGAAGAATGTCAGATATTTGTCCGGAACATCCAGGGTCCATTCTAGTTCCTTCGACCACTCTTGAGGTAGTATGCTCATAGCATGAATCAATTCGGCACATTTTTCTCTATCAATGTCTCTTTCAAAACACCATCTAATAATATCAATGGCGTAACGGTAAGGCAAAGGATTTAAATCTAAAATCATGAACTCCACTTTAGTGCAAACATTGTTGCATCTTTTGTGTTTCGAAAGTAATAATGAACACCTTTCATTGTAGGAACCATGTTCCAACGGCCTTTGAAAGCACCCATGTTCTCGCCTAGCCAAGTTTCAATGTAATAGTGATAGCCGTCAAACTCATCTTTAGGGATAAGAATTTTTGCAGGCCACAACTCTTTTTTAAGAACTCTCATGACATATCCGTACTAATAGCACGCCACACTTTCATTTTCTTTTGAGTGCGCTCGTTATCTTCTTCAGCCTTTTTGCGAGCGCCTATTTCAGTTTGTGCCCTAAAGTCTAGCCTACGATTTTCTTGTCTAAGTTCTTCAATAAAATCTGCCACAGTGAGTGTTTCGCGCTCTGCTAGTTTTTCCTGTGTAGTATGCAGTTCTCGACTTAGATAGTCAATTTCGTTTTCTAGGTGATTAATGTAATCTCCCGGATCGTAAGTGTTTTCAAACAGGCAGGTTTCTGGATTCATGCCTACATCTTCTAAACGCTTTAGAATGAAGCCGGGCATATTATCCATTATCTTAGCAAGCCTAACACGTACAGGATCTGTGTCATACTTAATAATATGATCGATCAGTTCTCCGTCTGTTAAATGATTTAAATTCATGACCACCTCAAAATAAACACTGTCATATCCCGCTCGTCCTTGAAATAGAACTTGCCTTCCTTTTCAAACCAACGAGCACCACTCTTGCCGTATTGTTCAAGACACCAATCTCGAGCAGGATCAACAATGTTCATGTGCTTGTTCCTTTCAGTAACAGGTAATGTGACCCAACTATAGGTCATGCCCCAACCTTTGGCTGTGCCCTTTTTCATTGGAGCAATTTCTGGCTCCATTTGAACACCATTAAACGAACTAGCAGTAAAAGGACCAATACTTACACTCATAATCAATCTTTCGATAAAATTCTACGTTGTGCCTTATTACAGTAACCACAACTTCTAAATTGTTCTACATAATCGTATGCACCGCGACGATTCTTAACAGGATCTCTCCACGGCAACCAAGTATGAACTCCGCAGGCACATTGCCATTGTTTTCTAGCAAGCAAGGGTTTCTCCGACAATGCTCGCATAGTGTTTTCTTTTTCTATGTTCATAAACAATTGTAACATATTATGTCCATTTGAGCAAGAACATTAGGTAGTCTCGCTCGTTTTCAAAAGCAAAAAACAGAGCATCTCCGCCCATTTCGTTTATTTCCAAACTGTACTGGGCTTGATATACACGGAGAATGTCGTGCCGCCAAGCGCCCTGGCAACTGTCTTTGCACCAATCTCTAATAGCTTGATATCCTTCCATCCAAGTTGGATATAGAATAAATGGCGCCACGCGACTTGAATGATATGAATAGAAAAATGGATAACCGTGATAGTAATCTTTAACACGATTAGCTCCCTGGTTGCGTCGAGGATCGTTATACTCTTGATACTGCTCCTCAGTCCAACCCATTTTTTTAAGATAATTACGGTGCTGATAAAAGTCGTAGCGGTGTTTTAACTCTTCTACGACATTTGCCATCAGTTCTTTGATGCTTTCAATCTGCTTTTTTTCGACCATCAAGATACTCCGAATATTTTAGCAGGAACATGGTACGCTTAGGTTCGTCATAGAAGTCTAAACAGATGTGACTCATGTAACCCTTCTGATGATCGTACCATAGATGCTCTCGTTCTACAAACCCTAAGACTTTCTTACGCTTATCGCGGATCATCATGACACTAGGGCTGTAGTCGTTGGTTAGACGATTCTTCAGCTTTTCCCACTGATGATGCAATAGTACAATTGGTTTGCTCATGACCACCTCAACAGAAACATCATATGATCCCGACGATCAGCAAAATAGATTTTAGGATGCCTATAGTGCCATCGGCGGCCGTCTCCTGGGCCAAACTTAACCTGTAGCCATTCGAACACTTCGTCAGGTACCCTGACATTATTCAGTTCGACTACATAGTATTCGTGATTGATAATTACACCTGGATGTATCATAACTTAGTTAATATTTCTTTCATTTGACGGTATCGGTCTAGTTTTGTTCTAGCACCTAACACAACTACAATGTACCGCTGGGCATTCTTTTCGACCATCATGCCCAGGCACCAACCAGCCGGAGTAGTTAGACCAGTTTTAGTAAGTGTAATATTATCAAACTCGAACAACAGCTCTTGGTTGGTATTTTGAAGTTCGATCTTTCTTATTTTGTTTTTAATGATCTGTTGAAATGACGCTTCTTTTTTAGTTGTAGTTTGTTTGATCAAGGGATAAGTGGCGCTGGCAATCAGCAGTCTCTTAACGCCAAGAATAGTAGTAACATTCCTACTATCTAGACCGCTGGCATCGCTAAAGTTTGCACTAGGCATTTCTAATAGACGTGCTTTGGCATTCATTGCTTCAATAAATGCAGTTCTGCCTCCGGGATAATCTTCTGCTAGCGTTTCTGCGGCGTTGTTATCACTGCGAACTAACATAGCCTGTAGCAGTTCTCCACGTGTCCATGTTCCATGTGGAAGAACTCCCCATACTTTAGCTACGGATTTTAAAGGTCGATCTAAATCAGTGCTGTAGTCAAGTGCCACCATTGCAGTCATTAGTTTAGTAAGACTGGCAATAGGCCGTACTTGATCTACATTTTCTTGTATTAGAGCATGTCCTGTATCTGTGTTGTATAGCAGGACGCTCTGCGGAATTGGTTTAGACCAAGCAGAGCCACATAACAGAATAAGGGCAAGGAACCGAAACATTACTTGCCATTTTCTTTAACCAACTGACACATTAGAATAAAGTGTTCGTAGGCCTTTCGAACACTGTCGTGTTCCATTAGCTTGTCTGCTTCTTGCATCATGGCCTTAACTCCTTCTTCAGCAATTTCTCTGGCACTTGGTAGTTCGATGTAAAATCGATCAGTATCAAAGACTTCTGTCATCTTATCCCAAGCCGCACGTTGCTCTTCGGTAATAGGCTTGTTGCGGGGGCGCATTTCACTGGCCTTAACTACAGCTGAACTGATAGCATCTTCGGCGACACGACCTGCGGCAATCATTGCCGCATAGTTTGGATCAATATTGTAGCGAGTACTAGAGCCCCCAGGGTAACTCATAATAATATGAGTTCCTTTGGGCATGGCGCTCATAAGGTCGCTGTCGTACTCATAAACTGGTACATACTTGCGTCCTACTTTTTCATAGAATATCTTCTTCGTCATTTTTCAATCCGTTGCTGTGTCGGTCTGTGTGTTTGTCAGGATCTTGGAATAAACGTTTTTCTTGTGCAGTCAGTTTATCTTTGTGCGTCTTACGAGGGTTACCACACATGAAGCATTCGGGATTGCCGCAGTCCATGGCGTGATGCTTATGGAATCGATGAGGTTGTTTTCCTACTTTGCTGTTGTACTCAGACACGCCATGTTGTTTAGCAATCTTGGCCTGCTTACGCACAGCGTTTTCGTCCTTAAGACGGCGGCGGCTGTTTAGATATTTTGCCAGTTCATTAGCCACGTATAAAATCCTTTGCTCGTTGTTTCATACCTTCTGGGTCACGTTGGTATTCATCGATAGCATGACGCAGTGCTTCTTCAACAAAAGCATTAAAGGTCATGTCACGGTCATGCGCTAACTTCATATACTTTAGAAGCTCTTCGTCAGTGAAGTCGATCGGAACTTGTACTCGTTCGTCGTAGTCTTTGCCATCATAGATAGCAGTAGCTTTTTCTAGCCAATCTTCATCAACTTCGAGATCAGTGTAATTAACATCATCCCAAGCCATATCGGCAAAACCTCCCATTTCTTGAACTTTGGCTTTTTGGGCTTCCTTATACAGGGGATTGATCATTCGGTAAGCACGATTATGGACATAGTCGTGTGCCTGGACTTCATAGACCATCTGTGTCTCTGTGTCAAAGATGATTGTAAAACTGTGTCCGTTTTGCTCACCATTCCAACTATCTAGCATGTAGGCTTTATGACCGTAACAGTTCCAACCAAAATCGCTACCTTCGGTAATACGGTAATTAACAATTTCCATCCATTGCTTGAGAGTGATCATCTAAATCTCCTATGTTGATGTATTATTATAGCAGGAGATGTGGTAAAGGTCAAGCAGGATTTCTTATCCAAATTATTTCGTGTGGTGTGTATTTGAATAATGGTTGATTGGGAGCAGGATGAACTGGCTTTACATTAATTGGACACCTATCTCCAATCCGTTCTTTAAATTTTTTATAAACTGATTGGGCTGTGTCCAAATTACCAGGATCAACCATAATACGAACATTTACCCAATTTGAACCACGACCTACAATAGCTTGCTCAACACTATCCAAAAACTTTTCAACTCCTTGTTCCTTAACATAATTTAGGTGTATGCTAAAACAGACATCGCTGACTGCGGCCAACTCACAATAATATTCTGCATTTCTACTACCGTTGGTTGTAGTAATAGACCGATGTCCTATGCTGTATAGATATTGTACAAAGGGCAGATAATCTTTATAAACAGTTAATTCCCCGCCAAGCATACTGAATTTCACTCTAGCTCCATGTATCCAATATTGATCAATACTATGATAGGCAGACACCATTTGTTCTAATGTTTTGTGTGCTTCGTGATTGTTGTGATCAGATTCTGGACAATACCAGCAATCAAAATTGCACCTTCTTCCCAATGCCCATGTTATAGTTTTAAAGTTAGTATCATTCGTTGATATTACCATATCGGCTTTTACTGTGTCGTGCTGACTATCTAACTTAAACTCTTCAACTATTCCATCTTTAAAAAATTCAACAACCTGCTCTTGTTGCTTAACTTTAGGGATTTCCATGTCTGCACCACAAGTACAAAGGTTCTTAGAACAAACAATCCATTCTTTATTAGATTTTAAATCATGTGTTATTGTATAGATGTTTCCTATTATGCCGCCTTCTCTACAGACAGCGTTGTAGATATTTCCGTCGTAGTCGATATACAGAGAATTAAGTCCTGCTGAACAAAACCAGTCTTTCCAATGACTTAGACCTTTTCCTAACATGCTTTCTACAGTATGCAGAGCATAGTTTTTATTTTGATCTATTAGGACAATATTTTTGCCTGTAAAGGGTATGCTCTTAGAAGTTGTCATAGTAATATTTATTTGGTTAAATACACACATTATGATTAAACCTAAGTCACAAGACGCTATTGCCGCTAGCTTAGAAAAACTTAAAACTGAAGGCAACTATAGGGTTTTCACCGACATTCTTCGTGAGCGTGGTGAGTTCCCTAAAGCTGTTTATTACGGCAAATACAATATTAAACATATCACCAATTGGTGTAGCAACGACTATCTAGGCATGGGACAACACAAAGTTGTTCTAGATGCTATGCATACCGCACTAGATACGGCAGGTGCAGGATCCGGAGGCACTCGAAACATTTCCGGCACGACACACTATCATGTAGCCCTAGAATGGGAATTGGCCAAGCTTCACGACAAGACCAGTGCTTTATTATTCACTAGTGGTTATGTTGCCAATCAAGCAACATTAAGTATCTTAGGTCGTATGATTCCCGGAGCACACTATATCAGTGATGCTAATAATCACAATAGTATGATTGTAGGAATGAAGTCAGCACAGTGTCCTATCACAGTGTGGAAACATAACGATCTAGCACACTTGAGAGAAATACTATCAGCATTAGATTCGTCGGCACAACCTATTATTGCCATGGAAGGTGTGTATAGTATGGATGGCGATAAAGGTTTAATCAGCGACGTTTGCGAAATTGCTCGTTTGTACGGCGCTATGGTCTATGTTGATGAAGTACATGCTGTAGGCTTATACGGTACAAGAGGTGCTGGTGTAGCAGAAGAACAACGTTGCATCGACGGAGTGGATGTATTTCAAGGCACCCTGGCCAAAGCCTATGGAGTACAGGGCGGGTACATTGCCGCTGGCAGAGACTTAGTCGATATGGTTCGCAGTTATGCACAGGGATTTATTTTCAGTACTAGTATGAGTCCTGTACTGTGTGCAGGTGCGCTGGCCAGCGTAAAGTATGTCAGTGATCATCCTGAGCTACGTGATCGTATTTTTACAGTGGCGCAACAGACTAAGGAACACTTGTTGTCCAACGGCATTGATGTTCTAGAAGGCAATACACATATTGTACCTATTATGGTACGTGATGCTAAAAAATGTAAGATGATCAGTGATTGGCTGCTAGAAGAACGTGCTATCTATCTACAGCCTATTAACTATCCAACAGTACCTTGGGGCACCGAACGACTTCGCGCTACTCCATCGCCTAACCACACAGAAGCAGACATAGATTATTTGACAAGAAGTCTTAAGGAGATATTATGAACAAGATTAAAAAAGCGTTTTGGGTTGCTCTAGGATTCCTATTCTTAGGCATAGCTTATATTGGCGTTGTAACGCCCGGGATCCCCTGGAGCACACCTACAGTTATTGCCGCATTCTGTTTTGCCAAAGGTAGCGAGCGTTGGCACAACTGGATCATGAATCACAAGCTGTTCGGTCCGTTCCTCAGCAACTGGGGAGAGAAGCGTGTGTTTCCGACTAAAGCCAAGTGGGCTATGTTTATTACCATGGACTGTAGCTTGATTATTATTTGGCTCACTACCGGCAACTGGAAAGCTGTAGTGGGAACAGGCATCTTTATGATGATGTGTGCAGTATGGGCTTGGCGCTATCCGGGTAGCGTAGAAGAATGGAAACGCCGTGTAGATAACGGCTTAAAGGTCGGCTGGTTCAAGTAACTGAGCGTTCCAACGTAGGCACATGAGTAGAGCATCTTTTGTATTAGAAAACTCGAACTCCATGTTTTCTACGTTGGCATGAGTTACAAACCGTTCGCCGGGCAATCCATAGTGTTCGATTGCCCAGGCACAGACTTCGTTCCAATAGGTATTGTTATCAAAATCTCGAATCCAAGATATGCGTACTACAGCAGTCATCGAGTCTTTTCTGCTAGGTCTTTATAACCTGCCCAACTGGGATGAACTCCGTCGGGTTGCAATCGTGTAATTGGCAATACAGTATCTCCGTACTCTGTTGCCATATTCTTAACAATATCTTGAATTTCAGGTTTGATTGCAGGCAGTATCCAAAATACTCTTGTGTTCGGACCTACCTTTTCTCTAATGCGTTGTAATTCTGCCTTAGTTCGAACACCCTTGTGGTCGTTACTACCTAGGCTGATAATAACTGTACGAGCAGCCAAATTATTTTTAAGGTAATCGCGATTCCACTGCCAAGTATTCCACCCACCTTTGGCATGGGCAACACATTCAGGCCGAAACTGATGTGTGCCTACTGCAATACTATCACCGAGAATTAAACAGTCAATCATCGTGGTCTGATTTTTAGTTTAGCATAGACATTTTGTACGCCCACTGCCTGACGAATAGCATCTTGTAGAGCATCGTGCTTACTGCCCTTGGGCATGTCTGGATCAACACCGAGGTCAAACAGTGTGCGGGTATCCCGCAATTGCCAATAGTTCCAAGGACGTGGCTTTTTAAGTTGGCTGTATAGGCTTTCTAAAATTACCAAGTCGAATGTAGCGCCGTGGCTCCAAAATGCATCACACCCCCAGGCAAACTTATGAAACTGATCCATAGCATCTGCAAGTGGAATACGATTGTCGGGACTGAACGCTTCTTCCATAATAACAGGATCTTGCTTGGCCCACCAATCAAGTGTATTTGGATCAATTTCTCGACCTAGCGCATCTTGATCGTCGAGATTAATTTTGAAATACAGTTTATCACCGTATCCATTACCATAGGGATTAAAATGTACTGCGCCTAGACTAAGAACTACAGCATTAGGTGAGACAGCCATGGTCTCCATATCGACCATTAGGTGTTTTGGCATTAGTTTAGCTTTCTGGGTTCGTCTGGAAGATCGTTGAGCTTACGAAGTAGAGTTTCTGCAAACTCTGGATCTTCGTCAATTAGTTCGTCGATGTCCAATGGTTGAGATTTTTCAAAGAGCTCACCGCTTTCGGCCATACGCTGAATTTCAGCAACCAACTCGTCGAGCTCTTCCTGTGTGCCTTCAAAGTTTTCAAAAGCACCAGGGGCGAATTCAATTTTGATTTTTTTGTCCATGCGTTAATTATACTATAATTCTTTACGCTTGTCAATACATTTTCTTGGGTAATTGTTGTTCTCTGAGTTTTTTTAACCAACGAGAACGAGCGGCTCCGGCTTTTCTTTTGCGCTCTGTTGTGGGTTTTTCATAATGCTGCCGTGCTAGAACATCGATCAGTTTATTTGACTCATCCACTTTCTTTTTAAATTTTCTTAGGGCAACATTTACGTTGTCATCGCGGACTTCTACAGTTAATCCTCTTTTATTGCTTTTTCTCATTTTCTACTTTGTCAAAAATTAGCACAGCTGGTTTTCCATCAACTGTTTCTTTACTTATCACAATTTTGGTTAAACCACGTTGCACAAGCTCAGCGGCTTCGAATTGATATTTAAGAAGAATTTTTTCAATAATATTTTTAAGTCCGCGGGCGTTAGTATCTAGCTTTTTAGCCTGTTCTGCAATAGCAACTAAGGCATCGTCTTCGAACTGTAGCTCAACTCCGTCTAGTTCGAAAATATATTGATACTGCCTAACTAGGCTGTTTTTTGGTTCTTTAAGAATCTTGGTTAAGTGTTCAATTTTCAATTCTTCGACACTGGTACTAATTCCAAAACGGCCGATAAACTCAGGAATGAGTCCAAAACTGATTAAGTCCTTAGTAACAACTTCTTTGAAAAGGTCGTCACGTTCTACAGCCTGCTCGAGTTTAGAGCCGAATCCAATAGAGCTAGTCTTAGTTCTACGACTGACAATCTTGTCAAGGCCGACAAATGCTCCACCGCAGATAAACAGAATGTTGCGTGTATCGATTTCGTTCATTTCACCACGAGGATGCTTACGCTTTTCTCCTGCAGGTAATCGAACTACACTGCCTTCAATCATTTTAAGCAGGCCCTGCTGTACGCCTTCACCACTAACATCTCGTGTAATACTAGTACTTTCACCCTTACGAGCAATCTTATCAATCTCGTCGATATATACAATACCGTGCTCTGCTTTTTTAATATCACCGTCGGCATTGGCTACTAGACGTACAAGAACACTTTCAACGTCGTCGCCGACATATCCTGCTTCAGTAAGACCTGTAGCATCGCAGATAGCAAACGGTACATCTAGATACTCTGCTAGTTTGCGTACAAGGAATGTCTTGCCGCAACCTGTAGGACCCATCATTAGCACGTTAGTCTTATCGATCTCAATGTTTTGATCGTTTTTGGCAATACGCTTGAAATGTTGGCATACTGCTACAGCTAAGGTCATCTTAGCTTCGTCTTGTCCAATAACGTATTCGTCAAGATACTCTTTTACTCGAACAGGATTGAGTAACTGAGATGTGTCGGAGGGAAACTTTTTGATCTTTTCTTCTTTTAGAATATCAACACATAGATCAACACAGTCATTGCAGATGGCAATATCGTCACCACCTACAATTAACTTTTCAACTTCTTCTTTAGTTTTGCCGCAGAAACTGCAACTGGGAGTCTTTTCAGCCAAAATGTACCTCTAAAAATTCTGTAATGTTATTTACTGATCGTTGATTGATGTAACTCATTAATGAACGAAAGTTCTCGTCCTTGGCACTATACCAAACATTATGCTTGCTCAGTATGTAGCTAGTCAGCCACTTAGTAAAGTCGCTGTCGTTGTCGCAGTTCAAATAAACTCCCTTTGAAACTGCAAGGGCATGTAATAACCATGACATGTTATTTTCGCCCTGGTAGTAGTATAGGTTTAACGGATCTACAGTGTGCTCCGCAAACCAACGGCTAGAAGCTTCTTGTTCTTCTTCTGATATATTCATAAACAGGATACTGTTGTTTCCGTTTTCAAAAATATCAGGAGGAGTAATCAATGTTATCATTGTTTCTTCGAAGCCTGTTCCATGTATTCTTCTTCGCTGATCCTAGTGCTTTCGCTAAGACGATTCCATAGACTGTTCGGGTTTTGCTCTTCGTTTTGAATGTAGTCGTTTAATTGTTTAAACTCAGACGCCGAATACGTATCATTGGCAACTTTAATAATTCCGTTGTCACTGCTATATCCATGCACCTTAACATCGTCAGATAACTTTCTAGCTCTTAGTGCTAGTTTAAGCTCATCGTTCTCTTGTTGCAAGCGATTTACAGTACCTTCGAGCGCATCAATAAGCTCTGCTTCAACCAAATACTCTTTCTTTTCCTCGGGTGCAGGTGCAGGCTCTGGTTTATAAACCATTGGCTCTAGACCTTCGAAGTGTGTAAATCCGTTGTTAAGATAGGGATGTTGCTCTAGAATAGATTCTGTGACAGTGGCTGTGCTGACTACATCAGATTCCTTTTCTGGGCTGTCACCCTCCGCAATTGGTGTTATTTCTTCGTATGTAGGGAAGAGGTCATCTTCTGGAGCAAGCTCTTCAACAGTAGGTTTTTCTCCTACATCTGCTACATACGGATCTGGCGTATATTCTTCTTGTTCTCTAAGCTTCTGGAATGTAATTTGGCTGGCCAACAATAGGATAACAGCCATTGGATCAAACACAACTACAATAAGAATAATAACCCACGTGACTGCTTTCTCTAATACATTGGCATCTGTATTGTCGCCGTAGATAAATGCCGCTATGTACTTTACTGGACCAACCTCTGCTTCCACCTTGCGTACTTCAGCGGCGATGGGTGCCCTCTCCTCACTAAGTTTGGCAATAACTTTCTGTTCGGCTGTAATCTCAGAAAGTAATCTAGTGCGTTCTTTGGCCTGCCCCCTACGTAGCGCAACTGCCTTGTCCGCACCTTTTTCGTCTTGACTTCGACCCATAACTTGGTCCACAGCCTCATCCATTTGTTTGAGTGCTTTGCGATTAGCATCTATATTGTCCTTTGCTACTTTAATTTTCTCGTCGTATATCGCTATTTTAGAAAGTGCATCGCCACTGACAAGACTCTGGTCACTGTGTGCTTTACTTAGAAAGCCAAAGATGCCCATGCTGGTAATCAGCATAAGAGTAGCGATAGCAGTTAATAGGTATATCTTAATAGTCCAGGGAGAAATTTCCCAGTTCTGTTTTAACCATACAGTGGCTACTAATTTACCCACGCCTAGTGCAATTCCCATGATAACGATAGGGAGAAACGCAGTTGGGAAAATGGCGGTAAGTCCTACAATACTGTAGAACTCTGCCACCGCCGAAATCAATAATCCGCTAAAAAGTGTTAGATAGGCAATTAGTCTTTCTGTTCTTGTGTTAGTCATAGAATTTTATTTATCGACGCATGTTAGCAATATCCTTGGCTTCATCGTCAGTGAAAATTGGCACAGCATTGGATTTGTGCATAGTACCAATACCTTTAATCTTTGTACCTGTATAAACTTTAGCAGGGGCTAGTGTTGCGGCGCCTACACCGTCGCCTCGACTAGGGATGTGATTGCTAGTAGTACGTCCTGCTGGAGCACTCAACTTATAGGTCAGTGGCTCTGCAGAAAGAGCACGGCGGCGCTTTTTATCTTCTGCTTCTACAGCCCACTTGGTCTGCAATTCTTTCCAAGAGGCATCGAGCTCACGAGCCTTGCGAGCTTCGTCGGCATTACGAAACTTTTGCTTGCCCTTTTTCTTACCGTTGAGGCTAAGACTAGGGTGATGAAGGTGCATGGTCATACGTTGTATGCTTCAAATTCTTGTTCAGGTTGGACTGCAACTTTTTGATCTACAGGCTCGAATGTCTTTTGAATTTTACTAGGAATTCCAGTAAAACGCAAGATGGTGCCGTGTTCAGCAATTTTAAGACTTCCTGCTACTACCCAGATCTGTTTTCCGCTAGCATCAATACCTGCTAACTTTCGTACTACACCATTAACTAGTCCAGTAGCAGTATCTTTGCCCCTGTTCCAATGATATGTAGTACCTTTGTTTGTCCAAATCTGTTCATTGCCAGATTGTTTAATGCACCAAAGTTTCAATTGTGTAAGTGTGTATTCAGCGTTCATAACGAACCTCCTATGATATAGTGTAACATGGTACAACCACTTTGTCAATCACTGATTTTACCAAATTGTAAATATCAATATGGAGTTATTATTTGATAATTGTAGAGGATTTATCTGTTCTATTCTGGACTACGAAAATGTCTTGAAAATTTACAAGTCTAGATCTCATATACACGGAACCTTAAGAACTATTAAATCCGATGAATTATTTGAAAAATACTTAACTGAAGTGCTGTTAGGTAATGTCGAAAATTGTTATGTATTGGGTGCAGAAAATGTAACTACAAAAGAACTAGTTTCTTATTCAATAGTTTCGTTTCCAAAAACTAGTCCTTTTGGATTTATAATTTCTGCAGGAACAATACCTCCGTCGTCTGCATTAACTAATCGAGCACACGCAGGTGGTATTTCTTTACTAAGATTAGGAGTACTTCTAGGAAAAGAAAAAGGATATTTTGATATTTTCTGTAGTGTTAAATTAAGTTCGTATCTTCCACTGTGTAAAATGTTCAATGCATCTGAAAAATTGACTACTAATATAAGCTATTGGATGATGCATAAAGTAGTTTATCCAAATGATCAATTAGTTACACCGATTGAAAAAGTATTACTAGGTCATAATGTACTTAAAAGAAAATACCCTATCGCTATTATTCAAATGTCAATAAAAGAAGAATTTAGAATAGAGTATTATAAAAAACATTTTACTGTTTCCGAAGAAACAATTAAAAAATGTACGGTTCCGAATTATGCCTGTTCTACTTCGACAATAACATCACTGGCAACTAATTCTTGAACAACCTGTTCAATGGTCGCAGGCAGATCATCAAATCCTGTTTTCTCAGCAATGTCACCTCGGTCTCGAACCAGCTGACTCAATTTTACTACAAATACTGTCTCTTGAATTTTAGCCATTTGGCTTCTCCTCTTTAGTAGGTTGTTTTTTCTTGCCGAAGATTCTATCGTAACCTTCGTCAAATTTCTCTTTATCTGTAGGGCGTTGTCTATCGCCCTTACCACCGTTACCCATTTTAATCTCCAATTCTTAATGCTACAGCCACTACTAGATCATCTTCATGGCTTAGAGTCAAATGATATTTACCCTCTAGTAGATTGTCTGGATCTTCTATCTTGGGCGCGGAGTTAAATGGAAAACGAATTCTAAGTTGAGAGACCCTAAAAACTTCGCCTTTGGCTTTGACCAGTGCTTCTAAGCAGGCCCAGGTCTTTGCGGCGGCAACCGGTGTATTACCATCGACACTGAACTTTTCTAAAAAAGTATCCAGTGTTTTCATTTTTTCAAATCTTGAAATGCGGGTTATGTCAATGCCAATCATACTGTAATTATAAAAGAAAAGGCCGCCGAAGCAGCCTTTTGATTATCTAAAGTTCAAATTAGAACTTGTACTTTAGACCGGCAGCAACAGTGTTACCGTCAAATGCCTTAACACGGTCTTGACCGTATTGGCGACGAGCATCAACTGTAAAATCAACTGCCTTACTCAATGGAACAGCGGCACCAACACCTACGGTCATTGCGTAACCTTCAACTGCGGAACTGTTATGCAGATGAGCAACACCGAGCTTAGGAGTGATTGTGACTGGGCCTAGTTTGGCTGCGTCATAACCAACTGTTAGGCTCAAACGATCTTGATCGTTAGCTTCCTTAGTGAAACGGTCGAAGCCGGCTGTGACACCAACCTTACCATACTTTTGGCCAAGAGTAACTCCATAACCAGTGTTGTTTTCACCAACGTATTCACGGCTGGCATTAACGCCTACTTCTAATGCAGATGCGGCGGTAGCAGCCAAAGCGATCAAAGATGCGATTGCAATTTTCTTCATAATTTACTTTCCTTTTAATTTAGATGAATTTACATCATCATACTATTATATATCAGTATTTGCCATGATGTCAATAGATTCTGGGTAAAAGAAAACCCGCCGAAGCGGGTTCTGAGTTTCTGTTGCGAGGTATGTCTTACCCCAGGACGCTTTTAATCAAGCGGCCAATGCGTAACTTTCGTCATTTGCATTTATTTTTGATTTGCTTTTTACGACTACTCCTGTCGTGCTGTCCACTCTGTTACTCTTTGCCCTGTCGAAACCATGACTGGCCCATCATAAAAGGACTAGAGCAAATACTACCACTACAACTACTACACCTATTGCTAGGCTACCTAAGTTGTCATCCATGCTAATCTCCTTTATGGTGGACCAGGCGGGAGTCGAACCCGCGTCCAGAACACTTTTCTCTTTGCTTCATACAGCAATAACTTATATTTAAACATCTTTTTTAAAAGATGTCAAATACTTTGGCAAACTTCCCAGGGCGTGTGGAGCCTTTACCGAGCCTTGTGTCCCTTTGCTATGCAAGATTGCCCCTGCGAAAGCGATGCAAAATTTTGCATCAAATTTATTTAACTTCTGTTTTAAAAAATTTTTCTACAATACTGCCTGCAGGATCATATTCTCCTTGGTAGATAGCATGGTTATATAAGTTTGGGTACTTATGATGATTATTATGCAATCCTTCACTTAAGGAGATAATTTGAAACTGTGTGTTTGCACTAAGATCTAATGTATCATAATTTTTATAGAAAAATTTTCCAGAATTATGCGATAAAAATGTTCTAACTAAGTTAGTGTGTATCGTTGTGAAACCTACAGCAGTTAAAAGAAATAGTGTAATTCTGTAGTCTATTAACAGAGTCAATACTAAAATAAACAGCCAAATATGCAAATAATGTTTGTGAAAGAAATATACTGTTGGGTCTTTTATAAGATCATGTGGGATCCTAATTTTCTTCTTTAAGAAATATTCAACACTGTTTAAAGTAAAGAAAAAATTCTTAAAAATTCCATCTCTAGAGTTATGCGGATCTAAATCTGTATCACTGTGCTTGTGATGATGTCTATGAACAGCAACCGCATGTATGATACTACCTTGGCCTGACAACAGGTGTGTTAGAAGTAAGAATATTTTTCTTTTCGGCCCTGTTTCAAAACTTCTATGACTTAGGTATCTGTGATAACAAATTGCATTGCCAAAAATAGAAATTACAAAATGAAAACAAAATGCTGCCAAGATCCAAAATATACTAGCATAGACTATGCTATAAACAAGCGATGAGATTCCTAATATCCAAAACAATCTTACCGACCACATTAAATTTTGATTACCTCTATCTTAGACTTTTCTAAAAACTTTATTCCCGCATCATCTCGATAGTTTTCACCGAACCAAACACGACGAATACCTGACTGATAAATGAGCTTGGCACACTCGATACAAGGAGCGGTAGTAACAAAAAGGTCAGCCCCAACGCCACTGTTGTGAGACTTCGCCAATTTTGCAATAGCATTTGATTCAGCATGGAGGACCTCTGGTTTAGTTTTAAGACGGTAGCGACCAATATATGCACCATCCTCGTCAGAGGTTTCAATGAATGGATACGCTGCCTCAAGTTCGTCGTAGTGCAGATCTTCAAATTGCGGATTCCAAAACTCTTTGTCTTCGCAGTTGTTGTCCCAACCTGCTGGCATACCATTATAGCCATAGCTGATAACCGTGTCATCTTTGACAATTACTGCACCCACGTGTCTGCGCTTGGCATGACTAAGTTCTGCGGCTCGACGAGCCCAGTCCATGTATAAATCTATATATTTTTGTTTCATTAGGCTACTCGCCAGATACTGTCAATGTTAGGGTTAGTTAAAGGTGTGCCGCCAGCATAGCTAATTGTAACATCACCGTCGCTAGGGTTGTTGTTCTTACCAGAAGTCGGAGTTTGGTTGCCTCCAACAAAAGTAGCCTTGCCATTGTTTAAGGTATAGATAAAATTAACGTGGCTATACTTCCAAAGAACAATATCACCGGGCTGAGCAGTAGCAGGAGTTACTTGGGTTGCGCCCCATCGATTAGGTTGTTGTTTAATGGCTTTTGCACTGGCTGTTTGAACATAGGTCTTTCCGGAGCATTTTAGCGCAAAATTAACAAAGCCCATACACCATGCGGTCTGGTCTGTGTTCCAAGGACTTCCGGAGTATCCCAATGCTTGCCATATCTTTAAAATGTTCTTATTGCTGGTGCCGCCACCTTGTCCAGACTCACGCCACATGCCTCGACCTGCTTCCTCGAGTGTAGCAGTTAGGAAAGGAATAATACCACTGGCAGTAGCTACATCAACAATACCTGTAGATGTTGTTGTATCTTCCGGAGTACCAGGATAGTTAGGTTTAACACCGTCCCGAGCAGCTTCTTTATTATAAAAGCTGTCAGGATTGCTAACGTATGCAGTTGTAGTCTCTGCGGCTGCTGTAACTTCTGCGGTGTATAGTGTCGGAGCAGAATTAATTGTGATGCCAACAAACCCTGCACTAGTACCTTCCTCTAACCATAAGGCTATCGGTACATTATTGGCATAGACATTTGAACTGTGATAAACGTCCGCCACATGGACTACTCCATGAACTCCTGCGCCTGCTACATACGGCATAAACTATCTCCTAATAGCTATATTTACGCCAATGCAATGCCAGTTGTGCCCTGCATGTATTGATCGGCAGCGTCTTTCTTGCTAGGGCCCATTGCTAGGATATGCTGATGCTTGAGCTTAACTTCGTCCTTATTCACAAGGAACATAAACGGAATCATGCCCAATCCCTGAGGTCCTAGTGTAACTGCTAAGGGCTTAGAAATCTTAACATGATCGGCAATGTCTTCTTCTAGACGGGCAATAATTTCTTCACCGGTGATTAATTTGATACTGACAACATCACCTGTTGCCATTGGCTTTTCTATTAACATTATAATTCTCCTGATTCTGCTAGTTTCAACATTAAGCTGTAATGTTCAAATGCTTTCCTAACTGCCGGATACATATCCCGCAATTCTTTTTCTCGTTCTTTCTGTTCTAGCACTGCTTGGAACAGATTGTAGTGTCCAGTTTGCTTTGCATTGTTGAATACCTGTTCTTCAAAATCTGCAATGCGTTCAAGCTCACTTTCTGCGATCTCAACAGTGTATAAAGGTTCTGTGTCACGAACAACATCAATATGATTTTGTATCATATCGAAGTTGCCGGGATCTCTAAAGAAGTTTAGATTGACCTTATGATAGACATGTGCTCGCTTGTTTGTATCAAGCACACGTATCCTGTGATGCTCGCAGAACTTCTTTTTGATGTCATTCTGGTTGGACATACTCTGTGACCATTGGGAAGATTTCGGCAATGACATTAGCACATGCACGAGCAACTTCCATATGTTCGCGCTGTGTTCCATTACCACTACGCAACTCGATAAAATGAACCCAAGAACGTAGTGTGCCGTTCATATATAAACGACTAACTGTATTACCTTCTGGTAAGATTGCACGAGCCTGTTCTTTAGCAATACCGTTTTCAATGGCCCAGGCATAGTTTTCTTTCACAAGATCAATAACCTGTTGCTGTCTGCGATCCCACTCAGCAATTAACTCACGGTTATCTGTAGTGACACTGTTCTGACGATTCTTTGTGTCTTGCAGTCTAGCATCGCGAACTACAAAGTCTAGATCCTTAGTAGGATCTGCATAACGCTGACTGAACTCCTGGAAGCTAAAGCTACGATGTCTTAGGATTTGGCGAGCTATGTCGCGAGTAGTTTCGATTTCTAAACAGGCACTGACCATCTCCAATGGACTCCAATGCTTGTGTTTAACTAAGTAGCGGATCAGCTTTTCGGCAGTGTCCATGTTGTACTGATTAGCTGGATTACTAACACGAGCACAGAAAGCAATAAGTTCCTGCGCATCCATTAGTCCTTCGTCGTACATAGCACGACTAGGTTTGCTAGACGAAATTAATTTAACTTTCATTTATCTTCTTTCTTTGTTGGTAGGTCACACAAGGCTTCCATAGTCTTGTAGTGCTCATATGCTTTGCGTAGTGCTTCGAACTGTTCTAACTTTTCTGGGTTAGGTTGTAGGATGGCAAGGCGTTTGTTAATAGTTTCAATAGTTTCTTTAAAACTAACACCGCCTACTGTTAAATTTCCAGTAATTTCAGTATCTCCACTTACATGAAGTTTTTTATCGTCAGCAGTTGCAATGGCGCTAACTGTGTTAGCTGTAGAATAGGTATAGTTAGACATATTTCCCCAAGTTCCGTTAAAACCCGCACCAGTTGATATAGTATAACTAGATCCTTGTGCGCCTATTGTAGATGTTGCCATAGAAGTCTTCATTAGGTCGTCAATCTCTTGAGCAGTAAAGCCTACATCTATTGTAAGATCGGTTGATGACCAATTATATTGATTAACTTTGAAGGTGTTGTCTGAGCTCATTGAATCCCCCGATTAACTGCTCGTTAATAAAGATTTGCGGCAATGTCCTTGCATTAGGAACGGCTTCTAATAGTTGTTCCTTGGTCCAAGTACCTTCTGTGATGTTGCGTTCTTCGTACTCAATACCACGGCTTTTTAATAAAGCCTTGGCTTGGTCACAGTAAGGACACATGTTTTTACTCCATACGATTGCTGTCATATAATAATTCCTTTGTATTAGTTTAGATGAAAAAAGGCCCTGAGGTCAAGGCCTTTTCGTGTTTTGGCAAAATTAAAGATCAGGTAACTCTTCGTATTCTACAGTGTCACTCATGACACCGATGACGTAGTTAGTGCTTTCATTTTCTTGTAGTGCAGTCTGTTTCTTATTGATATTAACGTGCTTGTTAAACCAAGGAATTGGACTGGTCTTGGGATGTTCTTCTTGGTACTTAATTCCAATTTCTTTAAGACGAGTAAATGCTGTGTAATCAACAAAGTCTTTTAGAATCTGTGCGTTAAGTCCAATGACTACACCCTTCTTGAATAGATAATCTGCCCAGGCTTTTTCTTCTGCAATAACTTCAAGATACATTGCATAAACTTCTTGAGCACACTCTTGTTCTAGTGTTAGGAAGTCTGGGTCGTCTTTGGTAACGTTATTGATCAGCCACGCTGTCCAGTCAGCATGTAGAATTTCATCTTGTAGGATCAAGCTAATGATGTTGCCGTTACCGATATAGATTTTATTTTCTACCATTGCTAGACTTGTAGCAAAGCTCACCATAAAGCGTAGAGCCTCCAATGCGTATGATGCGTGTAATGCCATCCAGATGGCTCGCTTATGGACCATTGTATCAATCTCTTCGCCCAACTCTTTACGACAATTGAGCTGATGCAGACTCTCATAGTAACGACCAATGTTAGCAGCCATACCAACAATTTCAGTCGTATCGTGAATCTTGTTAAATTCTTCTTTAGGTACTCCATATACGTTCCTAATAATATGACTGTAGCTCTTAGAGTGAATGTTAGTTTCAAAGAAACTCCAGTTACTGACTAATGCTTCGAGTTCGGGGATCGAGATAACAGGGCTGAAAACTTGGTTAGGAGCCCTACCTTGAATGCTATCTAGAGCAGTCTGGCGAAGTAGGTTAGAAGTAAAAATATGCTTGACCGCATCAGTGGCTTCTTTGTGATCAATTTTATCTTTGGTTAAACTAATTTCTTCTGGTACCCAGAAGAAGCCACGGGCTAGTTCTTCGTACTTTTGAATCTTAGGATACTTAACTTCCTCAAAACGCTGTACTGTTACAGGACCTTCTGGATCCAGGAACATCTTACGCTTGAGATAATTTGTTTGTTTTGATAAGTTGTATTGTGCTTTACTCATTTGTGTGTTTCTTTCTATAATCTTCTACTGCCGCCTTAATCGCATCTTCAGCAAGAATTGAACAGTGTATTTTAACTGGAGGTAGGGCGAGTTCTTCAGCTATTTGGGAGTTCTTAATGCTTCCTGCCTCGTCAAGAGTCTTGCCTTTAACCCACTCTGTGACAAGAGAACTTGATGCAATCGCCGATCCGCATCCATACGTCTTAAAACGGGCGTCCTCAATAATACCGGTTTCATTATTAACCTTTATCTGTAATTTCATTACGTCACCGCAGGCAGGCGCACCCACCATACCGGTGCCAATAGTTTCATCAATATCAAATTTACCAACGTTACGTGGATTTTCATAATGATCAACAACTTTGTCTGAATAGGCCACGACTACTCCTTAAACAGAAAAACTACTTCCGCAACCACAGGTTGTCTGTGCGTTGGGATTTTGAATCTTAAAGTTTGACCCCATAAGATCCTCTGTATAATCAATAACAGCACCTTCAAGATACTGCATACTCATTGCATCAATAAGAATTTTAACGTTTCTTTTTTCAATGAGAAAGTCGTCCTCATTTTGTTCTTCGTCAAAAGTGAATCCGTATTGAAACCCAGAACAACCACCCCCTTGAACAAAAGTCCTAAGTTTTAAATTAGGATTGTTTTCTTCAATAAGGAGGTCGCTTATCTTGTCAAGAGCAGAGTCTGTAATAATTACCTGTTCCATATTATAACTTACATGCCTCACAATCGGCATCGTCATAGATAATAACATTGTCTGCGGCATTAATAGCATGACCATTAATACCATTTACTTGTGCAGTCAGTTGAGTGCTAGTCACTCCAGACTTTGCGCCCACTTTATTAATTAGGCTGTAATAGATTGTTTTGATACCCCACTTGTAGGCTAACATTAAATTCTTAGCAACTAGTGTGCCAGGAACCTTACCGTTCTTAAAGTGTGCAGGATTATAGAATGTGTTAGTACTTAGACTTTGATCAATGTATGCGGCTAACACAGCGGCTGTCTTGAGATAATCAACACAGTCTAACTGATCCCACATCAATTGATAACGATTCTTTAAGCGTTTGTACTCGGGTACAACCTGTACAAACGATCCAGCCTTTGATTCCTTAACAGAAATCAATTCCATCGGCATTTCAATTCCGTTGGTGGAGTTTAACACAACTGAGCTGGACTCTACTGGAGCGACTGCCATTAGTGTAGCATTACGAATACCGTATTGCTTCATCTTAGCACGTAATGGTTCCCAATCTAGGCTAGGTGTAAAGTCTGTTAGTTCATTAACATTACTGTTACGACGCTCCCAGGGGAATACGCCCTTGCCGTAGAATGTATGCTCGCTACGCTTACATGCACCGCGTTCTTGTGCTAGTTCAACCGACATCTCAGTTAGATAAAATGCTTGATGTTCAGCCCAACGCTTAACTTCGGCTAATGCATCTGCTTCGCCGTACTTAAGGCCGCGCTTGGCATGCCAGTAGGCTAGGTTAGTAATGCCAACACCCAATGGTTCAAAGTCTTGATTGGCTAAACGACTTTGTACGCTTAAGAAGTCTTGATAGCTCAATAGGTTACTTAGGCTGCGAACTAGCACACGACATGCTTTACGCATTTCTGCTGGGTTACGGAACGCTCCCCAATTTATTGATCCAAGAGTGCAAAGAGCAATTCTGCCCGCCTCGTCTTCAAGGCGTTGAAAAGGTCTGGTGGGCAAGAGAATTTCTTGGCAGAGATTTGATTGATATATCGGGTCAAGAGTTGTATCGAACGGGCCTTGGTTGATGACGTTGTCGATATTGACAAGGTAGATTCGTCCAGTATCCGTACGCTCTTTAAGTATGCCGTTTTTAAACAGTTCTTCGGCCGCAATAACTTTTTTCTTTTTTGTCTTGTCTTGTTCATACTGTAAGTATAGTCTCTCGAACTCACTAGAGCTACGATAGAATGCTTCATATAAGTCCGGAACTTCACTAGGATCAAATAGTGTAACATCTTCGCCGTTCTTATAACGACGCCAGAACATAGCATTGACTACAACACTGTAATCCATTTGACGGACGCGAGTTTCTTCTGTTCCTTGGTTGTTCTTTAAAACAATAAGATCTTCAAACTGAGCGTGCCAAATAGGGAATGTAACTGTACAGCTGGCATTACGAATGCCGCCCTGACTGCAACTACGCAGATCAGCAAACCATTTCTTCAAGAATGGTATTAGACCCGTGTGCTTGATTTCTCCATTGCGAATTGGGGCGCCTAAGGGGCGAATTCTGCCTATTTCGAGACCAATACCGGCTCGTTTTGAGGCATATTTGGCCATCATTTCGCCAGCTGCAAATATGCTATCCAAAGTATCGTCGCTACTAATGAGAACACAAGAACTAAACTGCTTTGTAGTAGTGCCGAGGCCAGCCAAGACAGGAGTAGCAAGAGTGAAATGACCAGCACTAGCGCATTCATAATATTCCTTTACCCACTTAAGGCGTGTTTCTTTAGGCTCATTGTGAAAGGCTGTAGCGGCTGCAACAGCATAACGAACCTGCGGTGTTTCGTAGATTTTGTTAGTTGCACGATTCTGCACTAGATACTTTTCGCATAGTTGTGCAATAGCGGCAAATGTGTATTGTTCGTCCTTAGCATGGTCAATGAATAGATCGATAATATTCCATTCATCCTCTGAGTACCAATCAAGTAACTCAGCACTGTACATGCCTAGTTCAACGTTTTTCTTAATAATGGAATATAACTTAGGTGGATCGTACTCGCCATACACTTCTTTACGTAACATGCTAAGACGTTGCCTGCCTGCTACATATTGATAATTTACATTATTAATCTCTGGGTTTTCAGTTTCGTCGATCAAATTAACCATTGCCTTAAGCAATAGTTCGTCGATTGTACTGGTTGTCATTCCGTCATGGAATTCTAATTGTGCTTTAATTTCAATCATCGATGGACTTACTCCGTCAATGCCTTGGCAACTAAATGCCACCTGTCTCTGTATCTTTGAAATGTCTAGCGGCATTCTTTGTCCGCTACGTTTAACAACTTGAATAGTCATTGGCCACCTATTATTATATTTTTTGCCCAATGGGCTGTATCTTTTATCTGCGAGAATGATATTTACCTTGGCCTAGTTACTTCAATTAGATTTTCCAGGTGAAATGACTCAGGAATATCTCTAGGCACGTTTATACCATTATCTACATAGTTAATAACAAACTCGTCATCGATGAACACTAGATTGTACTGCTTGGACCTGTCTGCATCTGTATATGTTTTTATCTCGATTTTTGAGTCCTTAAACTTGGCAGTTAATTTAAGCGTCCAAGCCATCATCAGTACTTTGGTGAAATCATCATACTTATTTTCTATAAGTATTTCCCAAGGAGTGGGCCAACGTTTAGGATTGTAGGGATCTACGTTACGGTTAAATGGCACGTAAGGAGGATGATCCCAAAATGCAATTAGGTCTTCTAAGGGAGTCGGAGAGCTGTCGAGCAGATGCCGATGCTCTGCCCAGGCGGACAGCCTCTCATCTGGAGTAAGTTCAAACATTATCTATAATACGCTACTGTGTAAATCATTGTACCTGTGCCTGCGGCTACAGGATTAGTATATTGTACTGCCAGTGTATCATAGAAATCAACAGGGCCGTGATCTAAAAAGCCCGCGGAAAATACAGTATCTCCGTCCGAACTGCCGGCGACTGCGTATGAGTCCTTATAGGAAATACCAGCCGGACCAGCAACTACACTTAGGGTTCCTTTTCTGGCAATACTTGCCTTTTCCAATGTGTAGTCAATAGTAACGCTAGTTACTGTTGTAGCATAAGGAATTTTGAATAGAGTCTGTGTTAGTGTGCTTTCACTAATGGTTGCACGATCCATAAACTTTAATCGAACCTGTGCTGTACCTTCGATAACTTCGTATTGAGGAGTATCCAAATCAGTAGTCTGCATGTACCATAGGCGTTCAAAATTATCATTGGTAGAACTATTACCGTGGCTTAAGAACGTAATAATTGGAGTTACCGGTTCTGCATCCCCGTCTAGGTTATTACCCACGTTGATAAAGTGATTGTTCTCGCTGGCAATTTGAATATTAGTACCAGTGGTTGCACCTGCCCAAATAGCCTGTCTTTCAATATCTTGGAAAAGGTTATCTTGAATATTGATGCGATAAGGACCAATGCCTGTAGCAGTAGTCACTGTTTCTGCAAGTGTAATCCCTTTGAACAAGTTTTTAAACTTATTTTCCTTAATAGAAATATCATTAACTTGCCAATCAGAAATGATCGGATAAGACAGATCTTCAAACTGGCATCGCTCAATGACGACTTCTGACGTATTATATCCTAGTTCAATTGCAGAGTTTTGATTAGTTGCTGTGTTGCCAGGAACATATACACCTTGGAACTTAACATCAGAAACTTCGGCTTCGTATGCATAGTTTAAATCGATAAACGGAGTTGTTTGAATAGTTTCAATTGTAGATGTATGCTCAAGCGTCATACCCGAGATCTTGATACGTTGCGTAACACCCTTCTCTAGATCAGTATCTCCATTGATGTCTTTAGTTGCAAAAATAGTTGTGTTACCAGGGTTGATACTTCTAATGATTGTTCTGTCAATGCCATCACCTTTCAGTGTTACATACGGAGGTAGATAAACTGTAGCAGTTGTGTAATACACACCTGCAGGAATTCTAAAAGGAACACGACTCTTAGCTTGATCTTTATCAGAGTTAAAGTAAATCTCGTCTATAGCTTTTTGTAACTTAGCAGTAGTGTCAGTACTATCTTCGAAGCCAAAATCAAACGCTGTAACAGCATCGTCTAGCTTTTCTTGCAGTGTTCTAACTACGGGATTGTTAGCATCCGGGCCTGTTTCAATTGCTGAAAGACCGTGTCCTCGATAGGTATAGTCTGTAGCAGTAAAGTTAGCTGTGCTGATTAGATCAAATAGACGTGCTTCAGTAAGAATCTCACTGTTACCAACAGCAGGCGCACCTTCTGCAACACTGCCGTTACCAATGAACAAACGCTGTTCATCGACTGACCAACCCATTTCGCCACTGGCTAATTGCGGCATACCCTGCTCAGCAGTTTGCCCTCTTCTAATTTGTATTTTCGAGATCTGAATAACAGCCATAGTAATATCCTAGTATAAGGATATTTATGCGTTATTTGTGATAGTTTATGTAGTAGTCTTCGACTTTAGCTAGCCACATATCCTGGTATTTGTTAAAGTTATCAGGAGTTAGATCAAACTGTTGATACTGTAAATCACGGCTGCACATAAACACATGCCCTTCGCGAATATCTGTACCATAGACTTCGTTATGCGCCATTATATAGGCCATTAGCTGTAGAAAGTAATCTTCAACCCATTCTGCTTTCTTGGGCTTGTTAGTCTGCTTATAATCGCAAACGCTAGGATTGCCTTTATATACTGCCACTAAGTCTGTTGTACCCGAATACAGTCCCGGAAAATACAAACTCTGTTCCATAGCCCAAACTTCATCAACATCCTTAAGACCCTGTTCAATAATAACATTAGCCATTTTATTAGCCTGTACATGCACAAGATTGTTTCCAGGCTGGCGCTCTAATCCTGCTAAGAAACGTTCTAAGTTGTTGTGCATTGCAGTACCAATACCTGCTGCCTCTTTAGTGATCTGTGCGGCGTTTTCCTCGCCGACACGCTTGCGCCATTCTATTAAGTGCGTTTGATCTTTAGTTGAACTAAGGATAGTAGTAACACTAGGAGTCTTTTCACCGTCAGGTGTTAGATAGACACGCTTACGAGTAACTGGATCATTAATTTGTTGGCAGGGTTTATATTGTATTCGTTCTACAAATGGAGGGGCTGTATAATTCATAGTATTAATTATACTACATTAAAATTGATAATGCAAATAAAGACTGCCAAAAAAAACGGCCCTTTCGAGCCGCTTGTTTATGATAATGGACTATTTAAAAATTGATTGGCTGCTTGACTGGCCATTGAATCTACTGTGTCCCCGCCGGTTGTTGGTTCCTCTTCCGAGCCATCATCCTGTTTTTCAACTTTGGTAGAAACAATAATTTCGTTTTCGTTATAGTCTCTAATGATGCCCTGTAAAGAAGGATTGCCATCAACAATCTTTTGGAGTCCTTGGAAATCAACGCTGCCATAACCCATGTTCTTCATCATGTTTGATAGTGCAGGATATGTTAGTTTGAGCGTAGCATTTTTGGCATTGCTACGCCCCATTTGATTTCTCAGGACCAATTCAAGATCGCGAGCAAAAGTATCTTCTACTTCAAATAATCTCATTTAGATAGTCTTGCAATGATGCTGTGCGCTTCGTTTAGTTTGGCTGCAAATAGTTTGCGGCTTTCACGCATTTCACGTCCGGACATTTCAGCACCGCCTGCGGCAGCATCGGCAGCACCAAACTCGTCGCCTGCTGGAATTTCTTCGTTGCCTGCGTTCATGCTATCCATACCTGCTTCCGGAGGCATCATATCACCGCCCATTGTATCCATTGGGCTAGACTCGCCTGCTAGAACTGCAACTGCATTGCTTAACTGCTCACGTGCTTGTGTTAGAGTGTTAAGAGCTGTTTCTAGTGCAGGAGCAACTGCTTGCTTGAATGTTTCTGCTTGCTCTTGACCAAAGTTAGCACGAATAGCATCTGCTAGTTCAATCATAGATTTTGTTTGATACTGGCCAACACGAGTCATCCAGCTGGTAAAGTCATTTACCATATCAGTACCGGCAGTAATAGCTTTAGCCTTGCCTTCTTCGTCTTCAGCTAGTAGTCTGCGAATACTTTCATTAACTACTTTAACATTTTTCTTGTGTTGGCTTTCTTTCATAGGTTCTTTCTTTCCTTTACGTAGCAACTCGAAGTCTTGCTTATCGAGCTTGCCGTTATTATTTTTGTCTAGTTTCTTTTGATCTGGATCTTTGAAAGCTTCTTTAACTTTCTTTTCGCCAGCTGCCTTTTTCATAGGCTCTTTCTTGTTACCATCTTTATCTAAATCTAGAAAATCTGGCTTAGAACCTTCTTTAACTTTAGCACTCTTCTTGGCTTTTTTAACATCACTGTCATCACCGCCGTCAGTGAATGTGCTAGACTTACGTGTATAAACTGTACCTGTGCCAGTTTCTTTCCTGTCAAACTTACCAGTAGTCTTTTCCTTTTCTGCACGAGCTTTTGCGTCTGCTACTGTTGGAAAGCCTTCTTCAACTGCTTCGTCATACTTGTCGTATTTTTTTCTAATAGGATCAAGATCCTTGCCATCTTTACCAGCTTTAGCCAATGCCTGCATACCAGCTTTGCCATATTTTTCATGACCCTTAGCCGCACGACTCATTGTCTGCTTGTCGCCTTCTTTTACTGGATATTCTTTACCACCGACTTTAACTTTTTCGCCCTTTTGAATACCGTCAGCTTTGGCTTTGCGTACTGCGTTACCGAATGCGTTTCCTTCGGTGTTTTCACTTTCTGCAACTTTCTTGGCCTGCGCTGTAGCAATAGCATAAGCACTGCTCTTGCCTTTGCCTGTACGCTTTTCGGGATTGTCACGCTTGATAGCTTTAACAATCTCTTCTTTCTTTTTCTTTTCAGCACCGGACAACTTACGTTCCATAATAGCAATGCTTTCACCTAGCATTTCTTTAATGCGTGTGTTTAGCAATCCTACTAGCTGTTTGTTCTTTTGATAAGTCTCGTTAGTTAATAGATCGTTAAAGTTGCTTTTAGCTTCTAACTGATGTAGTTCAGTACGGATCTTGTTACGAGCGTCTTCTAGCTCTTCACGAGTGTATCTGTTTAGATCGACTTTAACGCCGAACTTTTTGTAGAGGTTCTCATTTAACGTATGAGAACTTGCGGGTTTTGTGAAATCGGTGGTCTTCATGGTTCATTCCAAAAAAGTTATATGTGTTATTTATAAGAGATTGGTTAATTTTCTAAACGTTTTCATAATGCGGTCTTTAATAGCCTGTTTATGTACCCTGGCAATTTGCCTGCGGGTATCATAAAAAACCACCTGATCTATGGTATTTTTCTTACGCTTACTAGCCTGTTGATAAAGCTCTTCTTCAAACAGTTTGAATCCGTAATCTCTATCCGCAATTATCAGCTGGCTATCTACAATCCTGCCTAGTGCTAGATCGTTAGCTACAATAGCGGCTGTTTGCGGTAAATTGATAGTATCGTAATAAACAATGTTCTTACTAGAAACACTATAAAGTCCATTTTTATTCTTAGAAACCAAGAATTTTTCGTACTGTATAGATCCGTTAGGCTGTCTAACGGGTATAACATGTCCGCGGGTTTTGAAGTCAGTTAATACTTGTTTTGCAACCAGCTGAAACTGATTAAAGACTGAGTTAGGAATTTTTCTCATCGCATCTTTTGAAAATATGTTCGCTGTCTTTACTTATTTCGTAGATGCCCTTGCGTACAAGGTTTTGAGCTAGCACTTGATCACGAGGCTCTAGTCCTGTGATTCTAACTTTCCCCGGATGATCTTTGATGAAGCTGTTTTCTTCGTTAGTCAAAGGAACTTCTAGACCTAATAAATGAACGATTTTCATTTTTGTAATAGATCCTTGGGATTCAGTGTTAGTTTTGGTACTCCAATGCTAGGTGCTTGACTAGTATCTAGTTCAATACCCTGTGGAGAATTCTTTGTGATTTTAATCTTACCAACGTTCGGTAAGTCGATTGTGTTGCCCGGTTTTAGTGACATGCCTAAGTCTGCAGGATTCTGTAATTGTGCAGGCTGCTGTGTTTGATCTTGCGGTTGTTGTTTATTACCTATTGCCGCTACGGTATTTTTCATACCCAGTTGATTTGCAGCCATGTTCTTTACACCCTGCTTAGCCATTGTACCTAAACCGCTTAGGCTATCTGCTTTACCTTTAGTAAGTCCAGAAACAAACGAAGCACCAATACTCTTAGGTGCGGTTTGAGTAGTTTTAGTTCCGCCTGGGGTTGCTTGTGTAGGTGCGGCTGTACCTTGTGCAGTCTGTGTTCCTACACCTTGCTTAACAGCGTTAGGATCCTGAGGTTGTCCAATCTTAGGTTGATTGGCCTGCATTTGTTTTTCGGCTGCGGCACGTAGTGCATCAGCAAGACTAGGACCTGTTTCTAAAAGTTCTTGTATTCTCATATCAGCAGTTCCAGCGTCTTAGGGCTTTGTTAATTGGGCTATCAGGATCTCGTTTAGTTTTAGCACCGGCATGTGCTTTCTTCATTCCACTCATACGAGCACAGAAACTCTTACGACGTTTAGCAGCCTTGCCGCCTTTCTTTAATTTACTAGGTTTAGTAGTAACTGCGGTCTTTAACTTACTGCCCGGATTTTCTCTACGATATGCTTTAACAGCTTTGCCGCTCATACCATCAGTCTTATCTTTACGATTAACTTTCTGCCAATCTTCGGATAAAGAAACTAGATCTAAGTCATCAACAGATTCTAGATCTTCCCAGATAACGTCACTATCAACACCGTGTTTTTCTGCCCACGATTCGATCATAGACTCGATAATATCAAATCTTGATTCAGCAATTCTTTCTTCTTCGCTTTTCATGTAGTCCCATACAGTAACTAACATGCTCTTAGCAACAGCAATTTTTTCTTGACACCATTCAGGTAGGTTATCACCGGTGCTAATTAAATCGTCAATGCCAACAACTGCACGTTCTAGGGTTTCTAAATTGTTGTCAGCCATACCTGCTTCGTCATCGTACTCGGGATTAAATCCGTTAAGTTCAATGCTTTCTTTAGGAACACAGTTAGGGACAGTCTTGCCGCCTTTTTTCTTAGTACCAACGGGCTTGTACCCTTTCCAACAAGGATTGTCTGTTCTTAGACTTTCGCTGATAAATTCTCTTGCTTTCATTTTAATACCGCCGCAATTTGATCAATGTGACCAGAAACCCATCCTAGTACTGCAACACCGCCTAAAATTGTATAGACCCACTTGCTTTTAAACTTTTCAAGTTCTTCTATTTTTGCAGTCATTACCTTATGCTGAGCTTTTTCATCTTCATGCAATTTATTAGCATGATCATAAAACTTATCTCGATTGATTCGATATTCGTCGAGCATTTGATCTAGACGTTCGTTTAGGCCGTCCCTAGTTTTGTCTAGGCAATCGTGCATTTCGGCAACATCTTTTTTTAAGTCGTCGATCTTTTCATCGATGTGTTGAACTTTAGTTTCAACTACGCTTAATCTTTCTGCTTGAGAAGCCATACGAATTACTTTTCCCATGTTAGTTGCCTGTTACTGTTTTAATCAGAGTGTTTTTGAAGTCTGGATCTGTGAGTTCAAAAACTGGCTTGTCTATATTTATTGATTCTGTTAAGTTTTGGATTATGGGCACTTGATCAACATCCGCTGCCAGCCCGCCTAGCGAGCCTGTAGCATCACCATAGACCATTTCTCTATCAGGTCTGAAGCGCCAGGTCCATACACGATGTTCTCCTTTGAACTTCTTACCAAACCCTAGTCCTCGAACATCTACTGTTTCTACAGAGGGTTTAAAATCATACTCAACAACACTACGCAATTCTACACACTGTAGCAGTGTTGTCCAGTTACGACATTGATCTATCTCTTGTTGTGATCCTTGGCTGGATCGTCTTACACCTGTATCAGTAATATCGATCAATGTTTTAATTTCAATAATTTCCATTATGTACCTACATTATTGTAGATATTTATAGTCAAAAGAAAAGGGAGTAAAAACTCCCTTTGTTGTGTTTCTTAAAGAATTAAGATACGTTAGCAGCTAACATACCAGGAACAACAACAGTAGTTGTTACACCTGTAGCAGCGTCTAAAACTGCCTTAACACGTTCAGCAACTGTAGGTGTGCTGTCTGTGTCGTATGCAGGACCTGTTGGTTGTGCTGTAGCGCCGTCAACCATTACTAGGAAACCGTTGTCAGCACGTGGGCCGATCCAGCTTGTTGTAGCGATTGTTTGTAGGGCACGGATAGCCTTTGTCCAGTTACCATCAGTGATAGCACCTGTTGTTCCATCAACGCTGTCAGCAGTACCGATGTCAGTACCAGTGATCTTTAAAAATGTTTGTTGGTAGCCACTTAGCAAGAATTCTGCTGTTACGCCACCGTGGATTCTATTAATTCCAGGCATTTTATTTCTCCTTAATCTTAATGCCAAGCACCGCTCCGGTGCATTGTACTTTTATTTAGTCCAAAATAAAAAAATAGCCCATTATGGGCTAAAATTAGTCGTCTTTGACGTCACCTTCGATCAGCTTAAGAGTCTTAGCAGTATCCTTACTGTCTCTTAACTTGCGTATTCCGCGGGTAAATTTAGCAGGATCGCCTGCTTTGATGCTGTTTAACAGCCTGCGCTCTAACTCGTATGCAGTTTCCGGGTCAAAGTTTTCCTTGAGAGATTGAATCAAATTGATAGCACTGTCAATGACATGTGCGGCTCTACTTTCGATCACAGCTTCTGTGTCTTTCTTAAGAGCAATATCGTTAAGTTCTTCTAATAGACTGCGAGTATGACGCTTCACTATGGTAAATCCTTTGTAATATTTAGCTGACATGTTAGTATAGCAAATTGTTTGGACAAATTAAACTCTTGTAAATTGTGCGATCGCAACATATACTACATAAATACTCAGTAGAAACCATGAGTACTACATTAACACACGGAGAACAAAATGTTAAACACAATGATCGGATACATTCAAAAGATGTACGAAGATGTCAAAAAGCCAGTAACCTATGGCACAGAATTAGAAGCATACATTGTTTCTAAAAATCCACAAAATACCTACGATGTTGAAGCATTTGCTAGGGAATATGAATCTAAAAACAAAATGGAAGGATGGACATTATGAAAGCATTTTTAACAACAGTTTGGGAAGTTTTAGAAGAAATGGGCAAGGCCCGCGCTAAGAATCATACACGCTACGGTTGGTACTGATGCACTTAGTCTATAAGCTTCGTCCTAACGAATATTATCGTTATAGAGAACACCTACTGGCTTTAGATGAAACCAGTAGATATACTCGCTTTGGTTTTATGATCAAGGACGAAACTATTAACCAACTTTGTGACAAATTTGAAACTAATCATCAAGAACACAAAATCTTTGTTATTGAAGATGAAGATCTAAGGGTAGTTGCAGCCGGACATATTGCATTAGAAGGCGGCGAAACTGAATTAGCATTCAGTGTTTTAAAAGAATACAGACAGCAGGGCATGGGCAGTGCGCTAATGGGTCGCACAATAGAATGGTGTCAAAATCGTAATATCAAAGGCGGATGTATGGTCTGCCTTAGTTCTAACACTGCTATCAAGAAACTGGCCAGCAAACACGGTGTTCTTATTAATGACGGTGGTGAGACGCTGGCTAACATTACTATTCCGGAATCTACACCTATAAGTGTAGCACACGAAGTAGTTGATAGTAATCTAGCTAGGTTAGACCATGTGGGTAAGATTCAAAGAAAATTCGCCAAGATGTTAATAACCCCTTTACTATTCAAGAACTAATCTATATAATAAATATGTAGGCAGAAATACTGCAAACACAAACATACACACAAGGAGAAAAATATGTTTACACACGAAACAATCATCGATTCTATTCAGAACGGTAAAAAGCAACTTGTCAATACATTTGTTCAAGACAAGAAATTCCAAGCAGAACTAATCAAACTTGTAGATGCTCAAACTGAATTCGCCAAGGGTTCTGTTAAGAGTTCTTTGGCTATTGCCGAAGCACTAGTTGGTCATATCAACAGCCAGTGCAAGACTATGTTCCCAGCTTATACCAAGTAATCATAACAACACACACAGGAGAAATATAATGAGTGATTTAACACCAAAACTACCAGAAGTAAAATTTAATAAAAACGGATACGAAATCCGTACAGACATCCTAGGTATGGCCAAGGATCTTGTACAAAGCGAATACAGCATGAAGTTTCACGGTTGGGAAATGAGTGCAGAGCGTGATTCAACTGGCCAGATCGTTAGTACAGTTAAGATGCCTGAATTTCCAGGTCTAGACAAAGTTCTAGAAACTGCTGAAAAGATGTACGCTTTCGTTAATACCGGAAATAAAAAATAATTATATAAGTCGGCCTAGCCAAATTATAATATAGTATAGAAAAAGGACCTTCGGGTCCTTTTTCATTTGCGTACTAACTTAATTAACTGCCATCCTAGATCAAACTCCCACCAACGCTTTCCAAACTGCGGATCGGATGCATGTGCATGATGATTGTTATGCCATCCTTCTCCTGATACTAGCCAACCTGTAAAGAAATTGTTAGTGCTACATTCTTTGGTATCGTGCGTCCTATAACCTATTGTATGATTTACAGTATTAATTAAACTGCCGCCATGCCACATTAACAGTGTTGGTACAAAATATGCATAGATTACTGCTATAGGATCGATTAGATATAGGACAGTAACATATACTAGGTTGGGTATCCAATAATATTTGTGCATCCAAAGATGAAACTTTGATCTTAGCAAATCCGGAATATATCTAGGACTAGGCGTTTCACACATACTTAAAAACTGAACACGGAAGAAGTTTTTGTATAGAGGACTATGTGGATCTCGTTCAGTGTCGGTAAAACGATGATGTTCTCTATGTATAGCTACCCAACCTATGCTTGACCCGTTACCTCCTAAAGATCCTACAATAGTTCCCAGGTATTCAAACCATTTAGGACTGTTAAAAGATCTATGACTCAACAGTCTGTGGTAGGTAACTGTTCCGCCAACTGTTGTGAATACAAAGTAAAGAACTAGGGCAATACCCCATTGTTGTGCTGTACCCAGGAATAAAAGAATTGCTAGTGCAATATGGGCAAGTATTTGATAAACGATTAAACTGTTTCGACTAGATGCAAACATAGTGCTCACTTTTGAGATTGTGGTAGCGAATCACTTTCTCAGCCCAGCAGCCGGGCCACACTTATAACCATAAGGTCCTAAGGTAGTGTGTCCTGTTCAGGAGGATAAGGAATGCCAGCCATTCCGCATCCTAATTTCGCTAACCCCTCTATGATATTATTTAATAACTCTTTCATTGGCACCAGCTTTGTTTGGCTTCACCGTAATACTCACGAGCAAAACCGTTACGGATTAATTCGGCACGTAGGCTGACTCCGTTTAGAATGAGGTCTCCCAGGACACGGCCACCAAACTTATCCCATCCATAGAGAGTGACTTGATGTTTTTGTGTAGTTGCAACTGCATTCTTAGTAAAGGCTGTTGCGGCCTGTCCTCTCTGATCTTCTTGAGGACATTGGGCACGGAATCCTTTTTCGGGTGTATCAACTCCAAAGACTCGGACAGCCAATTCTGGCTTGAGCGGAGCAGGTAGAAAGGGTGCGGCGATCACAACTGTGTCTCCGTCATTTACGCGAATAATCTTTGCGTCATAGGTTACACCTTGCGGTGTTTTTTGTGCTAAAGCTGGTAAAGCTGTAGCGGCTAATAATAGGCTTAATAATAGTTTTTTCATAATTTCCTTTAATCTTCGCTCCAAGTCAAGGCAGCAATACAAGGGCTGATTGAGTTAGTGCTTTTTACAGCAATACTTAGCCAACTGCCTGGCGGTATAGTAATACGGTACTGGCTTAGATCAACGTTGATAGTCCCGTTGATGCCGCAGAAGCCTGTATATATAGGTGTATCTGAAGTGCCGTTAAATGTACCCGTTACTGTACTCTTAACTTCGTTACAACGTGGAATAGCATAGTATTCGTGTGCGGCAGAAAAGCCAGCTGGTTCAAAATACAGATAAACTTCTACAGGGTCTGTGCTTTGTACAGATACACTTAGACTTTTAACAATGGCTTCTTTGGTGTTGAGCACATAGTTACCGTTGTTAGCGCCAGCAATACCGTTAGTGACCACAGAATTCTTAATAGTCATCATATGATGAATAACATCTTTTACTAATCCTGTCTTACTTGTCGAAGCAGAACGTGTGAGTTCGTTTAAGAATACAGTTCCTTCGATAGCCGCATACATACTGCCGCCATATACCTGTATATCTGTAGTGTTGGTTGTATTAACAGCGTTATATGTAACTTTAAAACTTGGATTTGCAGTATGCGGAATGGTATGTTGATTTACATAATGCTCTCTATGAACATAGACTAATGTGCCAGATAGTTCGTCTTCTATAGCATAACTGATTACACCTGCACCTAGCCAACGCATACTAACTTGATAAACATTAAGTTTAGTTGGGTCTAACAACATACCGCTAGGATTGGCATCAATTGTTCCACTGCCGTCTAACTTGTCAATGTTCCAATCTTCTTGATAAGTCCAGTTATGTGTTTGATTAACACCTGCTTGTACAACAGTAAATGTAGCAGTAGCATTACCTGTGCTGGTAAAACTAAATGCTCCGTTGGCAACTCCTACTGGCCCTAACCATAGCATAGCACCGTCTGTTTGTTGTACGAGCCAAGTTCCATAACCACCTACACGATTAACAATTTCAGTAACTGCGTGTGCGGCTGTGCCTGCCGTTAGTGCTATAGTATAAGCAACACCGTTTAGAGTAATAGTAGCAGTCTGTCCAGCGTTAGGTGCTGTACCGATAGTCATAGTTAATATTACAGCCTTGCCGCCTGAACTGCGAACAACACCAAAGCGTGTGCCATCGAAGCCAAATCCCACACGGTTCTCTTGATTGGCAAGTCCGGCAAACTGACTGCTGCCCGCAACACCTGTAGTAAAGCCTGCGGTCAAACGACACTGAATACCTTGTCCTGGACGATAGCGAACAAATCTTTTACTACGCAGAACACCATACCCGCCTTGACTAGTTCCCGAATGTACTTTAAACATGCCATCCACTGATCCTGCACTGGATCCTGTACCGTTAGTGTATGTTTGTATAACATCATTAGTAGTACCGTAGATACCATCTAACTGAATAACTGCGGTTGGTGAGATTGCTAACGGTTCGCCAAATGCTGTTACTTGTCCGGCAATACCCGGGCCCGATAGTTTAGCCGCAACACGAACCATTGGCTTACCGCCAAGGTCATATTCCATAGCCTTATGGAGGTTAAGCAAGTTAGGATCGTGAGGATGATCGTAGTCGGTTGTATTCTGACGAATCTCGTTAGCCATTATTAGTCTAAATCAACGATGCTGATAGCAGAGTTACTAGCAGATACTGCCGCAACCTTATCTCCAATTTTAAAGTTAAAGACCATGCAGGCATTTGCGGGAATCTGGAAACCTGTTGAAGTGCTAACAACTGGTGTTGCACCAAACGCTACAAATACAGGACTTGCTCCATTAGTGATAGCAATACGTCTTGCTGTTACTGCTGTGCTAGAGCTAACTGCTCCTGCTGTTAAAGCAACTGTTTGATACTTAACTGTGTTAGTTGCTGTGCTGGCTTCGTCGATACGAAACGGTGAAAAATATTGACTCATTGTTTATCCTTGATAGTTAGGGTACATACTGGGATCTTTAACTCTTAAATCCGCAGGGTGCTTTACATTGCCTCCTGCATCTGTAGTTACTGATTCAATTCCTGCAACTACTTCAGCGGGACTGTTAGCATACTGTTGATCACGCTCTGCGCTTAAAATATCAAAGATCTGTTTAAATCTGCGAGGACCGTCATCCAAGACCTGTCCCGGTTGTACATCAACTGCAACTACCGCTGGCTCTTGTCCAGTTACGGGCGTTACAATCTGTTGTTGCTGTTGTTTGCCGTCAATGATATCAATAAGGCAAAGTAGTTCTCTAATAATATCACTGGCTTTCATCGGTTTATTCCTGCGAGCATTTTTAACATGCTCATGTCTATGTTTTCATCTGTAGCTTTAGGCATTTGACCACTATCCGGACTAGCCTGTGCCGAACTGATAGTTTCGTAATCGTCCATGGTCAGCACACCCTTATCTTTGATACTGAGCATACGTTCAACTAGATTGTGTAGATCCATGTCTGTTTTTACATCTTCGCGCACTAGTTCAAACACACGAATAAGCAAGGGCACATCTAAAGTAACTGTGTCAATTTTGTCTATATTGGCAGCACGATCAGCTTCCTTTTCTAGACGTGCTAATAGCGCATCTTCGTAGCTGATGCTTTCTGTCACAGTCTTTTTAGTTAGAGATTTAATAAAGTCCATGATAGTATTTACATTCCTGCATCGGCTACTTCGATAGTTTCCAAGCGAGCTACCCAACGAATCTGCTGTTCGGATGTTCCCTGTACCTGCAATAGAATGCAGCCAATATTGTTTTCTGTGGTAACACTTACCTGCCAAGTTGTAGCTGTTGTGCTTTCGACTAAGGTAGGGGTTACAACAGACACTAGATCTGTAGTAGTGTTGCCCACGCCTCTAAAGGCTGTACCTTTAATTTCCCAAACTGCAATCTCTGGAGTGTTATCTGTATTGATTTCCTTGGCAACTATAGTACCCTTAAAATACACAAGACTTTCATCTCTTAGAGTAATTTGATTGGTAGCAGCAATATTACCTGAGCCATCTGTTGTTAGGTCCATAGGGCTAGTTGTCTGCAGAGTATCTCCACTTAATAGATAGTAACCTGCTTGCATTTTTGCAATAGAGTTGCTAGCACCACCTGTAGCATAGTGCGGCATGATAACTGCACCGTCAATGCTTCTTGTTGAGCCATTAACACCGCCAAGGATTACGGAATAGTCTGAATTATTTCTGTTGTTGTTTCCGCCAATAACTATACTGTGTAATCCTGAGACTTGGTTAAAGCTACCGCCAGAAATAACTGCAAAGTCTCCACTGGCCACTTGATCTGCGGCTCCTCTAATCTTTTGCCAATCAACAGCATGTGCTCCGCGAGCATCGCCGCCGTCATCGTTAGTTATTGCGCCATCGCCCTGTGCTTTAATCACAGCATCGATATTAGTTTGTGTTCCTTGCACTAACAGGCTAACAACGGCAGTTTGACTGCTATCAACTACAGTCTTAGATTCTGCCCAGTATTGAAGTCCTTCTCTTACACTGATAACTCCGTCAGTGATAGTAATACCGTTACCTATCTTAACACCGCCTAATGTTGCTGTTGTTGCTGTCGTTAATGGTTCTGCTGTAATAGTAATATCAACTTGTGATCCTGTGCTAGTTGCAGTAATAGCATTGCCAATAAAGTTAAGAACAGTTGTTGCAGTATTAACTATGTTACCTTCATCCTTAACAGTAAAAGGCCCGCTGCCTCCTGCAGATTGACCACTAGAACTCACATACCACTTGGTACCGTCCCAGGTATAGGTGTAACCGTTGGGTGCTACATAGGTATCACCCGGTTGTGGATTTGGTGGAAAACTTAAAGCCATTGCTGTATCCTGTAATTATTGCTGTATTTACCGTTTCTTAAAGTTAAAGGCTACGCTTATTCTAACCTGATCACTAGTATTAGTCAGAACTCTATGTTCTAATGTGCCTGGAAATACCAGCAGATCGCCCGGTTTAGGGCTCTCTGTCCAATATGAGCCACCTTGTCTAAACTCTATATCTCCCCCGGGTACCTGTACATACAGCACACCTACCCTAGCCCAACGACTATGACTATGCCAACCCGTGTGTTCGCCCTGTGTGTTGGCATTAAACCACCACGAATCTATAGGGCCTTGTTCTGCTTCTACTGCTCTATATACAGCGTCAAACCAAGGAAAAGGCTGGTCAGTGCGTGGTCTACTCTGCCAGCCTCTCGTGCCTCTATCTCTAGAATCTAGATTACGCTGTTCTAGTATGCGATCAACAAGATCATTAGGCAACGTCAAGTGCCCACTCTGGACCAGGACTGTAGGCAATATATCCATAACCATCTGTGAATGTTTCAATGCTGCCGCCCATTGAACTAGGCTGTTCAAATGATCCGCTTGCTTCACTTAGGCTAGTTGAAGGAATGATCGAAATCAGTGTATTTTCACCTATAATATGAACCTGTGTGACCTGTCCTAGATTGCCACTGCTGGCTTCTCTCCAGAACCAACCAGGTTGTACATTGGCTAGATCTGGATAGTTGGCAGTAGTAAAGTAATAGACGTGAGGATTAACAGCATAATCTCTAACAGCAGGAATGGCCGAAATAGGACTAAACACAGGGAACGGTGAATCACTGCTCCAGGCAATACCCCCAGATCCCCACGGTGTTCTGTTCTTACCACTAGTATCTAACAGCATAGATCCATTGTCGATGGCTCTCAATAACAACTCAGTGTCGCTAGTAGAAGCCAATGGTACGTTGGGCACAGTGAAACTGCTACTGCTAAGATTATACATAGCGGTACCCTTGACTATTCTAAAGTTTGAAATCCATCCTTTGAATCCTGTCCCTGAGTCAGCACTGATGCCAATATATAAATCACCTGTGGTATTGGCAATGTCCCCTTCTCTGGCACCATAGACCAAACGCTGACCATCCTTGTATATGCCAAGATTTGATCCGTTGCTGACTATTGCCCAGTGTTGCCAGGTGTTGTGTGTTATCGAAGTATTTGTAAATACTGCGGTTTCACCCACCCAACCAATGTAAGTTGATTCTAAACTAAATCCCATCGCTTCTGTAGGATAACTGCCAACGGCAAATACTCTGGGATTACTATGGATTTGAGTAGCGTTGCTCTTTTGAAACCATTCTATGGTCCAAGGGAGGTACGTGCTACCTCCACCTCCACCACCGGAGCCTGAACCTCTTGCTAGTATGATCTGTGATATAGGCATATGAGTTCCTTATTCTGGGTTAACATTACCGGAGATCACCCATTGTTCTTCTCCAATCTTCAGTAGTGTGACCATACCATAGTTCTCTATGATATACCAACTGTTGTTACCAGTGCCTGCCAACATCACACTGATTGAGCCACCTTCTGGGCCAATACCGATAGTACTATTGGTAGTATTGACAACGGTAATCACAGAACCTATAGGGAATGGCACACGACTGTTGTAAGGGATCACAATGTTGTCATTGGCCTCATTGCACAGGATATGATGTCCGCGATCTTTCAATCCCAACATATATCTCTGACCGAAATATCTGCGTTGTGGGATATCTGTTGCCGAAGTGGTCTGTTTAGAACCATCGGCAAACACAATGCTACCACCATCAGTGTCGTGAATAGTTTCAATGGTCAAGTCTGGATACCAACTATTAACATAGTAAAGGCCTGTGCCTGTTGTGACTGCTGTGCCGGTACTGATTGTAGGAGCTACTGTTAGGGCACCGGTATAACCGGTACTGGTGTCAATTATGTTGATGTTATAGTTAACATTGGCTAGTCCTGTACCGTTCCAGTTACTAGTTTCATCATTGACATCCTGATAACTGAATGAACCGTACTCGCCAGTACCTGAGCCATCTAGTGGCAAACGAACTGCTAGACCCGAGTCATAGTTGTCAGTCTCAAAATAACCAGCGAGATAGAAACTGTCATTATCTACACTAAGTCCACGAGGTGTGCCTAGCCAGGTATCATCATTGGTAGTGGCCGATAACCAACGCTTGTAGACTGTTTCTCCACTGGCTGTCATTTGGATTACTTTTATAGCATCGTCATCGAATTCTTCGTGATATTGTTCTGCGACTACTATTAGATTACCATTAGCTGTACGAGCGATACAAGCATCGTCACCGCCTTGGGTTTTACGCTGCCACTTAACTGTGCCGGTGCTGTCTAGTTTAGTGATCACTGTGTCGCCATCGTCGTTGCTCTCGTGTACCACATAGATGTCTGTGCCGATAGTTATGACACTTTGAGCCAAACAGTCGTAGCCAACTTCGTTGAGTTGTCGAACCCACTGTAGTGTGCCTGTGCTGTTAAACTTGAAGGCTAGGGCAAGATTTCGGAAGTTGCCTGTGTTTAATTCGCCATAGCCTCGACCCACTGCGATGATGTTGTCACTGCTGTCCACTGCTACAGCATAGATTGCGTCATCAATGTCAATGCCTGTATTGAAAGTACGCTGCCAAGTAGGAGTGACTACGAGTCCTTCCATACTCATTGGATAGGTAAGGCTCCACGAACCTGAACCACTAAAGTCAACCTGTGTGGTTGTGTCTAGTTTCCAAGTTGTGCTTTGACCAGTACCAGTGGCTTCGTGTATGTATTGGACACCCCCGCCACTGACGCTAACTCTAACAGTTAGATCATTAGCAGGACTTGTGCCGCCTAAACTTGTGCCAGGAATTACTACGATATCATTTTCGACATAGTTTGTGCCACCAGCAGTAGCATTATAGTATGTGTGACTTGCGTAGTTATTGCTGCCAAATGGACCTTGGAATGTAAGTTCAAATCCTGAACCTACATTGTGATTAGTACCTGATATTCCGTAGGAAGTTGTTGCTCCGCCACCTAGGCTAAACGAAATGCTCATTATAGCCGGTGATGTAACTCCGCCAGGAACTGTTGTTGTTCCTGTAAATTGACTGCTGGCGTATAAAGCGGTGGTAGTAAATGTGTATTCAGCACCTTCAGTTAATTGATTGATAGTAATAGTAAAAACTGTTCCGATTGGGGCACTTTGTATTGCTGCCAATAGTGCGCTGTTACTAAATCTACTGTCATCAACATATATTGTGCCGCCATCGAAATACATCAATCCGCCTGAGGTATAATCACTACCGGCAATAGAACCACTGTATGATGTAGCACCGCCGGCCGCTGTGCCTGTATTACTTACACTGGTAATAGCACCAGCATCTACAGCCTCTACTGTGATAACGCAATCGTTGGTAGGACTAGTCCCTCCGATGTCAGTGCCTAAAACTTTGATCTTGTGCCCTGGTAGATAGTTTGTGCCACCGCTAGCAATACCAGCACTATAAGTTCCATTACCATTGTTGATAATGTCAAATGTAGCACCTGTACCTTGTCGTACTGTACCAGTCAATCCTGTGTATTGTTCTAGATAAAGAATGTCCTCAAACGGGCTAATGCCTGTGCCACCAATCTGCCAATTTGTAGTTGGGATAGCAGGAAGGTCACTTCTCAATACCCGAATACTGCCTGTGGTACTGCCAGTCTGTGCTGTGACAGGTATTTCAGCACTGAAGTCACCGCGTTTTTCACCGCCTAACACATAGACGTCTTCGCTGTTCCAAGCGATATCCAGTAAAAGAACATCGTCGCTGGTGTCGCTGAATTTCACAGAGTCTAAAATACGACCAGTGTCTTGATCTAGAGTGACTAAAATACTGTAGGTATAACTGCCGTACATTTCAGCCAGGACCATAAGATTGCCCGAGGCTGGATTCATACTTAAGGCATTAACACGACCACCATCGCCGTTGTCATCTTCTTCAATCAAGATACCCCATAGTCTATCGCCTGTAGGTGAAATCTTCATCACAAATGGTTGACTGTTGTCGTCATCATCACCGCCAACATACAAATAGCCTTGGCTATCCACACAAGTAGCACGACCTATAATGTCATCGCTGTTATTATAACTAGTGCCAATGGCCATCAAGTAGCCCACTTGACTCTGTGTAAGTTTCACATCACCGTCGTTAGGTATAGTTAGTGTGCCGTCAGCACCAAATGTATAAGTGTAGGTCTCGCTGTTGACCAAATTGTTGGCTATGCGAGCCGCTTCGTCTGCTGTGATTGCGGAATCTTCTGCTAGAATAGTTTCAGAGAAGGTAGTAACAACCAATGAACTGTTCGTAGCCTCGTGTGTGACAAAACGTCCTGGCACACGGCTTTCTGTAAATGATAAGTTGCCAATGGTCAATTCTGTACCATCTGTAGGCAACTGTACCACAAAGTAATCTTGTTCATTGTCTGCGGTTTCGCTGTATTGAGCACCGTTGGGATTGTTGGTGCTAAATCCATAACCATCTACGGCAAACTTGCTGCCAAATACTGCCACAGCCTGTCCGCGATCAAAGTCGCTGGAGTCTTCGTTCAAGTTTATAACATCTACATAGCGTTGCCAAATTACAGCACCTAGAGTGTTGTAGCGAGCCACGATCTGTTTACTGGTACGAAGTATTTCTTGTAATCCTTCTGGTGCTTCCTCAAACCCGCCGTCAGTTTTGCTCTCATAGGTAGTTGAAGACAAGTAGATATCACCTATGTCAGTAGCTGTTAATCCTACTACAAATGATCCACAGGGTCCTGGACCAATTCTGCGGGTCCACTGTACTGTACCGCTGGAGTTTAGTTTTACCAGTATAGCAGCGGATTTATCTGTATTTCCGTCAATCTGGTTAACTACATCGACTTGATAGGCACCTACGGCATAGATGTTGCCCTGTGCGTCACTAGCACAGTCACCGCCAGTCATACTGTAGCCGTCAGGTGCTTCTAGTAACTTGCTCCACACACGATCTAGATTTTGATCTAGTTTTTCAATAAACATCTTGTCTAGATCAGATCCACTGTCATAGTAATAACCAGTGATGAATACATTTTCGTCACCGTCAACATCCATACCACTGACCACGGTGATTTCTGGACTTTCTAAGGCCAGTGTTTTCTTCACGGATACTGATCCGTCTGTACTGCTGATTTCCAAGACCAACACAGCCAGTGGAGGGCCACCGTCGGCTGCTTGGGCCACTAATGCCAATGTTGTTGAACTCTTTTCTTCGATGAAAGCACTATAGATTGGAAGTGGTCCAACGTCATAACTCTTCTTCCACAATATGCTGCCAGTGGTGCTGAACTTGATCACAGTGATTTCGGGATCACCATCGCTGACCGTAATGTAAGCACAATCATTGCTGTCCACGGCTAACGCTGTTGGATCAACTTGAAAGAATGACTTTTGCCAGGCCACAGCACCAGCGGCTGTGTATTTGGTAATAACTGTGACATCGTCTTGATCCTGGGCGGCTCTGGTCAATGCGTATAAGTTGCCCTCGCTGTCATAACGCAGGCCACGAGGTTCAGTGTTGTAGCCGTCTCTACGCTGTGTAGCGATCCAATGCTCTGTACTGCCTGCTTGGACTACAACTGAACCATCGTCTGTGAGTGTATCCCCACCTGCGTGTGATAAATCAGCCCAGGCAGTTTCGCCATCACCGTATTTGATCTTGCCAGTGTCTGTTTCTAAACCTGGTTCACCCGCGGCTAAGATAGGATTTTCTGTAGTCCAGTTGGCCGCTGTGTCACGGCGTAGTTTGATTCTTGTTGTCATTTATTGTGCTCCGTTGCCACCGTCTAGGGTGCGATTAAAAGTTTCTGTGTCAGCGAACCCGCCAACCGCTGTGTAAAATGCTTGTCCTGCCGCTGTAGGAACAGCGTTAGACCAATGTGTGCCCTGCCAGAGGTAGGTTACACCGTTATCTGCTAGGAATTCTTGCCCTAGTGCGGGATCTGTTGGAAATGTTATTGCCATTTTCTTGTCCTATTCATATTTATCGGTTTTATACTGTGCCATACAATGCTACCCAACTGCCTTCAGTCGTCGAATAGATAAATTCTGCTGGCCCACTACTAACAGTAACTTGCAAGGCACTATTAACAGTTAATGTACAGTTTGTACTGATGTTAACAATAACTAATCTCTGTCCCGGTGTGCCCGCAGGCAAAATCACATTATGAGTGTCAGATCCTGAATAGCCCAATGCTGCCGAACAATATAACAAGTTGAAGTTAAGGTCGGTAATAGTTAAGTTTGTGTTAGTACCGTTAAACTCGTATATGTATTCGCCCTGTACAACAGTTGAGCCGGTATAAGCAGTAGTTTGAACGGTTGAGTCTGGGAATGTTATTGAACCATTATTACCAAATATCCAGTCTCTGCTGTTGCCTTCTGTATTAGTTGTGCGTAGTGTTATTACTCCACCACTGCGAGCCTGTAAAGTGATTGGACCGCCACTGCCGTATGTATTAGAATAACCGCTTTCGATATTGATGTACCCGCCACTGCCAGTACCGCTCTGTCCTGCTTGGAAGTTTAGATAACCACCTGAACCTGCGCTTTGACCACGGCCCGCACGGATCTTGATGTCACCACCGTCACCGCCTGCGTCACCACCTGGTCCTGCCCATAGGTAAACGTCGCCACCTTCACCAGTTGTTCCAGCAAAACCCGGAGCACCTTGGATGATCACACGTTCAGCATTTGGAATATCCACTGTCGATGGTGGTCCATAGATAATAGCCTGTTGTGTAGGATCACTGAACTTTACAGTCTGACCTACACCACTTGGGTTAGCATTGTCGCTGATAGGAACGGTTAGTGTTGGGAATACTGTGGTGCCGTCACCTTTGAATTCCCACTTGTGTTCAGTTGATCCTTCTGTGCGATTAAATGCAGTAATAGATAATCCACTGACATCGGTGTCTTGCCACTCAAGACTGATCTTTGCTCGCTCTCTGTTGAAGTCAGTTTCTTCGTCTGGGTCGCCTGTGTAGATACGGAATAGTTCTACTTCATCGTTGGTAGGAATGTTGTACCAACGCATACTGGTTGTGTCGCTACTGCCTTCGCAGTCTTTGATCCATCTACTGGTGCGTGGTAGTATGAGGTCATCGGCTAATCGCAAAACGCCATCGCTGTCTAATGCGACTTCATGGGCACCATTGACTAATCGATCTCTTTGAGGGGCTGTAGTTAATACTGTAGCATCAGAGAATGTGATTGAATTAACATCAAGGTCAGTTTCTGGCGGTGACAGTACTGTAGGACTAGCATCAACCCACTGGTCCATGTACTTGATGTACATACGGGCTTCTTCAGTATTAAACCAAAGGTGTCCATCGCTGGAGATTGGTGCTGTGTCACTGCGTGGAACACTCTGTGATACTTCTCCGCCTGTGTAGGCTGTTGTTTGTAAAGAACCGTCCGGGAATTCTATGCTACCGTTAGCCTTGAATAACCAAGTGCTTTGACCTAGTTCATTGTCAGCATCGTTGTCTGTTTGAATAGCAACAACTTTGTTTAGGGCTCCGCCAATGCTGATGCCTTCTTCTGTGGTGTCAATGAATCCTACTTCGCTACCATTATATTTTAAGTGTAGCAAGCCCGGGAACTCTACTGTACCATCATTCTTAAAGGTCCAGGTATTGTCATTACCGTCTGTTTGGATTCGAACTTCGCCGTTGTTAGCAGTACCTAATAGTATTCCGCCGGCTTGATTATTCCATAGTATTAAAGAGTCGTTAGTGGCGTCAGAGTCAGTTGGTATTCCTATATAAGAAGAACCTTCTCCGTTAGGGCTAAGGTACATAGTATATCCGCCCCAACCTTCATCGTCGTCTGTAGTACCGATAAAGTTTTCGTAAATCTTAAACTTGCCTAGGTCAGCACCACCGCCGCCTTCAAACTCATACTCAACGTCATTGGCCTTGCTTCGAACAACAAACGGAATATTGACCCAGTTAGTGGCATTAAACGATTCGTTAATGTCAGATCCTACATAGGCAAACATTGAGTTGCGACGGTTAGCGTCAGCGATAGCCTGTGTCCAAGTACCCTGTACATCTACACTAATATCATCAATGTATCCATCATCGTCTAACTCATCTACAGAGTATTCAGCAGGAACATAGACGCCCGGCGGTGTTTCAAGTCCAGCACGAACGCTATAGTCGTAAGCATCAGTGACAAACGGTGTGCTACCGAATGAATATACTTGATCGTCAGTGTCTTCTACTTCGTCAGCAAATAAAGTTGTAGCACGAGTAACACCCGGCAGCACTAACTTACCTGATACAGATTCTGTAATAACACTAGAACCAACTGTGATAGATCCTGGACCTACATAGATGTGGCGAACACGCAGACTTGGGGTACCAATGTCTTGTAGAATATCTGTGTTTGGAACTAGGCTGTTAAACCCATCTACAGTCCAACCTGTTAGTCCAGTAGTATTCTGTGTAACATAGTTGATAACAAAGTTTTCTGTAGCAAGGTTAGCATCTGTAGTTGCTGTCGAGTTTGTGCTGGTACCGATTACCAGTGTGTTACTTACTGTATTAACTCTTAAAGGAACACCACCGATGTAGATAGTGCTGGTTCCAACATACAAACTACGCCATTGCTTGTTTAAACTACCCAAGTCGTAAGTTAAATCTTGACTAGGTATAATGTGTGTTGTAACTGTGGTTAAGTCTGGCATTAAACCAGTAGCACCTTGAGGGCCAGTAGCACCTACATCACCGGCAGGGCCTTGAGCACCTGTAGCACCATCGTTACCTGTAAGGCCGGTTGCTCCGTCAAAACCAGTAGCACCTACATTACCCTGCGGTCCAGTAGCACCAGTAGCACCATCATTACCAGTAGCACCTTGTGGTCCGGGACCACCTGCAGGTCCTACAATCTGGCCAATATCTTCCCATTGGCTGCTAAATGTACTCCAGAACCATAAGTTGCCAGTGTCATTGACAATCCAGCCATCGCCTGCATTACCAGTTAGCGGAAGTCCTGCTGATGTTGCTGTGCTGCCCACTAAGGTAACACTGATACCCTGCGGACCTGTTGAACCAGTTGTTCCTTGAATACCTGTTGCACCGGCATCCCCTTGAATACCTGTTGCGCCTTGAATACCTGTTGCACCCTGCAATCCAGTAGCACCCACTGGGCCAGTAGCACCTGTACTGCCTAATAAACCTGTAGCGCCGGTACTGCCCTGCAATCCAGTAGCACCCATAGGACCTGTAGCACCAGTTGCGCCTGCTCCTGTAGCACCAGTAGGACCTATAGCACCTACGTTAGGACTTGTTTCAATCCATAGTCCGCCAAAGTATGTAAAACTACGGCCAAGTTCGCTGTCCCACCATTGATCGCCTTCGACTGGATCTGCAGGAGCAACATCACCAACAACACTTGTGATAGCACTTAGTGTTCCTGCGGTTGTTACAGCAAGGTTGTGTCCTACAATAATACCGCCTAGTGTTGCAGTTGTTGCAGTTGTCGTTGGGCCAGCAGCACCTGTAGCGCCGGCAGCACCTGTAGCACCTTCGGGTCCTGTAGCGCCTGTTGCACCTCCACCTAGTACGCTATTGCCAAAGATATCAACAATATCTCCGTTAGCAGGTAGTTGCAGTACGCCCAGTGTGCCGAATACCCAACTGCTGGTGTTTGAAGTAAGTTTAATAGCACCTAGAGTCTCAATAGTAGATGGATATTCTGGGGGCTGTGTTGCTGTTAGGTTAGTTGTCCATCCTGCAGGTCCTGCTTGAATAACATCGTACAACCCTAATGTAAAAGTATAGTCCGGAATACCGTGATCTGCTTCGGTATAGGCAAACTCCATGTTATCAGTATAGCCAGGATTTTCAAACCAAGGAGTGTTATTTCCAATCTGTGTAACTACTTCACCGTTAGGATTTACTACAAATGCTACTTCGAAATACCAAGCATCTCCTGTAAGTGTAAGTTCGCCTACAAAGTGTGCAGGATCAAGAGTTGCTGTAAATGTAGCAGGTAATAATAAAGAAGGAGTTAAAGTTCCACGAGAGTCTAATACAAAGCTCTGTGTTCCTGTTGTTAATCTATCGCTTTGTCCCGAACCGCTAGGGCCAGTAGCACCTACTGCACCAGTAGCACCTACTGCACCAGTAGCACCTACACTTCCACCACCGGTGCCGCCGCCGATAAAGTTCTTTAGATCTTCACCTGTTGCTTTTCTAGTTTGTCCATTTTGGACAACAGGAAAGACTGTTGCGTCTGTAAGGGTTGATACAGAACTGAATGAATTGAATAAGTTGCTCATGTTTAGTGTCCAAGATTAGCGTCTAATGGTATTTAGTTTGTATTTTTATAATCCTAATGTAAATATCTGATGCTGATAGACACAAAGAAAGTTACTACTGAATATACTAGGCCTAGCAAGAACAATAAGTCTCATACCTATACAAGGACAAAGACTCTGCTGGTATTGCAATGTGACGACTGCCAAAATACATTTGAAAGAGAGCAGGGTAAGATGTGCAAACAACGGACCAGCCCAGATTACTATCATGTCTGTCCAAACTGCGACGCAAAGAGATTTGCTCAAAAACGTGGTGCAGAACGCCGAAAAATTTGGAACTTATCCGCAGACAGCGACATAGATATTAGCAAAATATAGGTTGCTTTTCTGATAAAACCATGTTATAATTAACGCACATGATAACTTCATAAATACTGATTATGAGCGATGTATTACTTTTAAACTCTGACGCACAACCAGTTAGCTTACTGCCAGTGAGTATTATCTCTTGGCAAGATGCTATCAAAGCCATGGTCTTGGAAAAGGCTGTTGTTTTGAGCTGGTACGACAATTGGATTGTCCATAGCGCAAACTGGGAAACTCCTGTTCCTAGCGTTATCATGCTGACTGAATACATGAAGCCAAAAACTTCTATTCGTTACAGCAAGCAGAACGTCTTCCTGCGTGACGGATACACCTGTCAATACTGCGGTACAGGAGTTAATAAGCGTACCGCTACTTTGGACCACGTCCTACCTACTAGCCACGGTGGTAAGACTACGTTCGAAAACACCACTACAGCTTGTGGTCCTTGTAACGCCAACAAAGGTAACAACAAGAAGATCAAGCCAAAGACAGCGCCTCACAAGCCTACCTACTGGGAACTTGTTGAAAAGCGTAGGCAAATGCCGTTTGATGTCAAGCATCCAGACTGGAAGCTATATCTAGGCATTGAAGATTAAAAAGCCCCGAAAGGGGCTTTTTTATTGGCTGTATTTTAGTAAGAAAAGGGTGTATTTCTTTTCATCTAAAATTTCATAGCCCTCTGTAATATCGCCGTTCGAATTCCTGTGCGCTCTTAGGCCGTATGTATCTTCGAGCCAGGGCCAAAATAACTGAATATCTTCTCCTTCATCGGGATCGTAATTCAACCATTCTAATTTAGCTTTACGCATACGATGCCAGTGTTCGTTGCGTTTCCTCTTGGCTTCTTGTAGGGCCTGATCTTCTCTAGCCCACATTGGGATCTCTAGATCATCCAAAGGGATTATTTGCATTGGCATTATTTGCTACGATATACAATACGACCCTTGGTTAGATCGTATGGGCTCATTTCCACTTCTACAGTATCTCCGAGTAGAATTTGGATTTTATTCTGACGCATCTTGCCCGAGATGTGTCCGAGGATAGTATGTTGGTTTTCTAATTTAACTCTAAACATTGCATTGGGCAATACTTCCTCTACCTTGCCTCTCATGCTAATTTGGTCTTGCTTGGCCACGATTAAACAGTTTCTCCTTTTAGTCCTTTAAGTACCAGTTCTTTGGCTCGTTTATTTAAGCTCTCTTCTTCAGCTTTTAACATTAGACTAGCCATAGATTTAAGATACTCATCCATAGCTTCTTTGCCTTTTTCAGTAAAGTGGTTGTACTCTGAGCCGATTCTGCTGTTATAGTAATAGCGATCATTTCTTAATATTTCCATAATACCGCCGTAGAATAAATCTTTGATCGCATTCTTTTCTAGCATTTTAGGTACTCCATTGTTGCTTCGGACCCTCTCAAGTACGCGACCGGTTTTAACCAGCCGTTTGACATACAGGTTGCTAATATAGCCTTGTATTCTGGCGGGCACTGATTGGATATTTCGAATCCAGCGCGAGGTGTTAATGTATAACCAGATTTTATGTACCACAGGGAATCTCCCGGCTTAACTGTTTTAACATCATTAATTTGAAAAGTGATCTTCATTCTGGTAAGGGACTAAAGCGACTTTCGAAGCTTTCTTGATAGCAACTATATTCCTTTGGAGTGCCAAAATCACTACGATAATGGATCCAGGTGTGCCCGTCTGCTTCTAAAGTATGCAGGACAACAAAGACCTTGCCGTCTCCGCCACTCCATCTGCTTCCTTCTTTAATTGTCGTTTTGTTTGTCTTGTTCATGTTGTTTAACCATTCTATATAGAGGCTCCATGCGCTCTTGAAACACTTCTGGGCTAGCATCAGACACTCGACGCATATCCCAATCGTTTGGATAGTGCCTTAGAATACTGAAAGCTTCTTGTCTAACTGCCTTAGGAACACGGGGATATTTCTTATGATCGCCGGCAAGATCCTGTAAGAATCTACTAGCCCACTTTACAGCACGATATCGTTCATCAGGCAGTGTCATATCGCTTTTTCCTTTCAGCATCGTGTTCATCACAGAGAGTCTTAACCCAACCGCCAGTGCGACTTTTACCGGGCTTGCCACATTCTTCACAGGTAGCGTCTGCCCAAAGTTCAGCCATAGTGACTAATCCGCGAACATAATCATCGCCGCCATCATAGTAGAAACGAAGACCGCCAAACTTTTCCTTGATCTGTGCTACTACAACAGAAGGAACCTCTTCGGGGATCGCTTCGTTATATGGATTTGGCTTTTCCAGATAATGCTTGCGAGTGTTATTCTTCCACTCCACATAAGCATGGATCTGCCCGCATAGCTTTTCAAGGATAGGCCACCAGCCCTCACCTATGCAGATTCCTCCATAGGGCTGTGAGAACATCACAGGATACTTGTCCTTGAGCTTCTTCTCAAATGCTTCGTACTTTTCGATGTCCATTAGATCTTTTCTCCAGCTTTAAAGCCACGCCACAGTTTGAAGCGAGGGAATCGCATACTCCAAACGTCATCGCTGTCTTGGCTCTTGGTCAGTGCATCGCCGCGGACTTCGCCAATTTGTCCAGGAATGTCTTCTCGGCAACGCCAAATCTCATCACGATCCTCGTCAGTCCAACCACTGCCCACACTAACACGAATGAACTTGCCATCGTCGGTGCCTTCAAACAGAACTGCACCCATACGACCTTCGTTCTTACCTGTGCCTTCTTCAACAGCAACCGCAGTTAGGCTCACTTCGATAAAAGGCTTTTGTTTGAGCCAGCTTACTGAACGCTTACATTCATAGGCTGCATCAACATCCTTAATCATAATACCTTCGTAGCCGTTGTCAATAGCATCTTTGTTGAATGCGGCAAACTGCATCTCACCAACAGCCGTGCTGAGATCAACTTCCTCTTGCGGAATGACTCCAATGTTACCAACTTTATCAAATGTAGGTTTGAACTGTTGCAAGAACTTAGTGCGGCGCTTCTGTCCGAGCACACTCTTGCCTTTCTTAAACTCACTGAGAGGCAGGATATCAAACAGCATGAGCACAGCATCAGTGGCTTTAACATCGCTTTTACGATGCACCTGTTTCATAAGTGCTTGAAAGCTGGTGCTGATAATTTCACCGTCAAGAACAAAACTGCGCTCAAAGTCGTCGATGTGTGTTAGCAGACCGTCACTGATGTGGCTGAAGTTCTCTAGGATCTTACCATTGCGGCTGTACATCGTAACCGTACGAGCTTCGCAGTCAATGACCGTTAGAACACGAACACCGTCGAGTTTAGGTTCGAGCAACTTCTTGCCTGCAACTTTCTTTTCGTGGTTAGCACCGTCATGAGCCAACATGCACTCAAACAAAGGTACAGCGTTCTTTTTAATCTTGTTGATTGTCTTCTCGGAAACTCCGCAACGCAGATCCTTGATAAGGATGCGGCGGTACCAGTCATTCCATTGTTTTTGTGTGCTAGCAGACAGAGCCAGTTCGATAGCATTGCGAGCATCGTCGCCAGTGAGCTGGCGTGTGCTCAAAAGATTGCACAGCTCTTTGAAAGCATCCCAAGGCAGACCCTGTCCATCCGGACCGCCGTGACTAGGAACCTTCTTAACGCCAAAGGTAATAAACGGGCTCAGCGCCAGTTGGAAGCCTTCGAACAATTCAGCATTGTCTTTTTCGGCTTCAATAATAGCTTCTTTGTTCAGTCGGCTGGCGTGTTCTTCCAGGCTGCGGATTACTCGATCGCAGTTACTCATACCATCTCCAAATGTTTGCAGGTTCCACGGAATTGAAAGCCCGGGCAAGTACAGGTCTTGGCCTCGGGATCTACATAATAAGTTTGACCTTTGCTGCCTTGTACAGCAATAGTATTACTTTGTTTTTTCTCTTTGAACGGATTGGGTTTTGCAGGCACAAACTTGCGACCACGCTTGTCAAAGCCTTTGATAGGACTTTTAAAATAGTAGGGTTTAGTTTCGCCTTGCTTGATATATGCAACTAAAGTATTACCGTCAAGCAGGTAAGTGTGGTTAGGAGCAGTAGTGCTACCCCAATCTGTAACTTCTTTGATTGCTTCCATTAACGGCTTTCTGTGCTGTTCAATGTATATATTATACGGCCGTTTGGTCTAGATGTCAAGACTGATTTTACCAAATTGCTCGAACTGCTGTGGGTTTGTCTAATGCATTGATTACAGTAACTTTACCCTCGACTTTGGTTGGAAAGGTCATTGTGTAGGTAGTTGTTAGCTTGCCTGTATCCGTTTTCCAGTGTAGATAAATCTTACTACCTTCTTCCGGGACAAGAATAATACTGTCTTCGCCTGCATCAATCTCAAACTGACCTTTTCCAGTTAGATTAATTGTCTTGTGTTTGAGTGCTATATATTTCATAATCAGTTTATTTTGACTGCGCTGGCAAGTTTTTTCCAGTATTCAGTATGAAACTTAAAAAACTTATCTAAGCCAGTATAGCCTACGTATTGGGGCTCGCAATAATCAACCGCATAGGCTGCACGAACTGCATCTGTTTTAGCAGCCTTGGTAAAAATTTCATAGAACTCTTTGTGCTTAGTCGAATTAGTTTTAACAGGAACTAACAAATGATGCCCAACATTCATATCTGCAAAACTTGTATCAAAACCTTGCTTAACTAATGGCTGATATCCATTTACAACTTTATTGCCAGTAATACCTAATACAGAAACTTTACGTTCTGCTTTGGCATTTTCCTTGCTCCACTGTTCGGCTTCAGAAATAAAGCCAATATGAAAATCGGTTTGACCCGATACCATGCTTAACATGCTATCATTTGTGCTCTTGAACGGAATAATGTTTAAGTTAGGAAAACGCTTTTGCATTTCAATTGCAGCCAAGTGTGTGGTTACACCTAAACCACTAATACCTACACTAACTGTTGCACCTGTTGGTACATCTTTCCATGTCTTGTACTTTGTTGAAGTGATAGCCATAGGAGCCATGCAATGAACATATTGTTCTTTGAATTGTGTTAGATCGTAGCTTTCATTTGGATAAACAACTGGGCGTACAAAGAACGCTGTGCTATGTGCTAGAATTGCATCATCTAACCCTAGTACTGTACGAGATGCAATAGTCCCCCCGGCACCTGGTTTGGTGTCGAACACAAAATTGTATTTGTCCTGAATTTTATTTGCTTCGTTAGCAATAGTACGATGATAGTTAGCTACACTATCCCCAGGCCCCCATGCATAAAAGATTGTGATATTTTCTCTAGCACAGACGCTAGCAGAAATACTCAATGCGAATAATGTCAATAAAAATTTTTTCATATGTTATTTTAACTTTTTAAACCTCAAATAAACAAGAGGGACTAGCCCAATCTTGTCGTATGCTTTATCAATTTCTTCATTTTTTACAAAAGTCTGTGATGAAATAATGAAAACGTTTTCTTTCTTACAAATTTCTTCAAAATAAGATTGTATCATTGATCTTATTCCTTTACCTCTGAATTTTGGATTGACCCAACTAAAATATATAAACGCCATTGGATTGTCATCATATTTTAAATCAAATACAATAAATGCAATAACGTCATTACTACTTTCAAACCAAATTACACTTTGAGAATTTTTTAAGAATACTGTAGGAAATGAATTTCCAGAATCAATTAACTCGGCTGCTTCTCTAAACAACGTCGGAACAATAGGGAGGTTATAGAGAGTTTTTGAATAGCATACACTAATTTCTATACCTTCGAGAAAAATTTGATCAATAATCATATCCAATCGACTTTATAGTTTAGTAACGATGTTTTCAAAAAATCTAAAGCAACTTTGTCATGGATACTTATCATTTCAAATTGATCAGTTAAGAAGATCCTGGTTCCTGGAACTTCTTGCTTATTCAATTGACTGATGTCCTGTGTCCTAACAATATTGAACAGCGATTCTAACTTTAATTTGAAATTCTTATAATAATCATTTTTGTCAAGGTCGTAGATATAATCACGAGCCGAGGCCTTATATGTAGGAATACTTCTTTGTATTTTTTGACCGTTGTTATTATTAACCATACTCCACAACTGATATTCTGTTCCGTTAAACCAATTAAAGATTCTATAGATTGCTGTTTTATAATCTAGATGATCGTTGAAATATAGTGCTCCCCTAACTGAACAATTTAGATATTTTACATTAAAAATCAACCACCAAAAAAAGTCATGAAGGCTATATACAGGAACTGATGCAGTTTGTATATTCCAATGATATTTTTCATAAAGCATTCTACCAAAGTTAGGGTTTGAATTGATCGAAAGGTGTTTGACTATTAAATCTTGATAGACACTGTAATGCACATCGCCGGAAGATATTTTGTTTTTTAACAAATTTAATCGATGCTTAACCAAAGGAGAAAGGTCGCTTATATAATAATCGTAATTGTTATAAAGTGTTAATCCCATTAGGGTTCCAAATATACAATCTCCCTCGTCTGCTGTAATAGGAGTTAATCCCTGATGAATTAATGTGTCGTACTTTACTGTTTTAGAATCAATTACTTTAAATTTTCCGTAGATAAACTTGCTCCAAAATAACGGGTTCTCAATTACAGAATCCACGCTGGCGCAGACCACTATAGATTCTAATTCAGTTTGGTTTAGATTTTTTATAAGGGCAGATAAAACAACTGTGCTATCTATACCTCCAGAATACATAACAACAAACTTTTCTCCTGTGTGTATTCTATTTTTTATTTCCAGTGCTCTGTTATCACATACTTCTTTAAATGACAAATTAAATTTAGAATCATATTCGGGCATCTCAAAGCCAGGTATTACTGTCTGTTTCCAGGGCAAAGACCATTCACCGTTCCTGGAAACAAATCTACTGGGATTTACTCTTTTCGAGATGTCGATAAAAAATTTGCCAGCAGTATCACACTCGTTGTAGAGATTGTTTAGGATTTGATCTTGATGACCGTTAAAGCTCAGACTATGAAAATAAAGATTCATACTAGATATTCCGATAATGAACTAGGTATATCTAAATTAAATTGCGGTGATTCCTCTTGGAGAATTTTATAGAACCTGTCCTTCATCCAAACTCGATCATTTGAATGTTCATTCCATATAGATTCAATTTTGTTTCTTGCAGTATCTTTATTGTCAGAAATATAAAGTGCTTGTCGTATCTTGAAGAAAATCTGTTCAGAATCGAGCATTGTATTCAACGATATTGTTAAACTTTCTATTTCATTTTGCTGAATAACTTTCTTTAAAATAAAAGAATTATTATTAAAAATCTTTTCGATTAAAGATACAGCATGAGAGCATTGATGTACAAAGTTTGCATATTCTATTAGCTCGTTTAAATTACTATCATTATCGTTAGTCGATAGTTCTTGTATATTTGTATGATCGATAAAACGATAAACTGGTGTTTGTCCAGATACTAGTATAGAACTATATCCTATCTTTTCTTTTGTTTTATCGATAATATGAAACTTAAGACAATTACTGTTATCTAAAGTTGAATGATTAACAGAATACACAATTGACGAAACTTTAGAGGATAACAATTCTGCAGTCTGAAATGTTACATTTAAATCGTGATTATCGACCAATATAAATCTGTCAAGACCTTTTGCATATATGGCATAACATCCTGTGTAGAATTTTTTAAAGTTAATCATTTTTTCTCTTTAGAGCTTCCTCGGCCATGGCCTTTTGTAAATGAGGCCACTGTTTCATATCTTCGTAAATGTTGATTATACCACGAGCGGCATGTTGTTTAAATTTCCAAGGAAGTACTGCATGAATGTAACTGCTAATGACATATTTTAATAATCGATTACCGTTAGAAAAACTATGCCTGAAGTGATACCAGTAAGTCATATTACTATCTCGAAGATGTTTTTTAGACTTTTCTAGTACTGTATATTGATTGCTTGAAGGATTGTTCATTTATAGTCTTTTGTAAAGTTTGTAATATCCAATTTTTAATCCATCCTTTTCTGCAGATTTTAATCGAATAGTATTATTCGGATGAACTGTTGCCGCTGTTACATTACAGCCTAAACGTTTAGCAATCATTTCAAAATATTTGTTCATTATTGTATGTATTCCCTGTCCTCTATGATCTTTATCGACAGATGTTAGACATACATTTAATATCTTGTACTTCAATTGGTCAGTATGATAGGCAAAAATTGCAACAATCTTTTCATCAATTTCTCCCCAAATGATACCTGTTGTTTCGTCGTCCCAGGAAGTAAAACTACTCCCATGTCCGTTTTCAATTAATTCTGCAACTTGCCTAAGATAAAAGGGAAAGGCCGGAGTAAATGCCATAGAGCTACTATGTTTGATGACCATTAGTCTGCCATCCTTTATTATTTCTTGAGAAAGAGTTTCGATCATATTTTTTCCTGAGTTAAATATTTAACGCTCGGCTTCTAAAAGATAATTAAACTTGAAATGATAACATTCACCGAATTAGCATTGAAAAAAATAAAAACACAATTGGAAAAGCGTGGTAAGGGTGTAGGTATCCGAATTGGGGTAAAAACTACTGGTTGCTCTGGTCTGGCTTATGTGCTAGAATATGTTGATGAATATATCTACGAAACTAGTGTTATAAACTACGCCCAAAAAGACTTTGCAGTTTTGATTGATCGAAAACACGAACCTTACCTGCAAGGCATGACTGTAGATTATATTCGTGAAGGTCTCAATGAAGGATTTAAATTTATTAATCCCAACGAACGAGATCGGTGTGGTTGTGGTGAATCATTTAGGGTATAAAATGGAAAACATAGAAGAAAAGATTAAAGATATTATGGCTAAATCTTTCCTAATCGAACGCACTCGGTTAGAGGACGATGCCCACTTGCAAGACGACCTAGGCGTCGATAGTCTTGGCCTGTTTGAAATGGTTATCAACTTAGAAGATGAATATGGTATTGAGCTAAATGACAAAGAACTTCTAAAATTTGCCCGAGTTGGACAAGCTGTAGAAGTTCTTGCTAGATTGATTAGAGAACAGGTCAAGCCTTAAGGCTTACTGTCGTAGTCTTTTACACGGCCACCGTAATGTACTGATTTGGCTTTACGGCCTTTGATGTAGTTACCGTGGCCGTCCGTATGACCTTTACCCTTAGATTGATGCGGGCGTAGTCCTTGGCTTACACAGGAGTTATGATCGCTCCTGCCCAAACGTTTGGGACTACGACATACTTTAGGATCTGTTTTTTCGGATATAAATTCAAAGGCTCTCATATTTCTATTTAGCGTTTTTCAACATAGAAAATATGATTACCTACTTTGGCTTCACGCTTTAAATTGTGCCAGCGTGGGTTTATCCTACTGCTGTGAAAATACAGCCATTCGCCCATGAGAGAATGATGTAGATCGTAGCCGCCCGACAATAAGTTTCTTGCCACTTCGAGACTTTCTTGCCAGCGCTGATCGCTTTCCTTGATCCTGCGGGTAATTGCACATACCCAACTGAACTGACAGACTGCAACACGATCAACTACTGTGCGAGTTTCAACATGCTGTTCTGTCTTTTTAAAGGGACCCCATCCTGTAACAACTTCTTTAATTGTCCTAATTTCTCTAGGACGCTCAAAAACTGTTTTCTGTTTAACAACTTCACAAACTGAGTTTGGGAAGCTAGGATGCTGTGTCCTGTTTAGAGTAACCATTCCAACGGCAATCTTGCCTTTTTCTGGTTCCCCGCCCGATTCAAAATAGATGTTACGTGCCAAACACATAAGCTCTTTTTGATCGATTTTACTGGTGCCGTTATCGTATGCAGCCGCTACGCCACTTGATAAAAACATCAGGCCTATTACTGTTGTGGCTACTGTTTTCAGTAGTTTAGACATTGGTATGCCCTCCTTTTTTAAGAATGTAAGAATAATTATAACACAGAAAAGAAAACCCGTCAAGATGTGGGATTTTTGACGGGTTTTGGTAAATTTTACACTAGTTTCTTGTTGAGAGAAAAATATCGTTGTATATAATGAGATGTAAGATCGTTAAGCATTGTCTGCTCAGCTGATCCAAAGGTCAGCCCTGTAAAATTTTCTATTTGCGACTGTACAATAGAAGGATTAAGAAACAAATTTTTAAATTCAATTTTTAATACATTTGAATCCTGAGGTATATTAACGCAAAAAAATCCGTCTAATAATTTTTGATAAATTAATATTTTTATAAATGTTGCTTTTTCTGTTTCAGTGAGTTCAGACGGCGTAGCATCCGTATTACTGAATAAATGAGAATGATTTTGCAATATTTTTCTAAAAAATTGAGAAGAAGAAATTTCATATGCTTCGACAAAAAATGATTGATAATAAGCTCGGGCAATATGATTACAGTCTTCTAATCTATGTGTCAATACAACAATTTTACATTCAGGAAATCTCGAATTTAATTTTTGATAATCTGGAGTAAATGGTACTGAAATTACTCGATTGCCGTCAGGTATTATACAGTTTTCAAAAAAGAAATCTTTTGTTAGTTCTCCATTTAATGGTTGAGTGTAAGAAATTGAGTTGAAATCTAAAATTTCCGTACCTTGACAAACATTACTAATTAATCTACTAATGAAATTTCCGGAAGACCCGGGAGTAGCACATACAAAATAAAGATTTCTACTCATGTGTTGGTTCCTTGATATAAAGTAAGAGAAATACCATTTTGATACATATCTGCTACTTCGCTAAAAGTTGTTGGCAAGTTAGACCATTCTTCAGTGTTTTCAACATGGTTACTTTCGATAGTAACTACTTTTTCTTCTTCTAGCGTCCAACCTAAGTCAGGAAGAAGTATATCTCGCTTAGTGGCATAGTCGTCATACGCATCATTTTTTCTCAAATAGTTAATTAACATATCAACATCTACTGTCCCAAAAACATAATATGATACTAACGGTTCTAAAGGGTTTGAGAAAAATAGATACCCTGTACCGGCTTCATAACTGGTAATTTCATTAATGTAGGTTTTGTAAGCTAGAGCTGCCTGAAGATAATCAATTAATTTTAAAAATTTTTCATCCTCGAGAGGTAACGCAAGAAGTGCATCTGGGGACCCCCAGCAAGTGTAGTCTGCCAAATTACTCAAATTTACTTTTCTAATAATTAAATGTAGTTGCATAGGTGTATTTACCTAATTAAATAGGGCATATTACCAGATGAATCCTAGGATCTAATCCGCCGTTATATACAAAATGATGCTTTGTAGTATCAACTTTGTAGAAATATCCATCTGCGGGCATGTGAAAACATACTGCGCCTATGTTACCCGCCCGAAACACCTGTGCCATGTATGCATTGGAGTTTGTCTGTAATACTAAATGATATCTAACAGATGTATCTGCATGTACTGTGAGTCCTGCTTTAGAAGGTAATCTCATCAGTCGAACTCTACCCAATTTAAAGTTTTCAACAACCGCTAGTTCTTGTATCTTATCTAACAAGTATTTAGGAATAGCAGAATTTATTTCTGTGAATTCGTATTCATTAGCAATGTCTTCGCCAGCTTCTCTATTGTAAAGACTACCAACACAATCTTTCCAAATATCACCCTGTACAATTTTTCTGTGTGTGAGTCCTATTTGATTTTCGACTCCCCACGAGGTTAGTGTTAAGATGTGATCGAGATTCCGATTTACTTCATTAAGGTCAGCAGTTAAATTAACTTTTTCGATAAACATAAATTATTTAATTCCTATTACCATGTAGCGTTTAAAACTCCAGTCAGGATACACAAATTCCTTTTCTCCCTTAAACATAATCTTAGATAATGGATATTCTTCAACAAAATCATCTAGTGTTTCGCTGTGTGTAATATGATCTTTGTGAGGCATGTTATTACCCTGAAGGACAACACTAGTTCCTTGAGGTAAAGACTCAAACCATTGCTTACTTTCAAAATGTTCAGTACTGGTGTTGATCACAAGATCGCCGTACTGTCCTTCAAAGTTATTACAGTCTTGAGTAAATGCCTTGAACTTCCAATCTTGCCAAACCCAGTTTTCGTTTATCATGTCTGCAATAGATTGACAGGCAGGATCAATATCTAAACTACGAATTTTATTAACTTGAAACTTACCTCTGCTTAATAATAGAAATGCAGTTAGCCCGTACCAGCCTCCATAGATATATGTTAGATTAGATGTTAATCCCAAACGTTCTAATTCTTCACAAAGCCAAATCTTACTACCTATTTGTCCGCTGCTGAAAGCATCTTTATCAATCATTTAAAAACTTTCCTTTAGGGTTGTGACCTATAACTCGCGTGTTAGGGTGTAGAAACGATATAAACTTATCATATCTAGACTGACTGCCTTTTAACCCGTATAGACCAATTAAGAAGTCAGTAGAAAATATATTAGAAATATGTAACAAACATTTACTATCGGCTATTTCGTTTAGCAGATTAAAATAATCTTGTACTAGGTCTGTTCTTATAAATTTAACAGGCGTGGATCTAAACTGGTTTAAGTAATGATTAAAGTTACCTTGATAGTATTCAACAGTTTTCTTGAACCCTTCTAAGAAACCTGCGGCCAACACTCCGTTTGTGATAATAGGAGGGTTGTCTTGTCCAAACCATTTTAAATTATTAGCATGTTCAAATGTTTCTACTAGTTCTTTAATATCGTACGATTTCGATGTATAGATATGCTTGATCCAATCTAGGCTAATTTGATTGTAGTCATAGATCAATATCTCGCCGTTACTGGTAAGAGCATTTGATTGGAATACATCTAGATATTTGAAGCCACTAGCAGGTAGTGCAACAATCTCATATTGCCGGCCTCGATTATGAACGTGCATGTGTTCGCTATTAATTGCCCACACTTGGTGACCAACTCCTGTAATCATTTCGTTAATTAATCGCAACTGATTAAAGTTATTAACACCCGGCATAATCTTTCTATTCTTATAGGAATGATAAAAGGCAAAGCTACTGGTCTCTGGATAATAATATGTACGCTTACTTCTAATCTTCTGATTCCAATTGATTATCTCTAGGCCTGCCTTTAATGCTTTGTCTATAAAGTTCCAACCTTGTTTGCAATGAAACTGAGGCCTGCGGTTTCCAGTGTCTTTGATCCACAGAGGAGTATAGTCGTCGTGAAAGTTCTCTGCGCTACGTTCAACAACTACTATATCATCAACAGCCGGTGCCCAACTACCGTACTTGGGCTTGTCTATATTTTTCCAATTATCAGTATTGACTAGGACAAACTGATGGTGTAACTCGTACCACTTCTCTTTCCATTCTAATATATGCGCCGCCGCAAGATAGTTGGGTGTCCTTTTAATTTCATCTACTATGTCTAACAATATTGATGAGTCGTATATCCTAACACCTGCTGCCATAAACAAAATATGCTTGTATTGGTCAGCATATTGTTCTAGGCCTTGATCAATACTAGGTGCATAAACAATATCGAGATTAAAACTAACTTCTTCTAACCTATGTGCATAAAATGTAGTATAGTCAGTCATTAACTCTTCTAACTGACGATGTCTCAACATGTCAGAAGGAAAGATACAGATTGCAATATTAATATCATTAACAAAGGTACGTTCTACTACAATCATAATTGTTTCAGTGAATCTGTTATTAATTTATACATCATAGCAGTTGGCTGGCCGTGAATGATAATATGATGTCTATATTCATTAGATTCATTTACAACAACATGCTCTTTGCCAATATCTAGCATAAACCCTCTTCCAACTTTAAAAGGTACAGTTCCATAGTCTTTAAAAATAAATCGGCAACCTTTAGGTTGTGTCAGTGCAAAGTTTAAAGGACCAAATATCCTTCCAGGACCATCTACATGCGGCATTATATAACCACCAGGTGCAAGTTGCATTATCCTAACACGACCAAACTTACTGTATGGTAGTCCTTTAATCAAATTAACTATATACGGGCAGTACTCACACACTTCAGTCCATCTATATGCAGAATCGTCTGTGTGCCCGTATCTATCGTAATGTTCAGTCTTATCGTAATCTAGTCCGTGTAATGTCAGGCCAGCCCAACCTTCGTGTCCATAGCTGTTAATCTTATCCTTATCTCTATGTGGTACAAAATAGTATTGCAGTTTGTCCAATTCTTGTTTAACAGTTTCTACATCAAGGTTGCAGAACACAGGTGCCCAAGGCCAATCGCTGGTCCAGAGGTTACTAGGCAATGTTCCCGGAGTCCATGTTTTCTGCTCGTTTGATTCTATAAAACTGTTTAAAAGATTATTCATATATTTTAATAGACTCAATAGATCTAAAGGTTGTTAGTACTTCGTGATTCCATTTCAGCTTCGATGGGTGTCTATAAGCCTTCCAATGCAATGGGTTAGGATCGTATTTTAAAAAATTACCGTCAATGATTAACTCACCTATAACCATTCTACCTAGAGACATTTCATTTAGATTATGATAAGGTATTTTCTTTTGTAATTCGGGTGGCAGCTTTTTAACCCAGTTTTGAAAGAATGATATAGTTTGTACAGGTAAATGATCTGCATTAAAATTTAACCATGTTTCTGCTGCAAATCTCTTTTGAGGTTTAACCATGTCTCTTGCCACAACTTCAACGTCATCATCCTTAGCAACCGCAAACCAATCCTTGCCTAGGGTATTATAACCTAAATAAAGTTTCCCCCAAGACAGACCGTATTCTAAATATAGCTTGTCTTCGTCTTTAACTGGAAGGTGCAGACCGATAGGATGTATATCGTACAGGACCCCAAATCCTCCCCATGTGCCAGATTTAGTAATCATCGCATCTTCGCACATATGAATATGTTCATTTAATGCAAAAAAGTTTGTTTTTAACGTTTCTGTTAGCCTGCCTTTAAACGCCAGCTCATCCATTCTCTGACCAAATATCTCAAACTCTTCGTGCAGATAGTTTAGTTTCTGATTGTCTAACTCGTCGAACGTACTAATTTCCTTATCGTACTCAACTGCAATTCTTGCAACAATATCTTTAATCTGTTGTGTGATTTCAGGAACGTCTAGCTCTGACCTATTGTTAAACACACTAGATATTTTATGATCGGGGTTCTTTAAATTGGTGTTAGTAAGATCTACCCACTTATCACTCAAATGCGTAGGGTATATATTATATTTTAAAGAGTGTATCTTATCAAACTTATCTTTAATTTTAACTTCTAATATCTTCATAGTAGGTCTGTAAAAAACTTGCTGTTAGTATGTCTCAGTTGGTCTAACTTAACTATATATTCTTTAGTTTGGTCTAGCAAATGACTCCAGTCTTCGCTGTTCATAAAGTCTGCCATTTTCTTTAAACGTTGAATACTAGGGTTATCTGTATTAGCTGCCGCATAGTTATAGATTTTTTCAGTAATCTTGGCCTTAGTTTGTTTAGGTAGTGCCTTGGCGCAAAGATATTGTGGATAGTGTAGAATGCCTGTATGAAATATGCCGTCGAGTCTAGGCTTACTGATCTTCTTATAGTTCTGACGCAACAACCAATCGGCAAACTCAGGAAGGTAATAGATATTTAGAGCCTGAACGGTGCAGAGTATCTTAATGTCTATGTTTGCAGGTGTTTGATCATAAAGGTGCAGGTTCCGTTCAATTGTATCCCAGTCTGCTGGATAACGAATGTAATCGTTTATTTCCTTACCGCCATCAATGCTGATCATAACATCTACATACTTAAATTTAGTCCAAAGATCTACAACTTCCTTATCATAGATTGTGCCGTTAGTGTGGTATCGTAGTTCAATATGTTTAGCCGCGTTTAGATCGACTAGCTTCTTTAATATGTCTTTGTGTTCTTTGATGTACAAAGGCTCACCGCCACCAAATATAATATGACGTAGGTCTTTGGCAGATTCATAAAAGTCTTTTAAGAACTCTGCATCTTTATACCATTCGAAGTTATTTGTAGAATAGCTTTCTACCTTATGCTTCCAGTCCCAACGTGCATCTGTCTTTAGTTCTTGTTTTAGAATTGTAGCATGTTTAACCCATTTACTAGAATCAATAGGCCTGCACATTACACATTGTAGATTACAGGTATTGCCTAATCGTAGATCAAGCGTGATCCAATCTACATCTAGTGAGCCATCTGGGTTAGTTTTACTAACTAACTCTTTGATATAGTCTTCACCTAGTTTGTTTTTCCAAATGTGATTTTCTATTTGTCTATGACTGTAGATACCTACAGCTTCTTCCTTATAGCAGGACGAACAATGCTTTACCTGTCGTCCTGCTAGCATGTCTAGTCTTGCAGATTTAAAATGATCGCTATTCCATACTTCTTTTAAAGACATATTGTTTAGATTAAGACCCTTTTCGCTGTTAGAAATGCAACAGAGTAATGCACTACCATCGGTATAGGTAGCCATGTGTGTCCAGGGCAATATGCAGAATGTTTTTGAATTACTCATTGATTAGGTCCGCAAGTTCAGTGCTGATTGATCTTAGACTTTGATCGCGCTCAACATCAAGACTATGAGTATAGTCTTTAAATCTACGCATTTGATCTTCCCAATCCGTAGCACGAGGTTTTTGTAGTAGGCCTATAATGCCATTTACGCTATTAACAGTTAGTTCAGGAGTTTGGCCGGTAAAGTTTGCATCTCTATAGGCAATTAACTCGTTGGCAACTCTTGTTCTAATATCATCGGGCAGTATAGACACAGAAAGGTGTGCAGGATGAACATTGATAAGAAAATCAACAAATATGCTTTTCTTATATTTCTTGTTTAGGTCATCTACCCATTTAAGAGTATCGACTAGGTTAAACACATTATAAGTCTGTACTGTAGGAGTTACTCCTAAATGCACATTAGGCATTTGTGCAAGTGTTTCTACGTTTGCACTAATCTGCGCCCAATGGCTCGGACTACGGACGTAGTCATTAACTTCTCCGACTCCGTCTATACTGGCATTGATATTAACTCTTCCAAATTGTCCAATAAGGTTTGTAAATTTCTTATTAACGTTAGTACAGTTAGTATTAAAGAATAAAGTTATGTCGCGACGACCTCGGCGAATACACTCTTCCATAAACTTAAAATTATTTTGGATAAGTGTAGGTTCGCCGCCAGTCATATATACTTTCTTTAGACTAGGGATTAGATCAATAATCTGATCCCAAAGTACATCTCCGTCGAACCAAGGTTGCAGGTCCATGATCCTTTGATCAAATCTACCAAAACTTTTAGCCCATACAAGTTTATATTTTTCGTCTTTCTTTTCTAATTCAATATGCTCTTTCGCAATCTGACTGCTGTTAAAAGGGTTGCACATTCTACACTTAAGGTTACAGAGATTGCCTAGACGCAGATCTAAATAGGCAATACTGTAGTCTAACTCTCCTCCTGTAAGAACAGCCCGGTCAATAAGTTTGTACATTGTCTGTTCGCCTAGTCTCCCACTCCACTCAGTATTAGAGTACTGTCTATTACTGATTCTTCCACTGCTCTCTTGTAAGTAACAGACTTTACAACCGTCTAATGCTTCTCCATTAACCATAGCAGTCCTAATGTTTTTCATTTCGGCTGAATTCCAAGCATCTTCTAGTTTGTCTTTGATTGTTATCCTGTTGCCTTCTTTGTCTAGAATTCTGTGGGTGCCTCGCTTCATCATACAACAAGGTTGAATAGTTGCATCCGTATTAACTACCATACTAACAAAAGGTATGGCACAGAATGTAGGCATCACATCATCGATATCTTTAGTAAATTTGTTCATTAAATTTTTCTCTTAACCACTCTCTGCTGTTTATATTTTGTAGTGCAGATGCGTTTGTTTTATTTGCTAGACCGTATTCAACTCCTGCAAGTGCTCCTGCAATAGCATACTTGCCATAGAGTCTATCTTGTCCTAGTGTAGTCCAAGCGGTGATTCTATCTTGATTCTCATCTTCTATTTGATTCTTGATAGTACCTGCTGCCAATTTAGCGCATTCTCTAAATGCACTGCGCCATGTACTAAACTCGTCTGTGTTGAAGGAAGTAATGTTGCTGACTGTGTTCATTACTTTGAGATTGCCTAGTCCTGTGGTAAGATCAACATTCCAGGAAGTTACCCGATCTAACAGATGCTTAGGAAATAATTTGACTCCGCCATATCCGTATTCTAAATCATTGATAGGATTACGACTGCGCCATACATGCACACAATCTCTATTAAAGATACTAGGTTGATAATTAAACGTCCATGTATCTAATAACTCTGCATCGCCATCAACTACCCAAAACATATCTGTCTGTGCTAGTTCGGCGGCAGCTTTGTGCGCTTCAAATATTCCCTTTACTCCATGAACTCTTTGAGCAAAGGGAACACGATCTAACACTCGTTGCCAGTTAGCATCTGCATTAGATTCGTCGTAACTAATGAATATTACATCGAGCTCGCTGAGAATGTTAGGGCTAACAAATCCCATATCCTTAATACCTTGTGTATCGGCACAAGCTCGCGCCTTCTTAACCCAAATCTTATCGCCTTTGAAGTGAGTAGGATCTAGATACCATACGTGCTCTAGTCGATAGTCTTCCGGCTGTATATCCACTGTTATCTTATTGAACAAGTGCTGCGGTAAGTCTTGGTTGTATTCTTCAATAACATCAAACTCTTTAATCTTTGAGATCTTAAAGTCGCACTCAATAACAGTCCAACCATTAGCAGGGGACCAACTACTTTTAAACTTTTTAGCGATCCACTTGTCACCTTTGACCCACATCAGACAACGATCACTAGATTGACTAGTGTCAATGTAGTCGAGTATCCATTCATCGTATATAGGGTTAAGGATAATAAATTCGCCGCGGCCTTGCCCTAACTGATGCAGGCGCTGATCATAGCTATTAGGATCAGTATCCCAACGAACAGATAACACACGGTCTTTTTCAATTAAAGATCCCATGTTACTTCCTTTTCAGTTAAAGCATTATGTGTCCTAGGAGGATTGACCCATACTTCTCTAAAGAACTTACTTTGATCTGGATCTAAATCAGCAATGGGTAAATTGAGTTCTCTACGTAGGGCATCTCCATATCTTCTTGCAGTATAGATAGGATCAAGGTCTTTATGTTCGGTGAATAGACTGTTGAGATACTCAAAGTCTCTAACCTGCACATAATCCCAGTTAGTACAGTTAGTCATATAAGCGCCAACTCTTGCACCGTAGATAGCCCATGCTCCGTTAGCGACATCGGCTCCTACACTGGCCCACATTAACAGTCTGCGATAATTACGATCACCTAACTGTTTCCTTGGATTTACAATATCCTGTTTAGATCCTCGATTGAGTGTCATCTTTACACCTTCACGAAACCCTGCACGCCATGCTTGCAATGGGCTAGCATTGTTATGTACATCTGAATAACAGTCTGCCATTTGTACATAGTTGTCCTGCCAACAGAAATCAACTTGCGACCCGCCCGAGCCTGCGGCCTCATGTGTGTTCATATTCAATACAAAATCTCTGGTCCAACATTTTAATCCGCCATTGCCATAGACTAACCCGTTAATGATATTCTTTCCGGCCCAAGACATCTGTGTGTGTTCTTTCTTGGGTAATTTGTCTGTATCAAATGACAAGTTAAAAAAACTAGGATCAACGATATTATCTGCATCAACAGTTATAAAGTGTTCAGTCTCGCTGAGACGAGCACAGGCTTTGTGTGCTGCATCGCTGCCTTCTACTCCATGTACTCTTTTAGCCCAAGGTGCTTTGTTAAGTAGGTCGGCCCAATTCTTTTCGGCATTAGGCTCGTCATAACTTAAAAATATGCAGTCTATTTCAGCTAGGTTTAACTTCATGTTTATATGAATCAAATAATTTGGTTGTATAGAAAGTTAGATCATCGGTGCCTGTATAATCAATATCAATTGAACCTCTTACCAAATCTGTAGGATCTAGATCACAATGCCAAATAGGTAGATAAGGATTATTCTTTTTGCAAGCAACAATGTTTAACTTTTTATGTGAATACTGGCTATCTGACTTCCACCATTCTAATGAGGATTTTATTATTGTTACTTGTACTGTTTTTGTTGCTACATCTTGAATTACAGTTACTTCTGCTTTCTCTAAATTATTATCAAATTTAATAACTCTAGATTTTATTGACTGTGCAACAATCGCAGATTGTGTTCTTTGCTTAATGTAACAACCGTCCGGTCTAACTATCGCATAATATCTAACAACCTTTTCTTTTCCTAAAAAGATCTGTTCAGCAATAGGAGAGTCAGTTTCAAAATAGCTGCCATCTCTTCCAGGAACGGGTTTATGAGACAGACCTAGAATATTTCCGCTGTTAGGATCATAATAGACAATCATACAAAGTCCTTTTTTACATAATGTAAGATTCCTGTTTGAACGTAAGGTCCTAATCTAATCAAATCATCTTTATGGATTGCTATCAAATCTTCCCATTGCTCTGTTTTATTTTTCCATCCCTGTATCTGTGCTTTCATATGTGTAAATGTAGGGAAACTTTCTTTAGTAGTAACTTGATCTTCAATGCCCATTATTTCAACTGCCATTGCCATTGCAAGATCAATTGACTGAGATTTTTGTATGTAGTCCGGAGTATAGATGTGTATCCATCTGTCCCAATTCATCACAATCTGTTTGAGTAGTTGAAAGAACTCTGCAACCATAGGAGTCTTTTTAAAGTATGTATATGCAGAATATACATTGGGCAAATTATGTGCAGTAAATGCACGTCTATATGGATTTACAGGTCCAACCCATTCACCTCTATAGGTCTGCACCTTGTTAGTTAATAGCAGTTCGTAGTTCTGCATATATTTCCACCAGTGACTAACATCCGATAAGAACAACATGTCGCTGTCTAAGATAACTGTTTCGTCATAGGGTGTAAGATTATAAAACTGCACTCGGTTTTCAATCTTCCACTTTGAATCAGGTTTTAAATCTACAGGTAAGTCGATAACACAATCGAACAGTGTAGCATCGACTTCTTGATCTGTGATAACACTTAATCTGCTAACACAAGACTGAGTTTTGCTAATACTGATTGCAAGATGTTCTGCCTGGCGTGCATATTCTGCACCTTGTGCCATTACTAGGTATCCCTGTGTCATGCCAACTCCTTGTTGATCTGTTCTAATAAATCAAACTTATTAAACACATGAACATCTTGCTTGACTTTACAAAGCCCGTTAGGTGTTAAAAACTTTACACCAGACTCAGTCATGTCAATTACCCTATCTTCAAAGTTACTGTGTAACAGATTAAAAGGAATAGTAGATGCAGGATGATTAAGAGTGTGTAGAGCAATGCTCCAAACAAAATCGTTGCGAACAGGGCCAGTAGGTAATTCATAAACATGAGATAACCAATTGTAATGCTGTTTAACCCAACGGCAAGTTTGAAAGAATTGTTTAACAGTCTCAGTCTTTTTAAAATAAAATACAGTAGCCCAATAGAACTTAATACTACGTTCGCTAACCCATTTAAACTCAAAGTCACTGTTGCCTTGAAGATCAGTGCTAGTATCGCATACAATTAGATCTTCAGCCGACCCCCACAGTTTAGACAATGTAGAAGTTTGGATTACAATGTCAGTGTCCATTACAATAGTTTCATCATAGGGGCTTAGGTCCCATGCATCAATTCTATCTAAGTTATGAAATGTCAGTTGATTATCAGGACTTCCGTATCGCTTAGTCTGTGTTGCTAGACTATCTTGTAGTATTATTTTATCAAAACGATCTTTCCATCTAGGGTTGGTGGCCTGCATCTGGTCACAGGTCTCTTGATCCGTGACTAAACTAGTACCTGCACCTAAATGATCGGATATCCTGGCCGCTAACCAAAAGGCCATTAGACCATAATTAACCTTTTCGTTATTGTGTGCAAATAACAGAACTCCGCGATTCATAGATCTGTTAGACTCCTAACACTGCGCTGTGTTCTAAGTTTTTGGTAAGCCTCACCGTACTGTACAATAGCCTTATTATATGCAGACCTAGCATTATCGTAGAGTTCTGTAGGATTTGTTACTAAGATTGGAGTGCCGTTGGCATCTAAAAACCAAGATGAGGTTGAGTCAAACCCGCCAAGCCATTCCTGTGTAATTTTAAACAGTCCGCCGTTATAGGCCACAACAGTATCCGTTTCGAACTGTTCTTTTAACAGTCGTCTCTGTTGGTTAAGGGTTGATTGATATTGGGCGAAGCTGAGAGCTTCTTCAAGTTGTTGATCTAGATTTTCCATACCCTTAATTATACTAAACTAAGGGCAGGAAAGCTAGTTATTGATTACCAACCCCCACTGGAAATAGTAATAATAGATGGCGCAACGATAGCATCAGTACTGCTGTAATAGGTTATTGATGCGGCAGCATCTGTATTCACATCTTCATCAACTGCCGGCCCAGTTCCAGTTTGATCGCCCACGTCTGCTTCACTTAAAGTAACGGTGATATCTAACTGAGTGGCACTAACTTTGGTAATTTGAATTCGAGCATAGTTTTCAGAATATTTTGCATTAGCACCGTAGTCATAGACATCAATATTTGTACCGGCATCCCACTGAGTATTTGTATATGTTTGACTAGGGATCGCATTCAAAATGTTATCTTGCCAATCAATGTCTTTGGGTGTGCCCGTACTGTTTGAGCCGCTAACATCAACAACAAAATAGCCGCCCAGGTTAAACCAATAATTAGCAGCGTCTGCACCCGGCCATGAGAAAGTATAAATCCAGGTATGAATACCATTCCAAGGTCCTGTTAGACTTTGAGTTAAAACACTAGAAGTAATTTGCGAACTATGAACTGTAGCCTTGTTAGTTTCACAGTAATCGGCGGCGGTCTTGTAAGCATTAGCATCAGCGGCTAAAACTAGATTACCTTCAGCAGCATCATTGATTGTGCTATCGGCACCTGTGATGTGTTTATAACATTTATTAATATCAACACGTAGGTTATCCCACTCTGCGTCATTAATCACAGGATTGGATGCTACTTGACTGCTGGTCATTGTTTGTCCGTAGTAAGTAGATAACACACCCGCAATCGTCGATTGAATAGTGTTATAGTCCGCTTGATAAATTACATCTAACGTCGAAGTTTTTGGAAATACGCCTGCGCCTGCCATATTAAATCCTAATCAAATATTACGACTATTTAGCCAGTAACTAGGTCATGTCCGAATGCAAACGTACCCAAGTGATTTAATTGTCTGCTGAGTATGTCATCTACCCAGATCCTATGGCCCTTGTCCCTAACGGCCTTGCAGAAATTAATATCTTCCCCTAGGTAGTCTTCAGCTTCCTGCATCCATGTCACAGGAAAGTAGGGCTTTTCAATAGTATCAAACACATCAATACGTGTCAGCATACAGCCCATGCCCATGCCCTCTACTTCGATCAGCTCTTTAGTTATAGGAGTATCTTTACTATGCTTAAGATATGAATCCCAGTTACCTCCTAATTCTTTATAGGCCACAGTTTTGTAGGGTAACTGTCTAGTTGTATAGTTACCGCCAACAATGGCTTCCTTGTGGTCCAGCAGCTTATAGGCTGTATAGAACGGGAAGCTCATATCTGAGTCCAACCATAGAATGTGGGTAGCTGCCCACGAACGTGCGGCATTTACCAGATTTTCACGCTGGGCCTGTAGTAGGGTGCTCATGTTATAAAACACCTTGGTTTCTATACCCTTTTGCCAATTGTACTGCAACATGCTGTGCAGGTTATGGCTGAATACACTGTGCATCATTTCTCTGCAGGGTACGCATACAGCTAGACGTATCTCAGAATCCTCTCTAGGGGGTTCAGGAGCCCGGCTAACTGGAGCTGGGCTGGATGTTGCAGAGGAGTTGGGCTGAGTAGGGACGTTCTGCTTTAGGGCCTTGTTAAGTAAGCTCATCTTGGCATGTTCTCCGGTAGAGTATAGCCCTGGGCTGTTTCTACTTCTCTAGTAATAGTGTTGATCACATTGCCAATAGTGCCCGATACTTCCACAAATCTGCGATAGTTGTCCTCACTGAGTAGTACAGCCTTGGACATGGTGTCTCGGCCAACCCTGCCCGTAGTCATGAGATCTACCACAGCTTCACGACCCAGACGTTCGACCCAGTACTGTTCTTCACCCGCTTCAAACTGCTCTAGTTGTTGGGCCAGTTCTTCGGCTGTCCATTGATCTAGCCACTGATCTACCTGTTGCTGTTCGGCAATGAGGTTACTGCGTAGGCTGTCTTCTTGTACAGGAAGACGGCTCAGTTGATCTTCTAGTGTGCGACGTTTGCATAGCATGTCATGTACAGCCCTGGGTTGATGCTCTCCATAGGCCTCTAGTACAAAATTCTTAAATTCCCAAGCACTTTGGTATTCGCAGTGCCCATCTAGTAATTGTCTAACCTTTGCGATATCCATTGATATAACTCCTTTGGTGTATTTAACACCCTATATAACAGAAGTTACTGGTTTTGATCAGTAGGTATATGGATAGTAGCGTCCCGCAAAGGAACTGCTCAATTGTACGTTACTGGCGCCGCCACCGTAGTAGGTCCAGCAGGGTGAGTATAAGCCCACTTGGGTGCCCAGGCCGTAGCTGTATAGAGCTCGAGCTACCCTACCCAGCTCAGTAGTGCTACCAGTACCTGAAAAGAAGCCTGCCATGTTATTTTAATCTCCGCTATATTTAGCCTATAAATATTCTCATGAACACCACCGATACCCTACACATGTTACGGGCCAACTTGGCCGAGCTACAGACTGCTTATAATCAAGAGCCCAGCCCAGAATTGTTGGCCAACATATTTCAGCTACAGGTAGCAGTTCAAGAGCTAGAAGCGTCAGCAGCCTCTTCTAGTTGAGGAACATACAGCTCAGCTAAAATCCTGCGGGTATCTTCCCACGATGTAACTGCATGTACCCTATGGGCTCGCTGGGCCAAACTCCAATCGTTACCACCCTGTTCTGTCCGGTCCCCGAAGAACACTATGTTGTCAATACTGTCGGCAATCTGTGCTTTGTCCCAACCCCGAGGGTAAATGTCAATGCCCGTAGCCCCTGCAACAGTAGCGGATAATTCTGGGTATTCCATCTCGATCAACAGGGCCAACTTACGGCGCTCTTGATTACTTCTATCCCAAGCTTCATATAGCCCACGCTGTTCTACCCCAGCACCACGCCCTAGAGTACTGAAATTAACCAAACCCCCACGGCTTTCAATGTGCTGACCAGTCTTGATGGGCCAAGTGCTGGCGGCTAACAGACCCTTCAAATAGCCCTCTTGTTCGGGTGTAAGAGCCCAATCACGTGACTGCTCCAGCACACCCTGACGATAGAAATAGTTGCCCGCACAGTTATAAACTCCCGTGACAAACTCAGCAAGATCCCGGCCCACTTGTTCAACAGTTTTGGGATAATCAGAACCCGTGATCAAATAGACAGGTTTATGCTCCGCCCAGGACTTAAACCACGCCTTGAATTCCGGGTCCATAAGCCCGCGACTAGGTGTCAGTGTGCCATCTACATCAAATACAAAATTATACATATCAACAACTCCAATCGCATACTTATACAGATAAATACCCCATGCATAAAAAACAGTTAGAACAAGCCCTACTGCAATGGAGCGCAAGAGAAACGGAAAACAGCCGTTTTGCCCGCCACGATGTCTCTACCCGTCGTGCTCATCAATTGGGTCTAATCCTGGGACTGTTATCAAGTGTATGTGAGCACGACTTTTATGCGAAAAATCTAGTGTTGAAGAAGCTATGTTTAAAAGACTGATGTCCCTAATAGATCCCGAGACTAATCCCATAGCGTTCAATGTATATCACATATTATGGATATTCCTAATAGTAGCGGCCTGTTACTATCTACACTTATACAGCTTACCTCTACTGATCATAGTAGCAGCCATATCAAGCGAATTCTAAACAACTGTATATACACAAGTGTATAAGCGATGAGATTGTATAGCTCTCAGTCTGCTCACTGTATATTAAACAACTGTATAAGCAATAGCATAGTGTATATAAGACCCCGTTGTAAAGAGTCAAGAAGCTCAAATTCTACGGTAAATTTACTTTGGTATAGGGTCTAAATTTACTTTGGTATTATCTTGTATATACAGTGGGGGTACCGTAAGAGGGCGGTGGGATATGGTGAAATATGGTTGGCACCATTCTAGCATAGTGTCTCATCACTGTCACCATAATTTCTACTATACACTACAGTTTTCAGCGTAGAAACAACACTTTTTGGACGATTTTCTGCCAAAAACCCAGTCAAATCCCACCGAATCACCACCGATTCTTGACGGTTTTGTCACGGTTTTGCCACACATTTGATTGACAAAACCACGACCCCGTTGTATAATATTGCTTATACACTAAGTAGAGTTGAAAGGTTTATATGGGGCGCATACTAAAGAGTTTCTTCATTGGCTTCTTTGCAGTGTTCTTCTACAAGAGCTATCAGTATAAGCAGCGTGATCGTGATCGCATGTTAGCTGAGATCGCACGTAACACTAGAAAGTAACTGTATATACAGTGACCCCGTTGTAAAGGATATATGACTAGAAGGATAGGTATTATACAGAGTCGTGGATTGGGCGATCTGATCATTGCTCTGCCCATTGCACTGCACTATAAGGAGGCTGGATACGATGAGATTCTCTGGCCCATTTGTGAAGAGTTTATTAGCACAATGCGTAAGTGTGCTCCTTGGGTAGAATGGATCCCGTTAAAGACTACTCGTGATGGGTCGTTCTTTTACTTCCATGCACTCAATAACTTGAAGTATAGGGACTGCGAGGACATCATATGCTTGTATCAGTTCCTAAGCAATATGCCCGAACTAAGTGATCCGGATCTGTTCCCAATATTAAAGTTCGATCAATACAAGTATGCAGTGGCGGGAGTGCCATTTAAGAACAAACAACGGTTGACTGAGTGTATAACTCGTGACCCCGTTGCAGAAGATAGGGTGTATAAGCAGGTTGTTACTGGGGACAAGTATATAGTAGTACATGATCAAGGGTCGGATGTACGTGTAGATCTAGACTGGAGTGAAGCTGAAGCTGCTGGTTATCAAGTGGTAAAGATCCGGGAAGGTGTTAGTGATAATGCATTAGACTGGCTTAAAGTACTAGAGGGCGCGGAGTCACTGTATCTAATTGATAGCTGCTACAGCAACCTAGTGGATGGCCTGGACATGCATAGGGACAAGTGGTTTATCCGCCGTAGTAAGATGGATCTAACGCCCGTACTGCTGTCAGACTGGAACTACTTTCCGCTTGCTAGCATAGGCAAGTGACTGTATAATATTAGTTGAGAGGGGCCTATAGCTCAGCGGTGAGAGCAGAGGACTCATAATCCTTTGGTCGTGTGTTCGAATCACACTGGGCCCACCAATTTAAACCCTAGAAGAACAGGATATATCAGCTGGGCTGACAGCAGGGGCTTGCCGCCCGAGAGCTGTAAAGAAGGCTGTGAAGTAGTTGTCATAGACCACTGTAACTGTTCAGAATCCAGGACCTAATTCGGCAAGAGGTTAGGGCTCGCGGGCTGATACCCTGCAGGAACAACTGGATGGGGCGTGTGTGGGAGACCTGCCCAGCACACGACTGAGAAACCCTAAGACCCTTGTGGTTTTAGGGTCTTTTCTTGACGGCCGGCTCAGTTTGCGTTATAATACAGTTTTAAGGGAGCTAGAATGCAAGACCAATACAAACTGCAAATCGACAAAGCCTTGTTACAATTACAAGCATTAATAGACCAGGAGTTCGAGGAAAACGAAAGCATACAAAATGCTTTTAACGCACTTGCCTGCGCTCTAGACGAAGAAATGTTGTAAAAATACAACGACCCTACAGACTGTAGGGTTTTGCTTGACCTTGTGGTAAAACCTTGCTATAATACACACATGACAGCAACAAACACACATCGTAAAAAGCGCACTGACCGCACTCATGTGGTCTATGAGCTGAACGTCATGGGCTTGACCTATGTAGGCGTTACTGCAAAGACAGAAAGCACTGCATTGAAGTCGGCAAAGACACGAGCTGCCAAGCACTTTTATCGTGCTAAGACAGAAGGCAAGAACTGGCTATTGTGCGAAGCTCTGCGTGAGCTCAACGACAAGAGCGAGATTGTTGTTCGTGTTTTGGCCGTAGTGCGTGGCAAAGCAGAAGGTCATGCGCTAGAAGTACAAATCCGCCGCGAGCTTGAGCCCGCATTGAACACTGACTGCCGAGGAGACTGACATGGTTGATAGAACACGACATACCGCATACGTTTGGAAAACAGATCGTCGTTGCAAGACTGGCGAGCGACTGGTATCCACTACAGTATGGGAAGGCCGGGATGCACTCACAGTGATCCGAGAAGTAGAGGCTGTTTGGCCTGCGAGCCAGTTCCGTGTTGAGGTTGTGCCTACGACCAAGTGGGTAAAGAACTTGATGACCGGGCAAATGGTTGAGATCGCACACGACACGCCTCGTTCGTGCGATCCTAGCTCGGAACTCTACTGGTCTATGTAAAGACCCTAAGACTTGACAGGTCTTTGGTTTTACCGTATAATTAAGGCTTACACACTAAGGAGCACTTGAATGTCAATTCAAACCGTTAATGCAGAGATCTTGGCAGGCAACTTCACTAACGAGCAACTGGGCTCGATCATCGATGCTGTCAAGTTTGCCCGGGCACGCCTGAGCGAGAAGAACAAGCGCTCGATCACCTTGGGCTCAAACGTCAATTTCACCAGCACCAAAACTGGCCAAAACTATACGGGCGTGGTCACAAAGATCGCGATCAAGTATGTTACAGTCAAGACCATCAGCGGTCTGTGGCGGGTGCCTGCTAGTATGCTGACAGTGATTGCAGACGAACGCGAGTACGCTTAACCCTACAGTGGGCAGGGTTATTGACAGCCCTGCCCAAATGGTGTTATAATACACACATCGCAACAAGGAGCACACTATGTCAGTCATTTACAAAGCAGGCGAGAAGACTTTCAAAGCCAGCGAAATTCTGTGGGCAAAGCGGGAGCTGATCGACGCCGTTGTTGAGAGTGCCTTGATCAACCAGACTGAGGGCTTTATTGAGATGATCATGGACGGGCAAGAGGACATGAGCCGTAACGCGATCAATGAAACGCTGAAAGGCGTTAAAGACAGCGCTGGGGACTTTCTCAACGACATGATTGGCGATCTCAAGCACGAAATTGAGCGCCGGCTTGAGGCTGCTCGCTACGGCGCGGCTGTTACGGGCTTGAAGTTTAATCTCGCTGGCGAAGTAACAGACATTGAGGTCGATGTAAGCGTAAGCTTCGAATAACCCGCCACTTGACAGGGTCTTTGAATCCTGTTATAATACACACATCAACAACGCACTAAGGAGCTCTAATGTACGGATTTGATCATCGCAAAGTTCGCCCTGCAACTAACCGTCTGATCGACATGATGGACGAGGGCTTGATCGACGCTCGCGCTGTGGCAGACATGGCATTGAGCTGGCTCTCGGAGTACGATGTAGCAGAGATGATGAAGGCCAACGACATTATCGAGCAGGACGAGGAGGACGAAGAATGAGTTGGAATGTATTTCACAAGGGCAAGTGGATCGATCGTGTGTTCTTCACCAAGAACTGCGATCAAAAGTATGTACGTGACAGCCTGATCAACCACGACGGATATCCGGTTGACATTGTGGTAAAACCGGGTGTATAATATACACTTCACACTAAGGAGCAAACATGCGACACTATGACGAGCTGGCTACATTCGAACGCGACGGGTTTCTTGTGTTTGTAGATAAGACCTATGAGGACATTGACCCTTGGTCACAGTTGAGCGAATGCTTTGACTCTAAGCGCAAACTCTACGCAGACATTGAGTCGGGCAAGTACGATTGGTTCATGTTGCGAGTGCGTGTTATGCTGGACGGACACGAGTTGGGCTCGCACTACCTGGGCGGATGCTTGTACGAGAATGCCGCAGATGTGCTCACTGACGGAACAGTTGAAGACTGCCTGATCGAAGCTATGCACGAAGCAAAACAAGAAGTCAAACGTTTGAAAGAGAAGCTGAATGCGATCGCAGTCGAATGAAGTACTACAGTGGGTTGGGACTGCGTTCATTCTTGTGATGTATGCATTAATGAATTTCTTTCCCAACATGCACCCCTACAATATTTGGGCAGGGCTCGGGGGTGCCATTTGCTTCTTTACGTGGAGCTACCGTGTGGCAAATAAGCAACAGATGATCATCAACGGTGTAGCAATAGCCCTATGCGTTCTAGGGTTATATAAGGCGCTGGATTGACAAACTGGTAAAACCTCTATATAATTAAGGCTTACACACTAAGGAGCAGACGATGCAAAATCTCAAAGCGTATGTAGAGTCCAAGAACAAGTGGGCTAAACTGTTTGGTGGTAAGGAGCTCAACCTCAAGAGTGCCGCAGACCGCCAGGAACTGGCCCGTGACATTGACTGCGCTCTAAGCCCAGAAAACATTTCCTGCGATGGCGAACTGCCTGCTCGACAGGTTATGGCCCGTCGTGCCGCACTGCACAAGGTTGCGGCAGAGCTGTTGGCTTTGGATCCCTCTGTTGAAATTCACGAATACTACTAAGGAGCCGCTATGGATCGCGAAGAAATGGTCGACTACCTGATTGACTCGGACTTCAGGTACATCATGGATTGTGCCAACGGTCCCGAGCTGTTGGACTCTTACCTGGGCTTTGGCTTCAAAGGCTACAGGAACTTTACTGACGATGAACTTCGCTACGAAGTAGCACAACGCAAGGAGATGGAAAATGCCTAATTGGTGCTCAAACGGTATTACACTGCGTCACGCAGACCCTGCAATGATCGATCGCGTGATCAAAGGCCAAGAAGGCCTGCTGATGGAGTTCTTGCCTACTCCCCAAGAGCTGATTGATACTGTATCTGGCTTTATGGGTGAGGACAAGCGAGCCGCTCACGAAGCCCAGCAAGCAGCCAACATTGAGAAGTATGGCTACAAGGACTGGTACGATTGGAATGTGGCCAATTGGGGTACCAAGTGGGATTTCAACTTGGAGAACGTTGAGCGACAGGATCCTAACACAGTGACAGCGAGCTTTGAAAGTGCCTGGGCTCCTCCCACTGGTGCTTATGAGAAACTGATGGCTCTGGGCTTTGAGGTTGAAGCCATGTATTACGAGCCCGGCATGTGCTTTGTGGGCAAGTGGGACAATGGTGAGGACGACTATTACGAATACAGTGGCGAGACTTCTGCTACTGTGCGTGAAGCGATTGGCGCTGAGTTGGATGACTACTTTGGCATCTCAGAGGAGATGGCACAGTATGAGGAGGAAGATCAAGAATAACCCTACAGTCCTCAGGGTTTTTGGTTGCTCTCTTGTTAGTGTTGCGTTATAATACACTTACACTAACAAGGAGCACTTATGCAAACAAATTGCACACTGTACGCAAAACTAGTTAAAAACAAGCGTTTGCAAACTTATCGTTTAGTTTTTAGTTTTGATGCACACAATCGTATTACAGTGCAAAATGCTGTACTAGTTACAGGAGATGTAGCTAGTTTTACTGACAGTGCAGAATATGTTGCACACAGTTTGCAACAAGCTATTGCTGTGGCTAAAAAACAACTGCGTACAAACAACGTTGTAGAACTGTTTTAATAACACTGCACAGCGCAGGGTTATTGCTTGCGCTGTGCTTTGTTTTGCGTTATAATACATTTTTAACAGGAGCAAAGCAATGCAAAAATTAACACTTGTGCGTTTTGAACGTGATGTAGATTGTATTATTACAGAGTTTGATTGTGCGTTTGCTGTTACTACAGCAGGGGACGGCTTGTGGGGCTGTGAGGCAGGTAGAAAAGTAAATGTTACAGGTATTACTGTTATTAATAACATTTATGAACAAGAATTTTACACAATGGTAAATGTGCAACACGACAGCACATGGGACATTTATACAGACAGTGCTTTTGAAAATGCTATTAGCGACGCTGTGGGTTTTGCTGTAACATTTACAGAGCAGGGTATGCAAGAGGACAACTACGCGAGCATGGAAGCGTAATAGTTGAGCACAGCACAGGGTTATTGATTGACGCTGTGCTGTGTTTGCGTTATAATACACACTTAGCAACAAGGAGCACACATGACGTTGAAGGAACAGATACTTGCTAAAATTGCAGAGGTTGATGAGATGCTGTTTGACGCAGAATGTGACAAGGTGCAACTTGCAGAGATTGGCGACGTGTGGGCTGAGGTACAAAGTGCTGTAGCACAACTACAACAGGTGGTTGACTACTACTTGGACTGATGCTAAAATACAGTTTTAACAGGAACGAGAGATGCAACTAACAAACAAGCAAAAGGCAGACAAACTGCGTGAGGCAATTGCACTGCTACAGGATGTTGATGCACTGCAACAAGTAGGCACAGCAGAGCTGGATGGAGATGTGTGCTATGAGTTGCACAATGAGATTGACAACATTATAGACACGCTTGAGGAAGCTATAGAGGAGCTGGAAGCAGAATAACCCGCCACTTGACAGGGTTTCCAAACCCTGTTATAATACACACATCAACAACGCACTAAGGAGCTGAAATGTCTAACTACCCTAACATGTCCTACTGCATGTGCAACAACACTTTCCTGGCCCTGCAACAGGTTGTGCAGGCAATGCAAGAAGAAGGCCCTATGTTCCTGCGTGAGATGAACAGGGACGAGCGTCGTTACTTTGAAGCACTGTTTGGCATGTGCGAGGACTTCATGTCTATGAGCGAGGAACTTCAAGAA